GTGAGCCCCGGACGCGTCGCCCTACCAGGAGTCCCCATTGGCATGGGTTGGCGACCTCGCAAGTGCCCGCGGTTTTGTCCGCGCCTTTCGGCTTGCGCTGACAAGCCAGTGCGGAGCGGTCCCCAACCAAAGGGCCGGCCGCCGTTTGTCAACGAGTGGGTTGGGCAACCCCGGCCGAAGTCGGTTTGGACCCAGTCACCCTTCTCCGACGCTGAGTCCGCCGCCGTTTTCGCCTGCTGCGTCGCCGTGGCCCTCAGCAGGCGTCGGGGCTCGGCGGGCGGCCGCTTAGGCGGCCGCCAGGGCGACCTCGGCGGACTTCGAGAAGTCCACCTTGATCACCTTTTGGTCATAGTCGTTGCCGTCTATGGTTCCGGCCGCAGTTTTACGGGGTGAGGTCGGATCGCCCGGCGTGCAGGGGCCCCGGTCACGACCGGATCGAATCCGGTACACCCCCGGGGTTGGAAAGAACGAGCCACACTGTGGCTGAAAAGTTTTAGACTTACAAGTTGAAAGCGTCCCTCTCCTTCGGCAGCATGGCGATGCCGGTGATCTCGAACTCCCTGACCTCCGCCCCCTCCAGCCTGCCGGTGCCGGCGGCGCGGAACACGACGTCGATCTTGTTCTCGATCAGCTCGCAGAGCTTGCGCCCGGGGGCGGTGTCCAGGACGGCGATCTCCGCGACGACGTCGCCCCGCTCGTTGGTGGCGAAGCCGCTGGCCCTGAAGGCGGCGTTCTCCAGGGTGACCGGCTCGCCATATTCGAGGAACCCGACGGTGCCGAACATCTCGCGCGGCATCTTCAGGAGCGCCTGCTCCAGCACGCCCTTCGGGTAGCATCGCCCGTTCAGGCTGGTGACGTCGGCGCGGATCAGGGTGACCTTCATCTCTTCATCCATTGCAGGACTTTCTTGGCGTCCATACCGTCAGGAAAGCTACAGTAACACCTAACGCGCGGAGGCATGTGCGCGATGTTGAACTTATCCTTCTTGGACAGAATGACCATCACTGGCTGGTCGTTGCCGTCGTAGATTTTGCTGCCAACTTTTACTTTCATGCGATTAGCTTTTGAAGACGGCGCGGCCGACGAAGGTCGAAACGGCCATCAGGAAGGCGGTGAACAGGTACTCCCGCCAGGTGGAGTGGCGGTCGACGATGGTCGCCGCCAGAACGACGGCCGTGAATGAGACCACGGCCACGAAGCACAGGACGTTGACGAACTTGGACAGGCTCATGAAGGTGAGACGGCCGGCTTCCCCCGGTTCGAAAGCGATTTTTGGTTATCGTAATGGTAAAAGTGGAGCACCCGGTCGATGTGATACTCGGTCTTGGCCTTGGCCCACAGCTGCCTGAGCCAATAGGCGTCGGGGTCGATGTACCCGTCGGGGAACGAGGCCGACTGGGCGAGCTCGCGCCGCCAGGCGCACCACTGCCAGGGCTTGCGCCCGATGTCCACCCACTGCCCGCTCACGGCTCGCAGCTGCTCGTTCTCGAAGGCGAGGCTGGTGTGGACGACGAAGGGGTTCTTGGGGGAGTCGTCGTGCAGGTTGAGCGTCGCCTGGGAGTCGAACGAGATGACGTCGACCTCCCCCGTGAACACCGGGCTGGGGCCGGTCGACCCGCGGGCCTGGGCGTCGATCACGCCGGCGATGGCGGCCACGCAGTCGTCCGCCACGTCGTCGTCGTCGTCGACGAGCATGACGTACCTGCCCAGGGCGGCGTTCAGCAGCGCCTGGTCCTTGAGGCCGGTGGACCGCTTGCGGTTGTCGAGGAAGACGAGCACCTCGGCCCCGAACGGCTCGGCCTGGGCCATGAGCTTCTCGTAGAGCCGGCGGGCGTCGCGCTCCAGCACGGCGGGGATCAAGACGGACAACGGGATGTTCATTTCGCTCTCCACATAGAACTACTTATGGCGTGCCGAAACCCAACCTCGAAGTGTCCACGACGGTGGGCTGCAGGATGGCCTGCGACTACTGCCCGCAGGCGACCCACGTGCGCGCCTACGCGAGGGTGGGCGGCCCCCGAGAGATGTCCTTCGACACCTTCGCGCGATGCCTGGCCGGCGTCCCCAAGGGGGTGGAGATCCTGTTCGCCGGGATGGCCGAGCCATGGCTGAACCCGCGGGCCACGGACATGCTGCTGCACGCCCACGACTCGGGCTACCGGGTCGGCGTCTACACCACGACCTTCGGCATGAAGCCGGCGGACCTGGCCCGCATTTGGCACGTGCCGCTCCTGTGCCTCTGCGTGCACCTGCCCGACGCGGACGGCATGATGAAGCTGGAGGTCACGGACGACTACCTGGCGGTGCTGCGGCTCGCGCTGGCCCACCCCGCCGGGAGCCACGTCACGGTGATCGGCAGGCTCCACCCCAGGGTGCGGGAGGCGCTGGGCCGGGATGTGCCGAGCGACCTGGGCGGCATCGTAGGCCGGGCCGGCAACCTGAAGGGGAAGGCGGTTCCCTGGCGGGCTGGCAGGATCAAGTGCTCGGCATGCGGCCCGGAGCTGGACCACAACGTCCTGCTCCCGAACGGGGACGTGGTCCTGTGCTGCATGGACTACGGGATGGAGCACATCCTCGGCAACCTGACCGCGACGGGCTACCCCGAACTGTTCAGGGGTGAGGCCTACCGGCGCGTCCGCGAGGCGCAGCGGGACGACGCCAGTGGGGACCCAATCTGCCGACGGTGTGAGCTTGCCGTCCCGGACGTTTAATGTTTACAACTTCCACCATGGCCGACACCGTCAGCCCGCAGAAGCGCTCCGAGATAATGTCCCGCATCCGCAGCAGCGGGAACAAGACGACGGAGGTCAGGCTGGCCACGCTCATGCAGGAGGCCGGGCTGCCGAAGTGGTCGCCCCAGTCGCCCCTGCCGGGCACGCCCGACTTCACGTTCCGCGAGCAGCGCGTCTGCGTCTTCGTGCACGGCTGCTTCTAGCACGGCTGCCCGCGACACTCCAAGACCCCGAAGACGCACACCGGCTTCTGGCAGGACAAGATCGCGAACAACCGGCGCCGCGACCGCCGGGTGGCCGCCGAGCTTCGCAGGCTCGGCTACCGGGTGGTCACGATCTGGGAGTGCCAGCTCGGCGGCACGGGCAGGAGGGCCGTGGGGCGGGTGCGCCGCGCGCTCAGGTGCTCGGCAGCCTCGACTTGAGCGGGATGCGGATCTGGACGCCCTCGGAGGCCTCCATGAGCGGGTCCACCAGGCCGTTGGCCTCCGCGATCGCCCACCAGAAGTCGGGCAGGCCGTACATGCCGTTGCTGATCAGGTCCAGCCTGTCCTCGAACTGGGCCGGGACGGTGTAGAGGCGGTCGCTCGGGTCCGGCGGGGTGGCGAGCTGCAGGAGCCCGAAGACGACGGTGCCGTCGGGCTGCTGGTAGATGGGCGTCGTGACGTAGGCCGAGTTGGCCGGGAGCTGTACCTTCTGCTGTGCCACGAACTAACTATGGCCCGCCGCGGCGAGCTTGGTGCGCAGCACCCTCCTGGCCTCGTCGTCGAGCAGCTTGAAGGTGAGCTTCCAGTCGGCGACGTCGGCCGGGGCGCTCGCCCGCACCATGGCGTTGACGCAGGCGTTCAGGATGTCGCCCCCGGAGAGGCCGCGGCTGTCGAGGGCCAGGCGGTCCCACTGCGCCTGGCTGAGCACGGCCCGGTCCGGGTTAGGCAGGTGACGCCGGAACAGGCGAAGTCTCATGCCTTGGTCGGGCATGGGGAACTCCACGTGGTGGGAGATCCGGCGCACGACAGCCGAGTCGTAGGCGGAGAAGAGGTTGGTGGAGAAGACCACGATGCCGTCGAACCTGTCAAGCTCCTGCATCAGGACGTTCCGCTGCTGGTTGAGGGCGACGGCCCACGACTGGTCGGGGTCGGTCATGCGCCGGCTGAGGACGCTGTCGGCCTCGTCGAAGAAGAGGACCGCCATGGCCCGGTGCGCGTATTCGAAGGCGAACTTGATGTACTTGTCGGTCTCGCCGACCCACTTGCTGGTGAGCTTGGCGTAGTCGACCTGGTAGAGCTGGCGCCCCAGGCGCAGCGCCAGGCCGCGCGCCGCCGTGGTCTTGCCGGTGCCAGGCTCGCCGTAGAAGTTCAGGGCGCAGCGGTTCTTGAACGGGAAGATCTCGCCGAGCCTCCAGACGGCCTCGAAGTCCTCGCGCCGGAGGATGAGGCGCAGGGCGTCGTCCAGCTCCTGGCGGGTGGACTCGCTCAGCACGAGGCCGGCCAGGTCGTCCGACTTGGAGGGCGTCACCAGCACGCCAATGTCCGGCGACCTAGCGCCGCCACGGCCGCCCGCGGACTGGTCGGACTCCTCCCTCTCCCGCCGCGGCGGGCCGTCGGGCGGCTGGCTAGCCTTGTCGACTTCGGGCGCCGGGGGGTCCTCCAGCGGGCGCCGCCAGATGCCCCTCACCGTCTCCCGGTCGGCCGGGAGGCCCCTCCTCCTGAGGGCCTTCTCCGCCCACCGCAGCTTGGCCTCCTCCTGCAGGTCCAGGGCGGCGAACCGCCGCTTGAACTCCTCCAGCGGCATCTCCAGGCCGGCGCCGTCGCCGCACCGCTCGGAGACCACGATCGCGCCCGGCGCCATGGAGACCACCCGGTAGTAGACCCCAGTGTCCTGCACGTACGCCGTGTCCACGCAGACCTCGGCGATCACGGCCCCTCCAGCAGCCGGGCCAGCAGCGTCCTGAACGCGTGCTCAGCCACGACCGGGTCGACTCCGTTGCCCAGGAGCCTCAGCTCGTCGGTCCGGGAGTCCACGGATACGAACAGCTCGGCAGGCACCAGCCCACCGGCACCCTCATCAAGACCTCCACCCACCGCGGGTTCAGCCTCCCCGCGGGGACCCCCGCCGCCGTCATCGCGTCGCGATACTGGCCGCTGATCTGGCCGTGGCTCGCCTCCGCGCAGCCGTGGATCGGCGTCGGCCACCTCCTCACCTCGCTCGTCAGGTCGCCCCCGCCCGACGCGTCCCGCCCCAGCTCCTGCTTCCTCCCCGCCGACTCCGCCCCGCCCGTCGGCGTCCTCGGCGTCGGCCACAGGCTCATGCCCACCGCCGCCCTCAGGTTCGTCTGCCGCCCGGTCCGGGCCACGTACTTCGCCTGCGTCTGGAGCGACGACCGCTCCGCGTCCATGACCTTCGGCGTCGGCCACATTTCCCTCACCTGGGCCGTCAGCGTGTCCGCCGTCCCCCGCTCGACCCTGCGGCCCGCGCTCTCCGCGTCCTCCGCCCTGGGCGTCGCCCACCTCGCCGGGCCGTACCTCACCTGCTGGTCCAGGCCCATCTCGTCCTTCCGGTCCCGGCCCCGGCTTCGAAAGCTGTCCGTGCTTGGCGTTTGCCAGAGTCCTGGGGGGCTCCCACCAGAGCTGCCGCCCCCCGGGCCCGGCGGGACTTGGTGGTAGACGACCCTCGCCAGCTGGTCCACGCCCCTCCGCCGCTCCGTCGACATGCCGGGCGAATCCTTCCAGTCCCGCGCCGAGGCGGTGGGCCAGGATATAGATGCGCTCGCGCCGGTGGCTGCCGCCCGTTTCAGCCGAGCTGAATAGTCCGCACGCGACGCGGTAACCCACGCGCTCCAGCTCTCGGAGGACATGGAGCAGAACGGGGGTCCCGGCGGGGTCCGACCAGCCATCCCCCTTGAGCTTGGCGGAGACAATCCCGGGCACGTTCTCAAGGAAGACGAGGGCGGGCTGGCACCGCTCGACCCCTTCGAGGATGGCGGGGAAGAGGTGCCGGGGGTCGTGGTCGGCGGCCTGCCTGCCGCAGGCGCTGAAGGGCTGGCAAGGGAAGCCGCCTGACAGGACGCCCACGAGTCCGTGAAACTCTGTGAATGGGAAGGTGCGCAGATCCGTCCAGAGAGGAACCGGGTCCAGGAGTCCCGCCTCCATTTTTGCGACCAGGTTCGCGCAGGCAAAGGCTTCGATCTCACAAAGAGCGACTGTGCGCAGGCCTGGGACAGCTCGCTCAAGTCCGAGACCAATGCCCTCGTATCCCGAACAAAGGCTGAGGTGTGTAAGTGGCGCGGGAGTATCCACATCTTCAAATGGGTTCGAGGGCCGCCCCGGCCTTGGCCATGCGGGCCTTCATGGTCTCGTAGTCGGCGCGGCTCTTGTCTATGAGAACGGCGTTCCGCCCCAGCCGGTAGGCCGCGACGCCCGTGGTGCCGCTCCCGGCGAACGGGTCGACCACGGTGTCGCCCTCCCTGGAGACGAGTCGCAGCAGCCACTCCATCAGGGCCAGCGGCTTGACGGTCGGGTGGGGGTTGCCCTCCCGCTCGGAGGGGCTCGGCTTAGCGCAGTAGAAGAAGCGGGCGGCGGAGCCCTCGTCGCCGTAGAAGACCATCGGCGACCCGGCGGGCCGGCTCTCGGCCCCGTAGGCCGCGCCCCGGTTGCCGTCGCGGTCGGCCCCGCTCTCCCGCTTGACGGTATCGCTGCCGCTCCTAGTGCGGGGGAAGCCCGCCAGAACCTCCTCGCTGCCATCGTGCACCACGTTCGCGGGCCAGCGGCCCGCCTCCGACCCGCCCACTGGCGAGCGGTTCACGCTCGCCCAGCCAGACGCGCTCAGGCTGTCCCTCCTCGTGCGAACGGTGCTCTCCTCGCCCACCCTACACCCGTCGACGTTCAGCGCCCCACAGCCCCACTTCCGCACGTTCTCCACCACGGTCCCGTCGAGGGGCCTCCGGGCGAGCAAGATCGGCTCCCAGGCGGGCTTGAGGGCCGTGCCCCAGCCGCGCCACTCCCTGGCCTCGTCGGTCGCGGGCGCCCGCACCTCGCGCTCGACCACCTCCGACCGCCTGCCGCTGTGCATGTGGCCCGACTGCATCCCCACGTCGACCTTCTGCACGCCCACGACCTCACCCTTCGCCCCCGCCGCCTTGTCGAAGGCCTTGCCCACGTCGAGCGACTTCGGGAAGCCGGAGCCGTAGACCCACATCAGGGTGTCGCGGATCTCCCACCCGGCGTCCTCGATGGCGCAGGCGAGCCGGTGGAAGGTGCGCGTGCCGCCGAACGCGAGGAGGTGGGCGCCGGGCCTACAGACGCGCAGGGCCTCGGCCCAGTAAGCCGACCCAGGCACGCCGCGGTCCCAGTCCTTGCCCATGAACTTCAGGCCGTACGGCGGGTCCGTCACGCAGGCGTGCGCCGAATCAGGGGGCAGCTTGCGCAGCTCGGCGAGCGCCTCGCCGCAGATGATGTCGCAGTAGCTCATCGGCTAACTAGCGGGCTTTTTCGGCCTCGGTGACCTTGGCGATGACGTCGGACGGCTTCACGGCGGCCAACGGCTCGCAGACCTTCTGGAGCTCGCCGCGGGGGCACTTCGCCTTCGGGAAGACGGCGTAGGAGAAGCAGGGCGAGTTGTGGCAGGCCTCGCGGTTCCAGACGGCCAGGTCCATGTACTTCTTGTCGTACAGCAGGCGGACGGCGGGGGCGTGGGTGCCCCAGAGCGAGACGGCGGGCACGCCGAGGGCCTGGGCGACGTAGAGGATGCCGGCGTCGAGGGTGACGGCGCAGATGGCGCGTGAGACCAGGGCGGCGACGGTGCGGATGGGGATGTCGCTCATCAGGTTCACCGTGTTGGGGATCTTGTTCAGGTCGCCCACGAACTGGCCGAACGACAGGTCGGTGTCGGGCATGCGGCCCTTGCCCGGGCGCCCGACGGCGACCACGGGCCTGACCTTGGCCAGCTCGGCGATGACGGCCAGCCACAGCCCGTAGGGGGCGGAGCGCAGGCTGGCATAGGAGGTCGGGGCGACCACGTAGTAGGGCGTGAGGCGCAGGTCGAGCTTGCGGTTGCAGTAGACGAAGTAGTACAGCTGGTCGAGGTCCCTGTAGTCCTTATCGTTGAGCTTCATCGAGGGCCGCTTGAAGGTGACGTCGACGGTGGTCGGGTCCACCCCCATCTGCCGGTAGAGCGAGTCGTAGACGTTGAGCTGGTCGAACTCCTCGTCGTACTCGGTGGCGGTCTCGACGAACCAGTGCCAGTGGTAGTACTGGAGGTCGTCGTAGTGCACCGGCCCGGCCAGGACGGCCTCGTGCTTGAGGGCGGGGTGGAAGGCGAGGATCTGGTGGCGGTCGGTCAGGCCGTACATGGTGATGTCGGCGCTGTTGCCGGAGACGTGGCGGAGGTAGTTCAGCGGCCCGGTCATGAAGAGGTGGTCGCCGACGCCGCGGTCGGCGTACCGGTAGACGAGGATGCGGGTGCCCGCGAGGGCCGCCCCGGCCACCAGGGGCCGGTAGTGGCGCGACCCCTTGAGCTCCGACATGGTCTCTATGTAGGGCATGAGCCTTTCGAGCTGGTCCGCGTTGAGGATGTACCGCCGCAGGGGGTGCAGCATCCAGACCTCCTCCTCGGTCCTCGTCCAGAGGACCGGCTTGCTGAAGCTCACGATCTTCCAGCTGGCGCTCGGCGCCCGCTTACCCGTGCCGTCCGAAATCGAAACAGTTTCTGGCATGCGTTCTTAGAACTGAAATGAACCCACCAACTCCCACCTCCTTCTGCAAGATAATGGCCCAGCTCGACGGCGACCCCGACCCCGTGGAGCTGATGCGGGCCCGCAGCCGCCCCGGCCACGGCTACAGCTACCACTTCAACTCGATAACCACGGCCCTCTCCAGCTTCAAAGCCGCCTTCGGGCCGCGCTGGCAGGTCTGGATCGACAAGCCGCCGGCGCACCCTGTTCTTAACCCAAGATGTACAGCCAATACGACGAAGAAAAGCACATCCTCGGGATTTTCGAGGGGAAGGCCGAGGGGACGCTCATCGACGTGGGGGCCTTCAACGGCCGCACTTTCTCCAACACCCTGAAGCTGATCGAGGACGGGTGGGGCGGCATACTCGTCGAGCCGTCCGCGCAGCCGTTCCACGACCTCGCCGCCCTGCACGGCCACAACCCTAGGCTCCGGCTGGTGAACGCGGCCGTCGTCCCGGGCGATGGCGGGGGCCTGATTAAGCTGGAGATGACCGACGACGCCGTCTCGACGACCTCCGAGGCGTTCCGCCGGATCTGGGCGCACGTCGGCAACTACATCCCGGTGTACGTCTCGCCGGTGGGCGTGGCCGAAATCGAGAGGCTGTACCACTCCTCCTTCGGGGGCGGGCAGCCCGACTTCATCAACGTCGACACGGAGGGCACCAGCCTAGAGGTCGCGACCGCGCTGGCCGAGCGGTTCACCCCGGCCGCGTGGTGCGTGGAGTTCAGGGTGGGGCCGGCCTCGTTCGAAGAGCAGTTCAGGCAGCTGTTCAAGGGCTACGACATGGTCCACCGGGCGCCCGACAACCTCATCTTCCGGTTGCGCTGATCGCGCCCACGGAAAGGACGAACCGCCTGCAGACGCGCACGGCGCGGCCCGCCCTGAGGAGCTCCCCCAACGCGGACATGTAGCGGAGGCGCACCCGCTTCATCTCGGCCTTGCCGCGGGCGCCGGCCCGCTTGGCGGCGCCGTCGATCAGCTGCCAGTAGCGGACGGCCCCGCGGCCCTCCCGCTCCCTAGCCGTGAGCAGGGCCATCAGCTCCTCCCTCTCCGGGGCGAGCGCCGGGTCCTCCGGCCTCGGCTCGGCTTTGCGGCGCTTCCTGGGGGGCTTGACGGCCTCATAAAAGGAGCGCATGCGGCGGGCCTTCTCCCCGGCCGCCTTGGCCCCCTCCAGGTCGCCGAGCGCACGGCGCTCGCGCTCCAGCAGGAGGAGCCTTCGGATCTCGTTCCGTTTGGCGCAGGCCCACGGGCCGGTGAGGTTCTCCAGCAACCGCTTCATGTTACCGATCCCGGAGCGTCTCGTAGTAGCACCAGCAGCCCTGCCAGGCCGCCCGCCGGGCGTACTTGCGCATCAACCGCCGCATATCGTCGGCGTTGTCGCTACAAATCTCGTTCCAGATGTCGTGCCAGGCGACATCGTACCGCTCGCCCCGACGAAGCTCGCGGGTATAGGCGTCGCCGTGGATCAGCGTGAGGCGAGGGCACTCGTAGGTCGGGCCGACCAGCCTGAGCACGTCAGCCTCCTTCTCGACCACAGTGACGTGCTCAACCTCCGCGTCCGCAAGGATGACCTTGAGGCACACGCCCAGGCCAAGGCCGTTAAGGAGCACGCGCCCCCGCGCCATCCTGATCACGGGCCGGTGGGTCAGGATTTCATGCGGCGTGTTCGACATCACCACAGTGCCCCCGTGCATGAGGCGCTTGTAGCTGCCGGGCGACACGAACTCGGCCGGATGGCCACAGACGGCACGCAGACGCGTGAAGTCGGACTCCTGCTGGGAGACCGTGAACGTCTCCACGCGCCATCCGCCGGACACCCCATCAGGCACGCTTATGTCTATGTTTCCACTAACTAATTTCATACCGTAACTAAGACTGTTTACAAAAAAAGTTATCCGCCCGCCGCCGGGGCTAACCCGCCCCCAAAAGTCGGGGCCTTCAAGGGGCCACTTCTTCTTGGCGGGGTCGTCGTTCACCTGCGCGCCGTTGATGAAAAGCTGGGCCGCAATGTAGCGGCAGTCGCGAACGACCTCGTCGGCGACCATCCGAACCTGACCGAGGCTGAGCGGCTCGTAGAGCATGCCGTCGATGCGGCAGCCGGGTTCGGGCGGGCTGAGCTCGGCGTACTCGTAGCGCAGGCCGTCCTTCTTGATGTCGACCCGCATGACCGAGCCGTTGGACCGCCACACCGTCTTGGCGAAGGCCATGATTTGGCCGCGCCCCATGCGGAACCACCCGTACAGGGCGTCGCCCTCGGCGTGCGGCTGGCCGAAGATCTCGAAGACCTGCGTGATCTCCGCCTTGTCGCGGAAGCCGCGCCCGTTGTCCACGATGGAGAAGCTGTCCGCACCGAGCGAGACGTCAATCCGCGTTGCCCCGGCGTCGCAGGAGTTGCAGACGCCCTCCAGCATGGCCTTGCCGAGCGTACCCGCCTGGCGGGTGATGACGTCCCAAAGCAAATTAGGGTGGGCCTTGAAGTCGCGGATTTCCTGTGCCATGCCCGGAATAATGGGGAGTGAGGAGGGCAGTTGTAAACAACAAAATGTCTATGACTTTTTGCTAAGGAGGGCGTCCCAGTCCGGGTCGTCGCCCTCCACCCGCTTCACATCCAGGTAGTTGAGGCCCACGTCGGCATCGCCCCCGAACGGAAGGATGCGGGTCCAGTCGGAGTTGAAGCCCGGCCCCCACATGAGCTCCAGCACGTCGGGGATGTTGTTGATGACCTCCATGGTGATGGCGTGAACCTGCGGCAGCTCGGCCCGGACGGCGTCGGTGACGATGGAGTCGTGGACGGTAGAAACGAGAATGGACTCCAGCCCGGCTTGGCGCATGGCGGCCTCGATGGCGGCCATGCAGGTAAGCATCATGTCGGAGGCGGTGGACTGGATCAGGTGGTTGTAGCCGGAGCGAAGGGCCTTGCTGAGGACGCCGCGGTCGTCGGAGTAGACGTCCTCAAAGACCCGGATGCGACCCGACATGGAGACGGCCAGGCCGTGGTCGAGGATGAACTGCTTGTAGACGCCGATATGCTCGCGCAGCTTGGGGTAGGTGTCGAAGAGGGCCTCGACGATGCGCTCACACTCCTCGATGGGGAGGTAGACGGCATCCTCGGCCAGGGTGGTCTGGAGGCCGTAAGCGCCGCCGCCGTACGACGTGAGGAAGTTGGTGGTCTTGGCGATGCGGCGCCACAGCTCCATCTTCTTGGCCTCGGCGTCCCGACCCTCCGCCTGGAGCTTGGAGACCCACTCCTTCACGCACTGCTCGTAAGGCAGCTTGAAGATCCGCGACATGGTGGTCGAGTGGATGTCCGTGCCCTCCCGGTAGGTCTTGACCATGAGGGGGTCGCCGCTGGCCGCGGCGAGCAAGCGCAGCTCGATCTGCGACAGGTCGGCCTGGTAGATGCAACCGCGCTCGCCGAAGCGGGAGGTGTAGAACCGCTTCACGATGGAGTCCTTGGGGAGCTGCTGGGCGTTGGGCTGGCTGGAGCTGAGCCGGCCCGATCGGGTGCCGCACTGGTTGAAGGTCGGGTGGACGCAGTAGTCGGGCATGAGGTACTGCTCCTTCTCGCGCTCCTTCTTGTCGACGCCCTTGCTGAACAGGTTGCGCATGGAGCGCACGTAGGTGGTGTAGGCCTTGTAGAGCTTGCGGTAGTCCTGGAGCGGCTTGAGCAAGCTCTCGTCGGGCTTCAGGGGGTTCGGGAACTCAGCGGCGAGGCCGTTGAGCGTGTACCGGTCGATGGCGGCGTACTTGAACTGGTCCTCCCTCGACACCTCAGCCAGGTCCTCGCCAAGGAGCCGGATGCCTGTCTCGGTGAGCCGCTTCACCGGGAGGTTGAGGATCTCGAAGAGGATGGTCTTGAGCTGGTCACGGTCCTCCAAGTCGAGCTTCCAGTCGGGGACGGTGGCTTCCTGGGCCTGGCACCACTTGACGATGCGCTCGTCGACCAGGCGGAGCTTGGCGCGGGCCGCCACGATCATCTTGGGGAAGGTGTCCTCCTGGTGCTCCAGCTCGTCCACGTCGACGAACATGCCCCGGCCCATGAGCCGGGTGAGCACCCGCTGGCTGGGCAGCATGATGCGCCGGTAGGTCTGGAGCCGGTGCAGCGGCTTGTAGAGGCGGAAGCGACCGAGGTGCGCCGGGTCGGCGAGGGGGAACATGTAGGAGCGCGCCTCCCTGAGCTTCGCCAGCGTGGACTCGCGCGTCCCGGCGGCGACCTCGACGTCGCCGAAGACGTACGGCAGGAAGTGCGTCGGCCAGAGCTCGCGCGGGCACTTCGCGTAGTGGCCGCCCTCGCCCGCGGCGGGATCGAGCAGGGTTGGCTCGGACTGCTTGAGGAGCTCAAAGGCCTCCTCATACCCGGCCATGTCGGGGCACCAGTCGTAGGCGACGCGCTCCAAGCCGAGCGACTCGTTGGTCTGCCGGTAAGTGTAGATGAGGTGCCGCGTGTCGCAGTCCATCGCCGCAGTCAGCTTCGACAAGCTGGCCCCCTCCAGGGTCGCGAAGGCGTAGATCACGTCGAAGCCCAGGTTGTGACCGTTGAGCTTGGTCCGGTACATGGTCGAGAGGACGCGCGGGGTGAGCCGCCTGATGTGCGGCCTGAGCGGGCTGCCCTCGTAGTCCCAGGGGAAGGCGATCGCCACGGGCGCGCCGTCCGGCAGCTTGTACCGGAACATCATGAAGACGATGGCGGCCCCGTTCAGGAAGGCGAGCAGGCCGGTGGTCTCGGAGTCGTAGGTGAGCGAGACCCCGCCGGGGATGGCGTCGAGGGCGGCCTCGACCTCCTCCGGCGTCTCCAGCAGGCGGAACCACGGGCGGTCGTAGCTCGGGGCCTGCGCCCCGTGGACGACGAGCTCCAGCGCCCGGCGGATGTGGCGAATCCAGCGCGCCTTCTCCTGCGGGTTCTGCGTCATGTAGACGACCCGCGGCGCCTGCACCGGCACCATGGGGCGGCGCTCGGACTCCGCCGGCCTCGGCCCGAAGAACGGGTGGCCCTCCGCGAAGGCCTTGTCGACGAGCCAGCCGTCCGGCCAGCCGCGCCAGTTAAGCACCTTGCCCGCCCAGTTGTAGGCGCTGGCCTTGTGCGAGAACATAGCCAGGGCGGTCGAGCCGACGGGCATCACGACGGCGGGCGGGCGCCTGCGGAGGTCCTGCACGGCGAAGTAGCGGCACCAGTTGCCGTGCGTCTTGTAGTTGACCTTCTTCCCGTCCCGCCGGTTAGCACAGCGCGTCGTGGCAACCCACCGCACGCGCCCCAAGTCGACGCCGAGATCCTTGGCCTCGTGCTCCAGCACCTTACGGAGCAACCCGTTGGCCGAGCCCTCCACGGCGATCTCGTCGGCGTCGTCCTCGCGCCTGGAGATGGAGTCGAAGACGACGGTGAGCAGCGGGTCCTCCGCGCCGTGGAACTTGACGTAGGGCTGCCGCGCCCCGCACTCGTTCAGGCCGCACTTCTGGCAGATGGGCGAGGCGTCGCCCGCGAGCAGCTTGCCGCCCGCCTCCCTCGCCGCCATCAGGTCGCGAACGAACTTCGGGACCGTGGGCTTCCGGGCCTTTGACCGCTTGGGTTCCATCTGCGGGGTCTAAGAACGAGTTCTTCCCATCGCGTGCCCGAACAAACCCAGTTCATGCGGCGCCCGGCGCCGCCGGCGCCCCTGCCGTGCTTTGCGCTGGAGCACGACGGCGCGGACCCGAAGTGCAGGACCTGCCCCCACGAGGCCCGCTGCCTCAAAGCCACGGGCTCGCGGGCGGGCAGGGTGCCGCTGAGCCGCCTGGCGTTCAGCCTGGGGCCGGTGGCGCAGCTGGACAGCGGCGACCCCGACCGGGAGGACGTGCTCGGCACCTACGCCTCGTGCTACCGCCAGGTCTTCAAGAGGGCGCCGGCCCGCATGACCCAGCTACAGGGGCGCCGCCTCCGCGCGGGCCTGCGCAGGGACGGCATCACGCTCCGGCTCTACATCTTCGCGGCGATGATGGCGTTCCGCGACACGAACGAGGGCAGCCCGGGGCGCAGGTTCCACGCGCGCATGCTGCTCGGCCCGGCCGCCAAGAAGAACGTCGAGATGTACCGGCAGGCAGCGGCTGGCCGCTACGGCGTGTTCGACATGACGACGCTCCTCTCGATGGTCGGGCCGACCGAGGACGCCACCCGCGCACTGGCAGCCAGCGAATGGCTGGCGGCGAGGTGGGTGGTGGGCCACCGCCAGAAGTGGGGGGAGGGGGCCGTAAACAGCCTCTACAACGCCCAGGAGCTGGCGCTGGACCCGCGCTGGCTCTCGACCGAGCCGACCTACACCCGGCGCTGGCTCGAAGCGCCGACCCGCGACAGCGACGAGCTGAAGCGACACCGGCACCGGGTCGCGCAGGCGGGGCGGGACAGGGACGAGTGGCGCCGCGAGCGGGAGAAGATCCTCCCCGACGTGCTGCGGCGCGTGCTCGCGCACTACGGCCACCGCGAGGCCGACTTCGAGGCCAGGTCGCCGGTGAGGCACCCGATGGCGTTCTGGTCGGCCCTGGGCGACGCCATCCTGTGGGCGGAGTGCCTGCTTTCCGAGCCAGACCCGGACCCGGACGAACCAGCTAGCACAGCGCCGAACAGCGCAGCACCAACCAGCACAACACAACACAACTGAGTTCTTCTCTCCGTGCCCGATCTCTTCGACTTCAGGGAGGACTTCCAGGACCTCCTGCTCGCCACCATGGCGAGGCACACGAAGGAGTTCGCCTACGTGGCGGCCGCCCTCAAGCCGAAGTACTTCGCCGGGGTGCAGCCGACGCTGGCCGCCCGGTGCATGCTGGAGCACGCGGAGAAGTACAACCGCTACCCCACGTGGGTCGTGCTGGAGCAGCGGCTCGACGAGGAGACGAGGCAGCTCCCGGAGGCGGAGGCGGGCCTCGCCCACGATTATGTAAACAAACTCAAGTCGCTCGACACGGCGGACTGGCAGTACGTCCGCGACCGGGTGGGCTCCTGGCTGCGCGAGCGGGCGCTGGTGAACGCCATCCGCGAGTCGGTAGGCCTGCTCCAGGAGGGCAAGGTCCCGAAGGACGGCTTCGCCAGCCTGTTCATGCAGGCCATGCAGGTCGGCCAGAATCTGGAGGATCTCGGCTACGTGCTGGGCGACCCGAGGGACATCGACGACGTCGTCGGCAAGGTCGTCAACCAGGACTACGGCCTCAGCACCGGCTTCGGGGAGCTCGACGCGATCTGGAGGCGGGGCTGGGGCCCGGGCTGGCTGGTGGTGCCGGCGGCCCCGCCGAAGCGGTACAAGACGGGCTTCTGCATCAACCTCGCCGTGAACGTGGCCTCGCCGGCCGTCGGCGAGGACGTCATCTACTACGCCTGCGAGATCAACCAGGAGCTGGCGATGGTGCGGGCGATGTGCAACCTGGCCCAGCTCCCCGAGGACTACCTCTACGAGAACCCCCAAAAGTTCACCCTGGACGTGAAGGCGGCCGCGAGGGACAAGCTCAAGAAGACCCTCCTCTTCAAGTCGTTCCCGTCGAAGAACGCCACCATCGGCGACCTGCGGGCCCACGCCCACACCGCCAAGGCGCAGCTGGGGATCAACCCCCGGCTCATCGTCATCGACTTCGCCGAGACGATCATGCCGAGCAACAAGCGGGACGCCGAGTACCGCCAGCAGTCGAGCATCTACGTGGAGGCGCGGGCGCTCGCGGGCGAGTTCGGCGCCACCGTGGTCATGCCCGACCGGGTCAACCGCGAGACGGTGGACCAGCCGGTGCCGGACGCCAGGGCGCTCCAGGGGTCGTTCGAGAAGGCGGGCATCGTCGACGTGGCCTTCGGGCTGTGCGCCACCGACGAGGAGTTCCTGCAGCACCAGATCCGCTTCTTCAACTTCCTGAACCGCCACGGCCCCGCCTTCCAGCACCTACGCGGGCGGGTCGACCCGCGGACGTGGACCATGACGTTCATGGAGCGGATCGCGTACGACCCCGCCGAGGCGGAGAAGCAGAGGAAAAAGAAGAGCGAGCGGCTCCGGCGGCCGCCGATGAGCGCCATGGCCGAGCCCCTCAACTGACTGTGCACATCTTCCCCACAAAACTTGCTCACACGCCGCCCACAAAAACGGGTGGATAACTTTCCCCCGATTTGTTTGACCGGCGGGTTGTAAACATTGTTCTTATCAGCCGTGCCCAAAAACAAGCTGCCAACCATCGCGCCCATCACCCTCGGCGGCTACACGCTCGACCTGAACGCCTACCTCGCCCGCGAGTACGAGGACGTCTCCCAGGCGGCGAACGAGCTCCCCTCCATCGCGGAGTGGGTCAACGAGCAGCTCCAGGCCTTCATCGAGACGCTCCAGAAGCGCAGGAACGAGCTCGACGAGGCGGAGGCCATGGCCTACTTCGATCTGCGGAAGGGCCGCTTCGCCGACGACTACGGCGGGAGGGAGACCGAGGACGCCCTCAAGCACGCGGTCGTGATCGACCCGCAAGTGCGCAAGCTCAACGAGGAGATCGCCGTGCTCTCCGGCTGGGTCTCCCGGCTGCGCGGCACGCAGGAGAACCTCCAGATGAAGCTGGAGCTGGTGCGCTCGACCGAGGCGACCCGGCGCAAAGTTTTCGAATCGTCAGAAAAGTAACAGCCTTCAAACCCAACCCACCATGGTCCAAGTCGATCCCGAACTCAGCAACCTCCTCGAAGAGGAGCGCGTCTTCGCGTCCTCGCGGTTCAACCGCGCCGAGCGCCTCGACCTCAAGAAAAACGAATCCGTCCTCGCCCGGTTCATCCCGGTCAGGCTCGGCGCGCGGGGCACCTGGTACCTCCGCGTCGGCCGCCACTGGATCAACAAGCGGCCCTACGTCTGCAAGAAGGTCACCTCGCCCGACGTGGGCGGCGACCCGGCGTGCCAGTGCGAGCTGTGCGACCTGTGCGACAAGTACCTCGCCTCGCAGAACACGAGGGTCGCCGAGCGCGCCAACTTCTGCAGCGCCTTCCCGCAGTGGCTGACCTACGTCATCACCTGGGAGCGCGAGGAGAGCGGCGACGAGCCGCGCGCCGTGCCGAAGAGCGACCTGTACAAGCCGTACGCCTTCTGGCTGAACCGCAACCAGTGGCTAGAGCTGTCGGCCATGTTCAAGCGGTCCACCCGCCGGGGCGAGGTGCCGCTCGGCCTGCTCGACCCGGTGAGGGGCTACGACGTGTGGATCAGGAAGGACAACCGCGGCATGGTGAAGTTCGACCGCGAGGACCCGAAGCCGGTGCACACCGCCGAGGACTCCGAGAAGGTCGTGGAGGACATCATCGCGAAGGTGAAGGTCGAGGACTTCAAGCCGCTCACCCCGGCGCAGCTGGACGAGGCGCTGGACAAGCTGGACGAGGCCATCCTCGGCGGGCCGAGGACGCGCCAGCGGGAGGCTGAGGGCGACGACGACCGCGCGCCCCGCCAGGGGGACGACAGGCCGCGGCGCAGCGAGTCCAGGGAGGAGGCGCCGCCCCCGTCCCGACGCGAGGAGGCTCCACCCCGGCGCGAAGAACCACCCAGGCGCGAAGAGCCGCCGCCCCGACGGACAGAGGCCAGGCGCGAGGAGGCACCCCCGCCCAGGCGTGAGGAGGCACCTCCGCCCCGGCGCTCAGAAGCGCCGCCTGAGCGGACGGCACGCCGCGCCGATTCGGACACGACCCAAGTGCTGCACCCAGCAGATCGCGACGCTGTCTTGCGCCGCTCCGCTCCCGCGCACGATCCACTTTTGGACGAGGATGCCGCCGCTGCCAGCGGCGAAGAGGCTGGGGGAGCTGAAGAGCCCCCGCCCCCAGTGCGCGCCTCGCCCCCGCCCGCGGTGCGCCGCGCCGACGCGAGGGTGGCGGCGTCGCCGCCGCCCCGCCGGGACGCCCAGCAGGAGGGCGACGCGCTCGACGAGGTGCCGCCCGAGAGGCGCGACGCGGCGCCGCCGATCAGCACCGCCGCCAGCCCGCAGCAGGGCAAGGCTGCCCGCCCGCAACTGAGCAGCATCATCCGCGAGGGCGTGCGCGCCGCCACGAACGCCGCCGACGAGCCGTCGGAGCCCGGAAGCGAGGGCGCGCTGCCCCCGCCGAGGCGCAGGCTGGAGACCTGACCCATGGCCAAGACACTCCGCGCGAAGGGCAGGAAGGACCTCGTCGGCGCCATCGTCGGGAGCCTCGAACGCAGCCGCCCCAAGACCGGGGAGCTGATGTGGGAGGTGTCGCGCTCGTCGAAGGAGATCCTCTCGAAGGTCCACTACAAGCTCACCACCGGCATCGACTCGCTCGACGTGGCCCTCGGCGGCGGCCTGCCCTTCGGGCGAGTCGTCGAACTGTACGGCCTGGAGAGCTGCGGCAAGACGGCGATGGTGACCCACTGCGCCGGGCGCCTCCAGGGGCGCCACATCATCCAGCGCAAGCAGGTGGGCCACCCCGGCGACAAGGACTTCTCAGTAGCCTGGGAGCCGGTGCCCAAGGACGTGGAGGTGACCACGCTCTACATCGACAACGAGCAGTCGCTGGAGGAGGACGAGAAGCTGGTCGTCGACGGGAACATCATCGACGTCGCCGTGGCGCGGGCGGACACCGTGGACCAGATGTTCAAGATGATCGACGTGGCGATCAACGCCATCGACCGGGTCAGCACCAAGGAGCACCCCGTCTTCATCCTGGTGATCGTGGACACCATCGGCGGCACCTCCTCCCGCGAGGAGATGAAGGCGAAGTGGGAGGATCAGGACTTCCCGCGCCAGCCGAAGATGCTGCGCCGGGGCTTCCGCCGCATGATGCGGAAGCTGAGCCAGCGGAACGTGCTCGCCATCTTCACGAACCAAGTCAACGCCCGCTACGAGGCGAACCGCCGCCGCGGCGGGGGCGCCCTCCCGCAGGACGACGACTTCGACTCGCCCGGCGGCCGCGCCCTCAAGTTCTTCGCCAGCGTGCGCATCTTCATGTATCAGGTGAACGCGCACTACAAGCTGCACAAGGACCAGCAGTTCCCGGTCGGCTTCTGCTCCGGCTTCGTCACGGTGAAGAACCGGCTGGCCAAGCCGATGCGGGCGGGACGCTTCGTGCTGCTCTATGACCGCGGCCTCAACAACCTCTACTCCCTCCTGGAGACGCTGATCTTCCTCAAGCTCGCGAAGAGCGGCAAGAAGGAGGAAGGCGACGCCGGGTCGGTGTCGTTCCGCTTCCAGCACTTCGGCATCAAGCCGACCACCTTCGGCGAGGACGAGACCCGGGCGGACCCGCGACTCGACTCGCGCGCCCAGTGGCCCGCGTTCCACGAGGCGCACAAGGCCGACCTCGATCTGCTGTGGGAGAAAGCCTGCACGATCCTGTTCGCCGTGGAGGGCGAGGTCGGGCTGGTGGACGCCGTCGAGGGCGGCACCGACGAGGACCTCACGCCAATCGAGGACGAGGACGAAAAATCACCTTAAATCTTGCAACAAACTTAGAACCATCCAACGAAAAGGAGAGCACGCCATGCCCACCGCAGAAACAGCCGCCCCCGCCGCCACCCAGGCCAAGCCCACCGCACCGAAAGCGCCCGCGAAACCCGCCCCCGCCGCTCCCGCCGCCGCGGCCCCGGCTCCCAAGGCCCCCGCGCCCAAGGCCCCGCTGCCGTCAGCGGCCCGCTGCAACCGGATCTACGTGACCCTGACCCGCGAGCCGGCCTTCAGCAACCTGCTCGGCGCAAAAACGGTGGGCGTCCAGCGGCGCGACGAGGGGGTCGAGCAGTACCCCGAATCTGTGGTCGAGATCGCAGCCCGCCTCCAGGCGCAGGACATCGACGTCAACACCTGCACGCGCGACGAAATCCTGGCCGAGGCCAAGGCCTACTTTGCGGAGCGGGCCGCGATCGCGCCGGAGAGCACGCCGCCCGTACCGCCGTCGGTGACGATGACGGCGGACAGCGACCCGGCGATCCTCGGCGAGAACGCGTGCCTCGCGGTCTACAGCCTGCTCCTCGCCGCCAAGTCGATTGGCGAGCATGACCGGAGAGCGGGCGCGGCCGGGCGCATCCAAACGCTCAAGCGGGCCGTCGAAGCCTACAAGCCCTGCGTCGCAGTCAACCCCGCGCCAAAGAACACGCCCAAGGCCGCCTAGTCTATCTTTGAACGACGGGGTGGGGGCCGTCGTCTCACTCCCATTCGCCGGATTCTCCCCCAATCCGGGCAGCCATGCTCGTTCCAGACGCCAAAGCCGTAGACGCGCCCGAGGGCCAGCACATCTTCAACGCGAGGCAGATGACCGAGACCTGCCTGCGCTGGAAGCAGCTCACCGAGGCCGGTCGCCATGCCGAGGCCCAGGAGATGCTGGAGGAGATCATCGTCGGCTGCACGAACATGTTTGAGCGGCTGGCGCAGTCGGAGGGGTTCACCAAGACGGTCGACCTGGAGACGCTGGTGCAGGCGGCGCGGGAGAAGGTCGTGCGCTGGCTGATCGGGTGGGACAAGAAGCGGAGCCTCTTCTCGTACTTCAGCGTCTGCGCGAAGAACGCGTTCCTGTCGGAGGTCAACAAGACCAACAGCCACCGGCGGCGCTTCCACGCCACCAGCGAGACGCTGGAGAAGTTCTTCGGCGCGGAGGACCACGCCGCCAACAAGCACGACGCGGCCCGCGAGGCGAAGCGGCGGCTCCAGGAGATCACGATCCGGTGGGGCGACCCGCAGGAGGCGGCCGCCGTGCGGCTGGCCATCGACTGCCTCGTGGACGACCGGGAGCAGGACCGGGAGGCGGCGGTGCGCACCATCTGCTTCGCCTACGCCCTGTCGCCCGAACTGGGCCGCTTCTTCTACAGCTGGGGCCTGTTCGCGCTGCGCGACGCCATGCTGGACCGGGCGTACATCCCCTTCACGCGGGAGGATCTGCTGCGGCACAAGTACAGCTACACGCACCTGCCCGACCTGCTGAACATCGTCTCGTGGCGCCAGTTCCAGACGCTGGTGGCGACGCTGGGCGGCCAGCGGCTGCGCATCCCGACGATGGCGCAGCTGGCGCGGCTCCACGAGAACCACCTGATGGCGCGGCGCATCGAGAAGCTGGGGGCGGACGTGGCGGCGGTGGAGGCGGCGGCGAAGGAGTTCGGGCGGTCCCCGAAGAGCGCGCAGGAGATATACGAGGAGGTCATGCGGGAGATGGACCAGAACCGGGCGGGCGAGCACTACCTTTATGAGCAACCGGACGAGTGACGCCCCCGAGTCGCATCTGCTTGTCATCATCCACGAGGCCGAGCGCGACTTCGGCCGCGAACTGTTCCCGCCCACGCCCCTCACCTACGAGGAGATCCAGGCCGACTGCGCCCGCATGATCGCCTCGGTCGCCCGCCAATACACCGACAACTCCTGCATGGAGCTGCACGAGGAGGAGCTCGTCTCGGAAGGCAACCACAAGCTGAGCGAGTGCATCAACAAGGGCATCCTGACGCGGTTCGCCGGGCGCCGGAGCGAGCTGTTCAAGTGGATCAAGACCTGCGTAAACAACCACATCAAGGGACTTGTACACAAGTACAGGTTCACCTTCAAGCGCACGGGCCAGAAGCCCCCGGCCCGGGGAGCCATGAGCTGGGACCCGAGGCCGAAGCCGGAGATCAGCCTCGACGACCCGGACGCCGTCGTCCACCTGCCGCCCGCCCTCACCCACTCCCCGCTGCCCTCCCTCCGGGGGGACATGAAAGTCCTCCTCACGCCCATCGAGTTCTTGGTCTTTAAGCAACTGGTAGAACCCAATGAGGCCTCGCTCATCTACGCCACGCTCGACTCCCACCGCGGCCGCCGCCGCAGCGCGGTCGAGCTTCGGATCACCGCCGAGCATCTCGCCCGGGGGCTGGGCCTCACCGCCGCGCAGTTCACCGCGGTGCAGGGGCAGCTCCAGGAGAAAGTCAAGGCCTACATGAGCGACCCGATCCCCTCCGACTCCCCCAGGCACGCGGCCATCACCTCCCTGGAGCGCACCTTCAAACTGCACATCCCCCGCTCGGTCGAGCCGGTAGTGGTGCGCCGGCTCCTGACGCTGGCGGCCCGCACCAACGCCGAGCTGGTGGACGAGAGGGTGGCCGCCCTGCTGGAGGCCGCCGGGGCGCGCGTCCCGACCAAGGACGCCTCCGGCAACCTGACCTGCTTCGGCGTGCTGTTCCAGCGCGAGAACCGCATCTGCGCCTCCTGCGGGGTGCGGGACAGCTGCGCCGTGGAGGCCACCAACTACGGCCTCGGCGAGGTGGCGCTCAGCCCGAAGCTGCTGGGGGCCCGCGTCCAGACCCGCGTCCCGATCTTCACCGACACGCCGGAGCCGCCGCCACCCGAGCCGCCACCGCCGGAGCCGCCCCCGCCGCAGGAGGTCGTCCTGGCGGTCCCGCCCGAGCCGGCCAAGCCCGCCCCCAAGATCAGCCACAAGGCGATCCCGCAGACCAGCCGGGAGGACGAGATCGAGGCCTACCTCTACGCCCACTTCCGCGACGTGCTCTACTCCGGCGACCTCTACTTCCGGCACCGCGTGCCCAGGCCGGACGGCAAGGTGCGCCACTGCTTCTGGCTGGGCCGGGTGGACAGGCTGGAGGGCGGCCACTGGGCGCTGCGCTTCTGCAAGCCGAGCGAACCCATGAAGCGCGACCTGATCGAGCACCGGGCCAACTGGTACCTCCCGCCGGCGACCCCGGCGGAGGAGGCCGTCAAGCTCATCAACGAGCACGCCGACTACACCTACCGCATGCCGTGATCATGGTCGACCATCTCTTCACCCAGCCCAGCGCGGAGGCCCAGGCCTTCGCCGTCGGGAGCCGCCACGGGCACCGCTGGTGCCATCTCTGGGTTGAGCCTGGAAATGAGCCTATGTTGCACGCGTTTGCTGAAGCTCTAGGGTTGCGCCGGGCCTGGTTCCAGAACAAGGCCGGCTTTCCCCACTACGATTTGATTCCAACACGCCGCGCTAAAGCAGTAGTGCTGGGAGCAGTAGAAACAAACCTATCTGATTGGTTGAAAGCGAGGCGAAATGACAACCAAGGGACTACTCCTCAAAAGGATGTTTGCAAAACGTAGGGTAGACCCTGCCACTGGATGTTGGATCTGGACCGGTGGGCGGTGTGTGAAGGATCGCGGGCCTCCTTATGGACGAATAAGACTTTGGGGACGCACAAGACTCATCCACCGTGTAGCTGCTTTTGCCTTCTTCAATTTCGACCTAGATTCGCCTCTGTGCGTGCTACATCGGTGTGACCGTCCGCTTTGTTTCAACCCAGATCATTTATTTACCGGAACCCAGGCAGATAATGTGGCTGATAAAGTGCAAAAGAAGAGGATGCCCTACGGGGAGAAGAGTGGAAAAACAAATCTGAGCCCCGAAGATGTGAGCGACATAAAGAGACGCCGAGCCAACAACCAGACCTGTGCTAGCGTAGGCTTTTTGTATAACATTACGCGACAGGCGGTCAGCAGAATCTCCAGAGGCAAGCGTTGGCCTCATCACCAGTTCTAAGTCAACATGAAACCCTTCTTCGACCAATCGACGCGGGTGCTCTTCCAGCTCCGCTTCATACGCGTGATCGACGCGCTCTTCGCCGTCGCCATAGCCTCGGCGATCTCGACGGTGGTCTGGTGCGCGTTGACGGGCCACCCCACGGCCGCGATGGGCTGGGCCCTCTTCACCTCCGTCGCCTTCAACGCGTGGCTGGTCCTGCTGGTCTTCCGCTGCGCCTACTACACCCTGCAGTGCCGGGCCGACATCAACACCATGACGGTCAGGGCGGCCCAGCTGGTGCACGCCTACCAGCTCGGCCCGCCCCCGGCCGGGACGGCGCCGCCGCCCGGCGCATGGGCGCCACCGGGGCCATGAACAGCCTGTTCGAAACGAGACTGCTGGTGCAACTGGCCGACCACGTCCGGGTCCACCGGGGACTGGCCAGGCTCAACGCGCCGCAGTCCGTGGCGGAGGCGGAGCTGGCCATCGCGCGGGCCGAGGCGGAGGACACCCCGGCCGAGGTCTCGGCGCTGCTGCAGCAGGCCGTCGCGTGCAGGCTTCGGGGCGGCGACCCTGCCCCGCTGATGATGCAGGCCTTCTGGCTGTGCCACCCGGAGCAGCGGAAGCTGCGCCCGGCCAAGTTCCGGCTCCACGTCGGCGCCCCCGCCTGCCACGAGGAGCCCGCCGAGGGCAGCGCCTTCTACCTGGCCGTGTGCGGGGACTGGAAGGCCATGCGCCGCGGCGGCACGCTGGACCAGATGCGGCTGGGCAACTTCCAGGGCGAGCGCGGGGGCTTCCCCGACGACGTGGCCGTGTGGTGGGAGGGCAACCTGACCGCCGAGCAGGTGGCGCAGGCCGCCGAGCTGGTGCAGCCCGGCTGCACCCTGACCCTGCTGCGGCCCAACCCGAAGACCTGGTGGCTGGGCTGGGCGGGCCTCAAGTTCGAGGACAGGCTCCCCTCCCTGCTCTACAGCCGGTTCCACTTCGTGAAGGTGCTGGCCTCCTCGGACCGGGAGTGCGACGCGGTGATCTTCGGGGTGGAAGGCCTCAAGAAGTGATGCCCATTTTATTGTTTACATTTTTTGTAAACAAGTTCCTATAGTTTGGAATGATGAAACGAAACACGTCCAAGCTGTTCCCCGGCTGCCTCGAAGCCACGATGCAGCGCAACCGGATCAACCAGGTCCAGATAGCCGCGAGCACCGGCATTGCCGTCTCGCGGATCAACAACTACCTCCAGGGCAAGTACCGCACGATCAAGCCCGACCACATCGCCCGGATCATCGAGCACGTGACGGCGCTGACCTTCGAGCGGGCCGAGCTGGTGAAGACCTACCTCCTCGACCTCCTGCCGACCACCGCCAAGCCGCTGCTCGAACTCAAGCCGGTCAACAGCCACGGCAAGGAGTTCGAGTCGTGGTACCTCCAGCGCAACCGCCTGCCGGGCGAGTTCGCCCACCGCTTCGAGACGCTCTACAAGCTGTGCGTGTCGCAGCCGGCCGTGCGCGCCCGCACCTCGATGTGGATCGACATGGTGGAGGAGACCCTCAAGTGACCGACCGCCCCCATGATAAACAAACTCCCATTCATCGGCTGGCTCCTGTCCTTCATCGCCAACGTGTCCCTGTCGATCCCCTTCTGGATCTGCTGGACCGCCTGCGGCGTCGGCAAGACCTACTTCTACTTCGTCCCGGAGCGCTACCAGGCGATACCGTTCTGGAACTGCGTCGGGATCTTCATCGTCGTGGGCATCCTGAGCGGCCTCGTCCGCGCGGCCTCGCCCTTCGCGATCAACGTCAGCCAAAGCAACAAATGACCGCCATCTTCATCTGCACCGACGACAGCGCCCTCCTGCTGAACCTCGACCACGTGGCGGCCCTCCAGCTAGACCCGCTGGCCCAATCCGGCCAGGCGGTGCTCCGCGTGCAATACGCAGGCTCGGTGATCGCGGCCAACACAAGCTACACCGTGAAAGTGACCGGCGCCGTGGCAGACGAACTCACGAAAGCCCTCCGCGCAACCTAGATGCTGCTCAAGTACTCCAAACAGCCCAGGGTGCCCCTCGCAGTCGCGAAGGAGCGGGCCCTTGCCTGCCTCCGAACGGCAGGCGGCCTGCTCCCCGCCCACTGGGTGGCCGCCGCCATCTGGCCCGACCATAAGATGCACTCCCAGGGCGCGGGCGGCGCCGCCACCCGCATCCTCAAGCGGCTGGAGAAGGAGGGGCTGGCCCGCTGGGACTGCGACGGGCGCAGCTGGGGCTGGAGACTGGGCAAATGAGCCTGCTGCGGCGGATACTCGGCCCGAAGAGGGAGCCGCGCTGGATGCTGGCAATCGTCGCGGCGAGGGGCCTCGACGCCGACTGGGGCTTCGCGTTCTGCGAGGCGCTCGTGGCTCGCTGGAGCGTCCGCTCGATCTACTTCGCCGCCTACGACTCGAAGGGCGCCGCGCCACGGGTCGAGATCAAGTTCAAGGCGCCGGCGACGGTGCCGCAGCTGCGCGACTGGATCAGGCACCACGAGGCCGTGCCGGCGGAGGCCAAGGTCACCGTCCGGTCCCGGGGGCCGTGGAGCGAGGCCCACTCCAGGGCGTACGAGGTGGTCAGGGAGATCCGCCGGGCCAAGCCGAAGCAGTTCGGCCAGCTCTACGACGTCGTCCACTGGATGACGAACATGCTCGGGCTGACCTACATCGAGGAGGCGACCTACCTCGGCTCCGGGGCGCTCAGGGTCCTCCAGGGGGTCTACGAGAACGCGATGGGGGAGAGCTACAGGCATCCGCTGGCGCCGCCGGAGCCTAAGGCGGGTCCGACGGGAGCCGATCCTGCTCGGACAGCGCGGCCTGGACGCCCCGCGGGAGCTTCGAGGCGGTCCTCTTGAACAGGGGCTGCCCCTCCGGGGTGCAGAGCACCTCGATCAGGGCGCTGATCTGGCGGGACAGCATGGCGACGGGCGGGTCCCCGTACGCCGCGCGCTCCTCGTTGTACCGGATCAGCACGGCGGCCTTCACCTCGTCGGCGGTTCTCATGCCCTAACTAGAACAGGTCGGGCACCCAGCCGTGGACGACCGCGTCGTAGTTCATGCGCCGGAGGCTGTACATGTGGATGCCGGCTCCGGCGTAGGCCCCGGCCATGCGGCTGTAGCCGCCCAGCGTGAACGGGCGACACGGCTCGGTGAACGGGTAGCGCCCCGAGGCGATGCTCAGCGCGGACGCGGACTCGCGGTCCAGGGCCGGCTTCTCGATGGGGCTGATCGAGGGCTGCGCCTCCTGGTGGGCCAGCAGGTCGCAGGGGACGTCCAGGCAGTGCTGGGGCTGGCCGCGGACGGTCATGAACCCGGCCTGGGCGGCGCGGTTGGTGAAGTCGTTGTGCTCGTCGCCGAACTTGCCGAAGGTCTCGGCGTCGAAGTAGCCGATCCGGTCGAGCAGCTTTCGGGTAATGGACATCATGGCGCCCTTGCGGACGGGGAGGAAGCGGAGCACCCGGCCGCGCTCGCGGATGGGGACGAACTTGCTCTCGTCGTCGAACCAGTCGCTGAAGCAGAACAGGCCCAGGGCGGGGAAGAACCGGTGGGCGTCGGCGTAGACCGCGGGCCAGTCGCCCTTGGCCTCCAGGTCGTCGTTGCAGAGGCACAGGTGGTCGAACCCGGGCATGTCGCGCAGGAACCAGCGGATCGCCCGGTTGCTGTTGCCGCTGACCCCGACGTTGCGGGTGCCGAGGAAGGCCGTGTAGTCGAAGGCCTCCCAGCGGTCGGCCTCCAGCTCGGCGTCGTGCTCCTTGAACGCGGCGGACTGGGTGAGCCAGCGCCTGGTGTCGTCGACGTTGCCCATGTCCTCGAAGACGGCGACGGGGTAGCCGGGGCAGTGCTCCCGCAGGCTGGTCATGAACGTCCGCAGGGCCTGCGCCCGGCGGTAGGTGAGGATGGCGATCGCCGTCGTTCCCGCGGCGATGTTTACAGGATTATTCGCGGTCCCGGTCTCCTTGGGCATGTTCTTTAGAACTGAATCGTAATTAAGGCATGCCATCATCGTCGTCACCAAGCCGCAGACTGCTCGACGGGGAGGAGCTCAGCGAGTTCACCGGGTGCGCCTCCATGGGCACCACCGAGGGCCCGGCGCCGGGCCTCGCCCCCAAGCCGATGCCGCGCCGCCCGCTCATCCGGGTCCCGCGCCGCCTCGATCCGAAACGGCGCCGCCGGGCCGTGGAGGCCCTGATCGGCGAGGAGGAGGCGGACGACGGCGCCCCGGCGCCCAGCGTGGACAAGCCGCCCCCGGTGCCGCTCCCCGCCGCCGGGCCGGAGCCGGTCGTCGACGCGCCGCCCTGGGCGACCGTCCTGATGCAGCAGATGGCCGACTTGCAGGCGCAGGTCACCGAGCTGAAGGGCGGGAAGCCCACGCCGGGGGCTGCGCCCGGAGTCCCGCCGTCGCCGGCTCAACCGCCGGTGGTCCCGTCCGTGCCCCGCCAGGACAACGTGCCGCCGCGGCCCGCCTCCGCGGCGTCCGCCGCCGTGGCGGAGGACGGCAGGCCCAGCACGGCGCAGATTTTGGAGGAGATGGGCGTGAACGCCCCCACCGGCGTGCCGGCCATCATCACGCCGCCGTCGCCCGTGGCGGATCTCGTGGAGACCGCCGCCGACGCGCCCGTCGGCGCGAGCCTCATGGCGGCCGGGCTGCCCCCGCCCGCGCCAGAGAACACCAAGTTCCACCGGCCGGGCGGCATCTCATGATCGTCATCGAGCCCGGCAGGCCGCCCCTGCCAGAACCCAAGAAGTCGGCCCCGCCCCCGCCGGGCTCCCTGCGCGTCATCATCACACACGAGTTCGGCCTGCCCTGGGTCACGCTCGAATACGAGGATGGGAAGACCGAGGAGCTAGAGCACGTCGAGGCCCTGGAATGGTTCAGGAAGAGGGGCGCCGTCGACATGGACAAGGTCAACCAGGCGATCAACGACGCGTTCAACTTCTACCACTCCGAGGTCGTCATCGCGAAGCCCGTGAAGCCGGCCGAGGTTCCCGGCGAGCCAAAAGTTTGAGGCGCAGAGGGTTGAGCCTTGCGGGGCCGGGCCGGGCGTTAACGCTTTTCCATTAGCGCTCAATGGTTTTGCTAACAACTTCATAGGCGCGCCCGGTTGGCGTAAACATCACCGCCACTTAGTACGTGGCAAAGCAACTGCTGTACGAGACTTACGCCTTCGTCCCCAAGCCCGAGGCCATCACCCGCTTGCACGAGGACAGGAGCGCGGGCAAGAGCGTCTTCCCCCTGACCATCCCTGGCCGGCTCTCCATCTGCGACCTGGTCAACGGCAACAACCGCATCTACCCGAAGGCCGTCTGGGAGAAGAACCTCGCCGAGGGCTCCCAGCTCCAGAAGTCGATCGCGGCCCGCTCGGCTTTCGGCCTGCTTGAGCACCCGAAGGACGGCAAGGTCGACCTGAACAGCCCCATCTCCCACGTCCTGACCAAGGTCTGGATGGAGGGCAACGAAGTCAACGGCGAGATCACCCTGGTGAACACCGCCGAGGGTCACAAGCTGTCGGCCCTGATCGAGGTCGGCTACAACCCGCTGGTCTCCTCGCGCGGCTACGGCACGGTCGTGGCCAACGACAGGGGCGTCGACGTCGTCCAGGAGGACTACGTCTGCGAGACCTGGGACTGCGTGTTCACGCCGAGCTTCACCGAGGCCGAGCTCCACCCCAACCGCGAGCCGCCCAAGGCGGCCGCCGCGGAGGGGCCGGTCAAGGAGTCCGCCCCGGCCGCCAAGGCCCAACCCCTTTCGGAGGCAGCACCGCCCGCGCCCGCGGCGGACGCCAAACCTTCCCAACCCGCCGGCGACGCCGGCAAATCTCCAACCAAAACCACACCCATGCCGGACATCAAATCCATCAATGAATCGGTCAGCCGGCTCCGGTCCGTGGACCCCACCAAGCTGGACCCGCAGCGGTTCGCTGAGAGCCTCACCCAGGCGCAGCAGCTCCACCGCGAAGTGGCCGCCCTTGTCGCAGAGGACCCGAAGCTGTCCTACGACGGGCGCCGCATCGACGACGAGCTGAACGCCATCGAGAAGAGCTTCTCGGAGGCCGCGACCGCGCCCGGCAGGGAGGCGGCCACGCTCAAGGAGCAGCAGACCAAGACCCTCAAGGTCTTGAAGGGCGTCGCCGAAACGGCTCTTTCCTACAAGGGGAAGATGGCCGAGACCCTGAAGCGCATCGCCGCGCTCCGGGACAGCCTCCAGGCGAAGGCCCGCAAGTGCGCGCTCCTGGAGCGCAAGGTGGACATCACCTGCGCCGCCCTCGACGAGATGACCCGCCGCTACAACGAGGACACCACCTCGCTCGGCCGCAGGCTCATCATCCTGGAGTTCAACCCGACGGACGAGGCCATCAAGAAGAGGCTCAACGAGGCCACCAAGCCCGCCCACCTGCTCCCCATCAAGGAGGAGCTGAAGAAGGCGAAGAAGGACGGCGAGAAGGGCGGCAGCAAGGACGCCGCCGGCAAGGTCCCGTCCGACATCAAGGACGAGAAGGCCGGCCTGGGCAAGGTCGTCGCCCCGCAGCCCGCGATGGAGTCGAAGGACGCCCCCAAGGACGCCCCGAAGGACACCCCCAAGGACGCCCCGAAGGACGCGCCGAAGGCGCCCGAGTACCCCGTCGACCGGCCCTTCACGGTCGCCGAGAGCACCGAGCTCACGGCCCGCCTCTCCAAAGCAGTTTTGAACGGCTAACTGCCCCGCAGTTACACCGCCAAACAACCCGGTAACACTCACATCATCCAATAAAGGACATCACCATGATTCTCATGGACAGCGTTAACAGGCCCACCCTGGTGACGGATGGAGGCGGGGCAGCGACATTCCCCCAGATTCTCGAATGGGGTGCGCGGCTCGCCACCACCGACATCGGCGTCCCGGAGGGCTCGTACAAGAACCTGTGGGAGGCGCGCGGCTGGAAGCAGTACGTCTCGCACATGCCTGAGCACAAACAGGCCACAACGGCCATCATGCTCGAAAACTGCCGCCGCCGGTTCGGGCGCCTCGACGAGGTGACCCGCACGCAGAGCCTCGGCACCTTCGACAAGTGGATCTTCCCCGTCATCGCGAACATGTCGGAGAACGACGTGATCGACCAGCTCGTGGCGCTCCAGCCCATGGCCGGCCCGGTCAGCCAGATCGTCTACCTCGACATCGTGACTGAGCGCGCGAAGGGCCAGACCCCGGCGGGCACGCCCATGTGGCGCGCGCTGCAGGGCGCAGTCGACCGCTTCGACGACTCGGACGAGCTCGTGACGAACGAGTCGCTCGGCACCTCCGACGGCGCCGGCAACGTCAGCACCACCCTGTCCTGGACGCCGGTCCGCTCCGGCACCCTCCAGGTCACGATGGGCGCTGACTACGCGACGGACGACGGCAACGGGAACGTGGTCGGCACCGGCATCACCGGCACCATCAACTACGCCCTGGGCACCATCGTCCTCGTCGGCCCGACGACCACCGCCTGCACGGTGACCTACGCGTACAACTCCGAGGGCAACGCGAACATCCAGGGGTACGAGCTCAAGCTCACCCAGACCCCGGTGACCGCGAAGGTCCTCAAGCTGCGCGCCCTCTGGTCGGAAGAGGCCGACCAGAACCTGGCCGCGATGTACAACGTGAAGATGGAGAGCACCCTCCTCAACGCGCTGGTCAACGCGCTCCAGTACCAGAAGCACCGCCAGGTGATCTACGACCTCCGCGCTCGCGCGGACGCCGGCTTCGTGCAGTGGGACGCGACCGCCCCCTCGGGCGTGAACTACCAGACGCACAAGTTCTCGATCATCGACGCGTTCACGACCGCATCCAACTTCATCTTCAGCGCCAGCAACATGGCGTCCGGCAACTGGCTGCTCCTGGGCCTGCAGGCCGCCACGGTGGTAGAGACGCTGCCCCAGTTCAACGCAAAGGGCAGCCGGGTGAAGATGCAGGGCATCACTTACATTGGCGATTTAGGCCAATTTAAGGTCTTCGCCGACCCGCACTATCCCATCAACGAGTTCCTGATCGGCTACAAGGGCGACCAGTTCCTCACGACGGGCTACGTGCTGGCGGAGTACCAGAAGCTCTACACCACGCCCGACATCATGCTGACGGACTTCCTGCACCGTCGGGGCTTCGCCACCAGCTTCGCCAAGAAGATGGTGAACGACAAGTTCTACGCCCGCGGCCTGGTGCTCAACAGCCCGGTCAGCTTCGGCCCGATCATCGGCTGAACCAACCTTCGGCCATAGAGAGTAGTTTTGGGTTTCCATTGGAAGGCCCGCCCCAAAAGGCGGGCCTTCCTGTTCACGGGATCACGCTTAGAAAACGTAGTTAGGGCATGCCCGCCGCCATCGACCAGGCCGTGCCCACCGAGTGCGTGGAGTGCGGCAGCAACGACCTCGTGCACCACGTGGTCGGCGGGTGGCTGGTGGCTGACTGCAAGCGGTGCCGCGCCCGGATGTTTTACGGGGCGCCACACTGGCGCCAGCAGGCCGAGGCTCTTGGCCGCCGGCTGGCGGACGCGCTGCTGGAGGACGACTCCCGCGACTGGAAAGCCTTCCAAGGCTACAAGCCCAACCCGCGGGGCGGCTTCATGGCGAAGGTCTGCCCAGAGTGCCCCGACGCGCAGGAGGTGCGGGACTGGGCCAAGGCCAAGGGCATGGACTGCCAGGAGGCCCCCTGCCCGGCCCACTACCAGGCGCGGCTGCGGGCCCGGATCGGCGAGGCGAAACTAGGCCTCGGACGGTATCGGATCGACTACGACGCCCTGGACGAGGAGGAAAAGGAGTACACGGGGCACGGATGGATGCTAGTCTCGCGCAACACGAAGCCCGGCCAGAAGCCCTACCGGATAACGCTGTTCGACGCCACGATGGAAACGCTGGTCCACTTCGACTTGGGCGAAGACGAGCTAGACCCTGAAGGCTGGTCAAAAGACTGGGATGAGATGGACCCGCTCCTGAGGGACCTCCAGGACTACATCGACCCGGACATGCAGGGCTACACGTTGGTGCCGGTGGCCTCGGGGCCTCCGGGTTAGTTAGTGCGTGAGCTATGTGACCCTTGACCAGCTTGACCAGCAGCTCGACGTGCCGGTGCAGCTCCCGCTGACGGACCTCCCGGCGAACCAGTGGCTGATCGTCTCGACATTCCGCATCGACACGCCCCAGGCCTTCACGCTGCGGTGGCTCCAGCTGCACCTGATCGAGATGGAGGCGGTGGGCAGCACCGGCGCGGTGGTGGTCACCACCCCGAACGCCCAGGGCGAGTGCGTGTTCCCGGCGCAGGGCCCGAACCTCGTGGTGCCGACGCTCGGCCTGGTCTACGTGGGCCTCTACACGGGCTTCGACGACCAACAGGTGCCCAGCTTCCAGGCGGCGCAGGAGGCACCCCTCTACATCCCCTACAACGCGGCGCTCCTGCCCCCGCAGTACGCCATCCGCCCGCTGGCGCCCACGACTTACGCGGCCGCCGGGGTCTACTCCTTCGTGATCGTGAACAACACCACCAACCAGCTGGAGCGGGTGTCGGTCTCTGGACAGGTGCGCGTGAACCTGGCGTTCGGCACCAACGCCAGCAGCTGACCATGGGCGCCTACGTCACCGACGCCGGCCTGAGCCAGGTGCTGGACCAGGGCTTCAGCCTCCAGCAGAGCCGGGTGAAAGCCCAGTACAGCATCCCCGTCGCCTATCTAAACCTCGCGGCAGGGCAGGTCTTCCGGCTCAGGTGGCTCTCCGTGCACCTGATCAGGGTGCTGGCGCCCGACCTCCCGGCCAAGGTCAACCCCGGCCTCGGCTCGGTCTACGCCGGCTTCTACGAGGCGGGGGCGGGCATCCTCACGGCCCCCGGCCAGCCGCTGGCGTACACGCCGGTGGACGTGCCCGGCGTGAACCAGACCAGCCCGTACTTCTACCACGAGGTGGAGTCGACGGGCACCTACCTCATCCTGCTCGTGAACAACCTGGCGGAATCGGACGTCGACGTGGCGTGCTCCGGGGCCTTCCGGGTGATGAACTTCACCTCCTGATGCTGCAGTCCGCCTACATCCTCCCGCTGGTGCCGCGGCTCGACTGGGCCAAGGCGGTGGCGCCCGGCCCCACCCTGGGCACCGTGGCGTTCGACGCGGCCCTCGACGTCGGCCAGTACGCCGGGCGGGACCGGGAGCTGGCTTACCGGGACCTGCTCGTCGGGGCGGCCATCGCCCAGGTGGCACTCAAGACCTCGGACATCTGGGACTTCCGGGCGCCCAGGCCGGCCCTCCCGTACCCCGCGGCGGGGGCGCTGCAGAACGCCGCCGTGGACCTGCCGCCGACCGTGGGCTTCCCCGGCACCGTGGACCACGTGGACAACCAGTCGCTCCCGGTGAACGCCGCCGCGACGGACCAGCAGCTCTACGCCCGCGACCTCCTGATCTACGAGGCCCTCCAGCAGGCCGCCGAGCAGCTGGCGGACAACCCCCTCCCCGCGGACGTGCTCCCCGGCCTGGCGACGAGCGACCTCTGGGCGCTCGCCTACGGCATCAGCCAGGGCAACGTCGACGCCGGCTACAACCTCCCGCTCGCCCCCGGGCTCTTCTCCAGCACCGACCAGTTCCTGGCGTGGCGGGACAACGTGCTGGCCGCCTACGTGGCGGCCACGGTGAACAACCTGGGCAACGTCTACGCCGTCGCCTCCCGGCTGCTGGTGCAGGTCGCCGGCCCGAACGCGGCCGAGCCGGAGGTCTACGCCCTGGTCAGCGACGACGGGCGTTTCCGCACCTGGGCCGCGCAGCCGCTCGTGCCCGGCAGGCTCCAGCTGGTCTTCGACCGGACGACCCAGACGCTCTCCTGGGCCGGCGAGGACCTGTCCGACGCGGGCGGGCCCTCCCCGACGGCCACGAGCTTCAGCAGCGCGTTCAACAGCACGGTCACGGTCATCTACGACGTGCCGGGCTACCTCGACGCCGAGTACTGGCGGCAGAAATCCGCCCGGGTGAACGTGCGCCCCTGGAAGGACCGGACCCTCTTCCTCACCGCACTGCCCAACAACTTCGTCACCTCCGGCGGCCTCTACCAGTCCGACTCGGTGCTGCTCCCCGTCGCCGGCTCGGCGACGTTCGGCGTGCCCGCGCAGATCCCGGCCTCCTGCGTGCGGGTCGGCCTGACGCTCCAGCCTTCGACGGACATCGACATCCTCGGCTTCCAGAACCTGGAGGGGTCGGCCAACGGCACGGCCGTGACCTACTACCAGGGCGGGACGCACTCCTGGCAGTTCCCGCTGCCGGCGGGGACGCTCTTCTTCAGCCTCACCTTCCGGGACGACACCGCCCAGACGCTCAGCTTCAACCTAAGCTGCGCCTACAACGGCGTGGCCGTCTTCGACGGGTCGCTGGTCTACAACCAGCCCGCGGGCACGCCCGTCACGAGCCAGCTAGTCCAGCTGAACTCGCCCGGCGGCCCGGGCCTGTTCACCGTGACCTGGGACGGCGCGGCCGGGCAGTTCACGCTCGACGAGATCTCCTTCTTCACCCAGGCGGCCTCCGGGCAGCAGGTGCTGTACACCGTGCAGGTCGGCCTGGGCGGCTACAGCTCGTACCCGCTGACACTCGCCGGGGTGCCGGGCCGGGTCGACGCGGCCTGGTTCGACGTGTGCGTCACGTCCGCGTTGACGCAGCCGACGCTCACGGTCAGCTGGTCCGGGGGCACCCAGATCTGCCTCTACGTCTTCGCCTACGACGTCCGCGTCTTCGACACCGTCGAGACGCTGCCCAACCCGCTGGCCTACGACCCCTACAAGCAGCTGCTCGTGCAGCGCGCCCTGGAGAGCGTGCAGCGCTCGGCCGCCGCGACGCAGACCACCCCGCCCACGGACTACCGCACGCTGGACCCGGCCACGGGGGACCACCTGTGGGACGCGGCGGCGAACGGCGCATGGCTCAGGGCCATCTCCCTCGTCGAGACGAGGCTCGCCCAGGCGTTCCAGCTAGGGGGCCCGGGCGACGTCGGGCGGCTGGCGCTCGTGCCGGCGGGCCTCCAGCTCGACCAGGGCACCCGGGTGCTCGCCACGGACCCAAACTGCACGCCCGTGCTCCGCACGTTCCAGGCGTGGATGAACGACTTCGGGGCGGTGGTGGCCGGCCCGGACTTCCTGCCCCTCGTCGACAACGGCTGCGCGTCCCAGGGCCTGCAGCCCTTCACGGCGGACTTCTCGGCGGTGCCGTCGGCCTTCGGCCAGTTCGCCACCGAGCCCACGATCGTGGACATCGCGGCCGTGAGCCACTACCCCGGCTCGCCGGACGGCAACCAGCCCCTGGCCTACACCGTCGCCAACCCCGGCCCGGCCGGCGGCACCCTGAGCCAGACCGTGGACTGGACGGTCACCTGCATCAACCTGACGGTGGGCGACGCCTACACGATCACGGCGACGCTCTCCACCTACCCGCTGGACGGCAGCTTGCCGCCGGTCCTGAGCAACGTCTACATCTACTTCACGGCCACGACGACCACGCAGCAGGCGTCCGGGGCCACCATCGGCGCGGCGGAGGGCTACGCCGTCGAAATCAAGAGCGCCACCGTCGCCTAACGCTCCCGCATCGCCCCGCGGATGAGGCCCAGGCCGGCGAACAGGATGGCCAGCCAGAACACGATGACAACGAACCAGGCGTGGGCCGGCTGGGGCACCTTGAACAGATGGGAGCGGTTCAGCGTCGCGAGGCCCGCCGAGACCCAGCCCACCACCCACAGGGCGCTCAAAAGGGTTGTGATTGCCTTGCGCATTTCAGTAGAGGTTGTCACTAAATAGCTTCTTCTCGTCGCCGCCGCAGCGGTAGCGGATCTGGCCGCGCCTCTCGGCGATGGCGCGCGCTTGCTCGCGGGTAAGGAACCGGCCCTTCTGGTCGACGAAACCCTGCTCCGCAACGCACCACGCACGCGGCTCCAGCATCTGCTGGCGCATGGTGGAATCGTAATGGCGTGGCCCGCAGATGATGCGGATGCCAAGGCGGAGGGCGGCACAAACAACTAGGCGGGGGCGTCTCATGTTCGGGGGCGATTCTTGGACTTGTGAACGGAAAGGTCGGTGACCAGCCGCTCCTGGAAGCCGAAGGGGAAGCGCTGGCCGGCGTTGCCGAGGCACCACAGGTGGAACTGGTTGGCCGAGTCGACCACGCAGCTCTCGGCGGGGTAAAGCTCGACCGCCTCGCACTCCGGGCCGACCAGCCGGTTCTTGATCTCCTGGAGGTCGCGCCAGTCATGGATGGGCTGGCGGTCGAGCCGCTTGATGCTCAGGTGGACCATCGGGGGCCAGCCGGACCGCGGCGGGCCGACGGGGCACACGCGCACCTGGTAGAGGTCGTTACGCCAGTACACCGCGTCGGCGTCCTCGCGGTCGACGTCGTCCAGTTCCGCCACGACTTCGGCCTCGGTCTTGCCGGGGAGCAGCTCGCCCCTGCGGTGGGCTTCGAGGATGGAAGCGCGGGTGGCCGCTCGCTCGGAGGCGGGGATTTCAGCCTGTTGAAAGGGGGTCATTGGCGATCCTCCAAGTCGAACTTGCGGATGGGCTTCCTGGGTTTTTCCTTCCTGGGCGGGTAGTGGCCATGCTCGATGTAATAGACCTGATCGGGGCTGAGGCCGGGCGGGATGCGGACGCGATTCGCGCGCTGCGGCAGCTTCCTCACGATGGAGCGGACCGCCTCCAGCACCGGCTCGATCTCGGCGTCGTGGAACTTCTTGATCAGCGGCATCAGGCCTCCACTGCGTCTCGGGGTTCAATCTGAGCGTTCAGGTCGGAGTACATGCCCCGCAGGCCCTCGGCCTGACCGCGGCACACGCCAATCTGGCTAGCTTTGACGCGACCACGGAAGCTCTTAATCGCCGGAGTCCGATGGCCCTTAAAATAGCGACGCGTACCGTCCGGCAGGGTAATAAAGACAACGTAGAGTCTAAAGTCGCTCATTCAGGCCTCCAAGTCGAACTTGCGGATGGGGGTGTTGATGATGAGGGTGTCCAGCACGTCGCCGACCTTCTTGAAGGAGGCGGCGGTCGAAGAGAGCAGGCTGCGGCGCTTGCGCAGCTTCTCGGAGTCGGGCATGTCCTTGACGATGGCGCGGGCCTGGTCGACGAGGGCGCTGAGTTCGGAGTCGCCCATCAGGTCGCGGGCGTGGAAGGCCTCGAAAAACTGCTCGAAGTTACCGGTGAGGGTGCTCTCGCGGAGGACCTTGACGCTGCCGTCCGGGTTCGGCGTGAGCCGCTCGACGGCGTGGTCGACCAGCTTCTTGAAGCCGACGCGGAGGGCGTACACGACCTCCTGCTGCGCCGCCTCCATGCTCTCGCGCAGCTTGGCGACCTCGCGCTGGCGAACCTCCTCGGGAAGCTCGTTCGGCACGGACAGGGCCAGCCACGACCACTCGACGTAGAAGGATTTGGCCAGTTCGGCGGCGGTGGGGTAGTCGCTCTCCTTGAAGAGGTCGCCCAGGCCCCCGTTCTCGGCGGGGAGCCGCATGGACTCGCGGGCGGCGGGGTACGCGGCGACGAGGGCGGGCACGAGATCCTCGCGCAGCTTCCGGTTGGCCTCGGCCAGCCGGGCCTCGAACTCAGGGATCATGTCCCGCTTGACGAAGTAGATGCCCTTGCGGGTCCTGGACTGCATCGCGTGGCTGAAGCACCACTCGTAGATGGCGTTCAGGTGCTCGTTGACGGCGTCGAGCTCCTTGCAGTTCAGGAGCCGCTTCGTCATGTTGAGGTTCTTCTTGTCGGCGGTGGTCTCGATAGCGGTCTTGTCGCCCTCGCGGCGGTTCGACCACGCGTGGCGCGTCAGGCTGAATAGCATCGCCTGTCGCAGGATGGCAGCTTCGGGTTGGAGGGTCATGGATGGATTGGATGGAAAGGTTCAGCCCTCGGTCAGGTCGAACTTACGGATGGGGGCGGGGCCGGAGGGCTTCCTAGACTTTCTGGCGGGGACGGCGTTGGGGATGGACGGGGCGACGCCGCCAGTCAGGACGTTCTTCGCCTCCTGCATCTTCCGGCTGACCTCCGACCACGCGATCTTTTGCGGGTCCAGCTGGAGCAGGCCGCTCCTGATGCTCTCCTCGACTTGAATGGTGTGGCGGCACTCGCGGATGCCGTTCTTGGCGATGCACCAGCCCCGGCAGTTACAACTGGTGCTGAGGTCGGTGTAGACTATCGTCTCGTAGCTGTTCTCCGGCTTGCTCTGCGAGCGGAAGGGGATGCGCGTGAGGATGGGTTTGTCGAGGCTCATCGAAGTGCGGCGGGGTTGCTGGCGAGGACGGCGTTGAAGTGGTCGGCCTCCCAGCGGAGGCAGATGTCGTAGTCGGCGTGCGTGAAGAGGGCGGGCAGGGCGCGGTCGACGGGGTCGAGGACCTCCCACAGGCTGGTCACGCCATTGAACTCAACACGGCTGACCCGGCGAGTGGTGCGGGGGCCGAGGCCCGCGAGGGACAGGGGGCCACCGGCCAGAGCCGTGACCTTCCTTCCCCCGATGATGAACACGGCGCGCATTTCAGAACCCCTGCTTGGCGCTCTCGCCTTGGGACTCGCTGGTGAACTGGTGGTACTCCGGCTTCTTGGTCTTGTCGCTGACCTCGCCGCCGAGGGCGGCCTCGAAGGCCTTGGTCGCCGCCTCGCAGGCGGGGCCGATGAAGCCGTGGGCCTCGATCTTGACCTTGCCGTGGGCTATGATGAAGGTGATTTTCTGTTCCATTGCGATATGATGGTTATGGACGTTGAGGGGTGGTGAGTCAACAAAATGTTTATGACGTTTTACAATCAGGTGAAGACCTCCAGCTTGATCTCGCCACTCTCGGTGAAGCTCTCCTCCACCCGGTAGCCCTTCGACCACGCCTCGGCCTTGAGAACTTCGGCGGAGTAGGCGTCGTACAGCTTCTCCAGCCCGGTCGAGCCGGGGTCGCTGAGGACCTGCAGCCCGCCTTGGTAGTAGGGGTCATGAGCGAGCACCCAGGTGTCCTCCGCGGCCTTGGTCACGCCGATTTCGTAGTCGGCGCCGGGGACGCGGATGGCGTGGTCGCAGTGGCCCCCGTAGGCCGACTCGCCGTGGCGGGTGCCCCACCAGCGGTAGTGGTCCTGGCCCTCCTTGAAGGCCAGGCCGAGCTTCTCGCACGCCCGCTTGAGGGCGTCGAGGTTCTTGATTACGACGGAGCTTGTTTCTATGTGACTCATGGTTGGGAAGGTTCGGGTTTCAGTTCAGGTCGATCTTGCGGTGGGTGGGGAGAGCGGGGGCGGCGCGCTCGACGTAGCGGTACATGCCCGGCTTGCTGGCGGAGATGAAACGGTCGTTGGCCTGCTTGCGCAGGGCCTCGATTTGGTCGGCGGCGGACTGGCAGACGGGGACGACGAAGGTGGAGGCCTCGGCGAGGTCCATGCTGGTGCGGTAGGCCACGTCGCAGCACGCCTTGATCTCGGCGCCCGTCCAGCCCTCGTCGGCGGGGAGCTTCGAGTCCTCGGCGAAGCCGTACTTCTTGAGCCAGATTTTCCAGATGGCCTTGCGCTCGCTGTCCGACGGGAGGTCGACGAAGAAGGTTCCGAGGGTGAAGCGGCGGCGCAACTCGGGCGGCAGCGCCGCGATCTTGTTGCAGGTGGCCACCACGAGGGACTTGCCTTGGCTGACGGCGTGGAGGGTCTGGAAGGCCTTCCTGATCTTGGCCTGCGACTCGCCGACGAGGGAGCCGGTCATGGCCCCGGTGTCGATGTTGAGGACCTCGGCGTCGGCGACGGCCCCGGCGGCCTTGGCGATGTGGCTCTTGCCCGTGCCTGCGGGCCCAATCAGTATGATGCCGGGGATGTTGTGATCCTGCATCTCGGTGAGGAACACGCGAAGCTGGTCCTGGGAGACGCCGGACAGGTCGCCCGCCGCTCCGGCGAACATTTTCTCGATCTCGTCGACGAAACCGACCGCCCTGACGGGGTTCTTGCCGCTCTTGAGTATCCGGGTCATGAAGCCCTTGATGTTCTCCAGCCCGCCGAGGTCGTCGAAGGTGGTGGTCTCGCGCCACACGGAGAGGCCGGGGGTCTGCTCGACCATCTTCCTCTTCCTCTCCCACAGGGCGTCGCGGTCGACGCCCCACTTGCCGTCCTTCTTGACGATGCTCATGGCGAGGGACTGCTCGGCGGCGAAGGCGGAGATGCCCAAAAGGGTGTCGATGATCTTCGGCCTGTCCTCGTCGGGCAGCTTGATGTTCGCGGCCTCGGCGATGCGGTCGGCGATCACGCCGATCTCCTCCGGGGTGGGGAGCGGCTCGGTCACGACGACGATGTCGTGGGACAGCTCGTCGGGCAGCTGCATGGCGGGGCACAAAAGGACGAGGGTGGAGCCGTGGACCTTCCACGCGTCGCGCAGGTTCCAGAGGCCCTGCGCCACGGCCACGTCCCTGATGTAGCGGTGGGCGTTGAGCCAGAAGCAGAGCACCTTCGGCTCGGCGCAGGCGGCGAGGGCCTGGAGGCAGGCGCGCGGCTCGGCGGCCTGCATCGGGCTCTGCGGCGCGAGCTTCTTGGCCACCTGGATGCCGAGGTCGTTGAGGCCGACCAGCCCCCGGACGTAGTCCCAGCGGAGGACCGGGGTCTCGTCGAGCTTGGAGTTGAGGGCCCGCGTGCAGCCCTCGATGGTGGCCTGGGGGTCGCTGGTCTCGTAGGCCAGCAGGGGGACGCCGGCGCGCCTCGCGGCGTCCAGCGGGTGGAGCTTCTTGGGGGCGGGTGGAGTGGATGGGCTTTTCATCGACGGGGAATCTGGACGGAACCGGGCCGCTTGTAAACAACAAAATGTCATAGACTTTTTGGCAAAAACGGCCCGGACTGACCGTCCGCAAAACGTCGTAAACTTTATTTTGTTTACAACAATCCAGTTTCGTGCTTGAGTCCCGCCGTGCTCTTCCCCAACCCAACCGCGAAAATCCACTGGACCAGGATGCCCGGCGCCCACGGCAGGCCGCAGTGCGACCGCTGCGGCTACGTCGCCAGCCGGGCGGAGGTCGCCGCCATGCCGCCGGGCAACGTCGAGTACATGGGCGCCCGCCCCCTGGACGCCGAGGCGGACTTCGTCGGCGACGCGTTCTCGTACGGCGAGTGCCCCCGCTGCGGGAAGGGCGAACTCACATTGCTCCTCGTGCCGCAGCGGCTCTTCGGCGACATCATCCCACCCGACCTCCCCGAAGTATGAAAGTACTAGGCTTCAAAGAACAGGCGCTGCCCAGGACGGCGCCGCAGATCAAAGTAGTCTTCTGGATTCGCTCCAGCCGGGGCACGAACAGGCGGGAGACCGTAATCCTGCCGCGCGGCACGCCCGCCGACGAGAAGCAGCACCTCCTGGAAGCCTGGTGCTCGCAGTTCGGCGCATGGCACGTCAGCGAAAACTTTGTCCGATACGGATGGAGGTATGCTTGAAGCGACTGTCCAAACGCTCCGACCCGGCCCGCAGGCGGCGCTCCTTCGTGGCCCACACGCTGCTCCTGTGCGAGCCGCTCTACCTGTCGGCGCTCGCCTCCGGCCTTTGGTGCCTGGCCAACGCGGCCGGGCTCCACTTCTCGAAGGCGGACGAGGCGCCGCTGATCGGCGCCGTCGTCACCACGCTGGCCGTGGCCTATGGCATCACCGTGACGCTCGTCTTCGGCACCGTGTGGGAGAAGTACCAGAAGGTCGTGGTCTGCGTGCTGAAGAAGGACCGGGACACCTTCCTCTGCTACCGCGACGAGCGGGTGCCCATCACGGTGCACCTCCTCATAGCGGCCCTGTCGCTGCCGCTGCTAGCGATGATCGGCGGGCTGGAGTACTCAAGCTGGCGGGCCGGGCTGGCCGCCGTTTCCTCGACCGCCTTCGTCCTGTCGCTCTACTGGATCGTCATCGCCGAGCTCCAGAACCCGGCCAAGAGCCCCTGGTTCGCCGAGCGCATCCCACAGGCGTGGCTGGAGATCGACGTCGACAAGCATTTCGGGCTGGGGGAGGGATCATGAGCAAGCACGGCCCGCTCGAACCCGGCGCCGACATCGTCGACATAGCGTGGAAGGTGTACCTCAGCACCACCGGCGACCAAGCCGGGATGAACGCCTTCCACGCCGCCGCCCACGTCATCGCCGGCTACCTCGGCGAACTCGATCCGTCCGACGTCGTCGCCAGCGAGGCCGAACGGATCTGCCGTGAGTGCAGGGAATACGAGCGTGCGCTGAAGACCGACGCCCCGCGAAGCACCCGCGACAGAAATTAAATCAAATGGAAGAAACGCAAGCCTCCAAGCCCCCCGCGCCCGCGATCTTCATCGGCACGCAGCGGATCGGGCCGCCAATCGACCTGTACAACCTCACGGAGGACATCCCCGGCCACTGCAAGCACAGCACGGTCAGCCGGGAGACGTTGGAGAAGGCGGGCTTCTCCGTGCCGCCGGCGCCTCAGGAGCAGTAGATCTTGCCGTCGTCGCCGACGTAGAGGTTGCACTCGCCGAAGCCGTGGGCGGCGTCCGTGTACTTCTTCCGCGTCGCCTCGTCCAGCTCGCTGCGGTCCCAGAAGCCGGCGCCGTGGCCGTTCCTGGTGAGCCAGAAGTCGTGGCCCGCCATCTCCTCGTCGGTGTAGTCCCCGCGGTTGTAGGCCGGGACGCCGAACTGCTCCTGGAACTTGCGGCAGTCCTCGGCCATCCCCGCGAGCGCCTCCGGGGCGATGTCGTCGATGGAGTAGTTCGCGTCCATCGGCTCGCCGCCCTGGGGCGTGGACTCGTCGTTCGACGACCACAGGGCGCACTCGATGTAGGCGCGGGTGAACTCGTCGAGGGCGGGGGCGTCCTCGACGAGCGCCTCTAAGATCTGCGCGGCTTTCACAGCCTAAGTACGGGACTCAGGCGGTGGGGGCCGGGGCCGGAGGGGTGGGGGCTTCGGTCGTCGCATCCGCCCCGGCGGCCGGGGCGGAGGCCGTCACATCCACCTCAGCGGCGGGGGCCGCTGGCGGGTTCTTGTCCACCGGGGCGCCCGCAGCCAGTCCGAGGGCGGCGGCGGGGGCCTGGGTCACCGTGACGACGACCGTGTCCGAAAGGGGCTGGGTCAGGGCGGCGTCGACGAAGGCCGAGACTTTGACGGTCGTGACGTTCTTCGCGGGGTCCGGGTCGACGGCGAGCGGCGCCACGATCAGGGCGGAGAGCCCGTCGGCGGCGGGGGTGACGATGGCGGGGGTGGCGGCGGCGGCGTCGGCCGCCCAGGTCGGGCTGTACAGCTCCTTTTCGGATCTCTGCATTAGAACTACGAAATCTGATTGTTGAGGTAAATGTTCCCCAGAGCGACGAGCTCGTACTCGCCGACGTCGATGCGCTGGGCCGGGTTGGCGGCCGAGTCGAGCGAGACACGGGTGATCGAGGTTACCCCGTTGACCGCCGCCAGGACGGCCTGGACGTTCGTGGCCGAAGCCTGCACGCCGGAAATCTGCTGGGCGAAGAGCGAGGAGCCTACCGAGAGGCCGCCGGCCCAGGCCCGCAGGGCGGAGCGCATGGCCTGGCGGGTGGTGAGCGACTGGTCGCCGGTGTAGCCGGCGTAGACGTCGACGGTGCGCACGAGCTCGTAGCCGCTGGCGGGGATGAGGGTCACCACGAAGTCGCCCGGAGGCCCGAGGACGTAAAGGGTGAACTGGCCGGTGAGCAAGTTGACGGTGGAGGTGACCGTCGAGTCCAGGTTGACGCCGGAGAGGTCGGCGAAGCCCGGCTGGACGTCGGGGACGACGGCGAGCGCCTGGCCGCCGAGGGTGGCGTTGAAGCACCAGGCCTGGAGCGGCACGGCCGGCGACTGGGCGGTGTAGACGTTCGAGCCGGAGGTGCTGACTCCGGCGGAGACCAGGTCGACGGCATAGGTGGCTTCGGCGCTCGGCGGGATGAAGAGGCTGTCGTCGCTCGGCGGCACGAGGTCGCCGTTCGGGGTCGCCACGACCATGCTCTGGACGCCGGGCACGGCCAAGAGCTGGGAGAGCATGGCGCTGAACACAACGGGGGCGCCCGGCACGAGGGCGTTGACGTAGGCCGTCATCTGGTCGCTTACGGCGGTCTCGACATCGGCGGCCGAATAGCCGGCCGAGGTCATGAACCGGACGGCCCAGGGAAGGGGCACCGCGGTGCCGTCGGCGATCAGGATGTAGTCGGTGCCGACGGCCACGCCCTGGAGGTAGTCCTGGAGGGAGGCCTTGAGGGCGGCGGAGAGCGGCACGAGGCCGCCGGACGCGCCGGTCGTCCAGGCGTAGATGACGACGACGTTGCCCTCCAGGAGGGCGTTGCCGCTGCGCACGCTCGGCCGGGCGTACTGGACCTGGCCGAGCGGGCTGTTGAAGCTGGTGGCGAGCGCCTGGTAGTCGCCGAAGGTGACGGCCCGGTTGTTGGACTGGACGAAGGCGGGCATCTTGGCCTGGGCCTCGCCCAGGGTCTCGGCGTCGGCCCCGCCGGAGCCGGGCTGGTTGTTGACGACGGTGACGTTGACCGGGTTGGAGAGGCTGGTGACGAGGCCGACGATGGAGGCGCTGATGGCCCCGATCGTCACGTTGCCGACGCTCCCGCCGCCCGTGCGGTAGGTGAAGACCACGGTGGCCTCGGTCGGGAGGGCGGCGCCGAAGGTGTCGTCGCCGAAGGTGACCACGGTGTTGCCGGTGGCGAGGGTGCGCACCTGGAAGGCGAGGTTCTCGGCCGCGCTCTCGATGAGGTTGCCCACCTGCGCCCAGGCGACGCCGTTGACGGTCACGCCGAGCGAGCCGTCGATGATCGGCGCGTAGGTGAGCTGGTAGGTGTAGCCGGGGACGACCACGTCCGCCGTGACGATCTGCTCGGTCTGGGTGGTGCCCTGGATGAAGAAGACGCGCCGGTCCACGACCTCCGCGGTGGTGGCGCCGGTGGCCCCGGCCCACGGCGTGGCGAGGACCATGCGGTTGTAGCTGATCGCGCCGGGGGCGGACTCGACGGAGACGACGGGGTACTCCGGGCCGCCGAGGGCGCCGGCCTGGAACTGCTGGCCCGCCTCGACGTACTGCGTCAGGTCGACGGTGCTGTCCAGGCAGTCGGCGTACGGCTGGCCGTTGACCAGGTTGACGAGCGCCTGGATGACCCGGGAGCCGCCGAGCGACGGGTCGAAGGTGACGACCGTGGAGAGCGGCGAGGTGTCGCCGGCGAGGATGGTGTAGTCCGTGTCCAGCTCGAACGGCAGGGACGAGGCGTCGCCCGTGCGCACGGCGGTGCCCTTGCTCAGCAGCACGTCGGCCGGGGCCGGGGCGGAGAGGGTGGCGTCGCACGGGACGGTGGCGGGGGCGGGCCCGCGGAGCTGATAGCCCACCAGGGTGCCCAGCCGGACGGCGGACTCCCGCAGCTGCATGGTCGGGAGGTAGTTCTCGGCGGCGAGCCGGTTGGCGGTGTAGGCCAGGGTCGCGGCGGACCAGGACATCAGGTCGATGAGCACGGTTCCGAAGCTCCCGGCCACGTAGTCGTTCCACACGCCGGGGTACCGGGCCCTGCTCCGCTGGATGAGGGCCTGCTGCTGGGAGGCGAAGTCGACCTTCAGGTATTGGAACGTGTCAGCCACACCCTAAGTAACCACCACGCGTAATTAAACCAGCATGCCCGACTACTTCCGCGGCGAGTACTGGATCGAGGACGGCGAGGTCACCTTCGCCGACGGCGACGTGGGCAACTTCAACCACGAGGGCGTGGCGGCCGAGCGCGCCGCCTCCGAGCTGGCCGACCTCTGCAACGTCGACTACGAGGGCGGCGACTGGGAGCAGCTGGGCAAGGATCTCGTCGAGGCGGCCGCCGGGGAGGTCCTGGACCCCGAAATGGCGCCGGACGACGCGGAGGAGGCCGCGAAGGTGCTGCTCCAGGCCAACGGGAAGGACCCGGCGGAGTACGCGGACTTGATCGCCTGCGCTCTATTCCTTTCGGGCGCCGACCCCCGCGAATACGCCATGCAGCACTGGGGCTGGATCTGGTGCAAGGACGACTGGTTCGGGCTGGCCACGTGGGACGAGTCGACCAAGGCCGACCTCGTCAGCGGCGTGCACTCCATCCTGGAGGACAACGGCTTCTACGACGGCGACGAAGGCGACGCGGGCGAGGAGCACCCCTACGACCACGAGCTGACCATCCACACGCTGGACGGGAAGAGCCTCTACCTCACCCTGCGCCAGATCGAGACGGGCGAGAGCGGCGAGCGGACCGAGCCGCCGACCGGGCCGAGCGCTCAGCTGCGCCAGATGGACGTCGCGGCCCAGCCCGCCCACTACGGGGCCAGGCTCGGCGACTCCCGCGAGCTGGCCGGGCTGCTGGTCGACCTGCTCCTGCTGGAGTGCCCCCGGATGGAGACGCTCAAGGCCGGGAAGGTGAAGCTCACGGACGAGGAGCGGGACGAGGTGATGAAGGCCGGGGCGGTCTGGCACCACGCCTGGAAGGACGGCGAGCAGAAGCCCAGCCCCGGCGTCTGGAAGTCAATCGTGCGGGGGAAGCCCTGGTACGTCTGCAACACCCACCGAGCCGGCACGGCCAAGCCCACCCTGCGGGGCGCCATCAAGGCCTTCGAGTTCATCAAGACGACGGCCTAGCGCGGCCCAGTGGCTGATCCGCGACGAAGCCGGCGCAGAGGTACGGCGTGGTCACCTGGTACAGGCCGTCCCTCACGGGTTCCTGACCCAGTCCTTGACGATGGCGACAGCCTCGCGCACATGCGTGCCAAACGGCGGGTCGGGCCGCAGCGCGAGCACCTTGTCGCCGACCAGCTCCGGCACCTTGGACAGGTCGCGCACCCCCACGTAGACGGGATTCCCGGTGCGGTGGTCCTTCTCCATGGTGAGGACCAGGCAGAACGGCTCCTTGATGGCGTCGGACAGCCGCTGAACCTCGACGCCCGAAAGGCCGCGCATGGCGATGACCTTGTCGGACGGGTAGAGGAAGCAGCTGAACACCTGCTCGCCCTTCTCGACGGTGAAGCTGTTGCGGCCGGAGGCCAGGTCCGTCCAGCCCCGGTCGAGGAAGAGCTGGCAGGCCGCCCGGATGACGGCGGCCTGGTCGGGCACCTCGGTGATCGCCTGCCCGTCGCGGTGGGGGACCTGCCCGTCGGGGACCTGCGGCGAGGGGCGTAGCGTGGCGGGGTCGCCGCCCACCAGTTCGAACGAGGAGGGCGGCAGCTTGCTGAAATGAGGCGTCTCGCCCATGCGTATAAGAACGGGATCAGTTCCCCACCTTGAGGCCCTCCAGGAAGCCCTCCTTCTCCTCGGCCTCGCCGGCCGCGAGGATCTTCCTCACGAGTGCGACGGGCGCGTAGCTGACGGCGACGATGCCGGCGCACGCGGCCTGCCAGAACTCGGCCCCGACGGTGTCGCGGTAGAGCTCCTGCTGGATCTCGGCCCCGGCGGCGATCTCGATGCGGTCGGTCTCGGCCCAGACCTCCCCAGCCGTCTGGCCGGAGATTAGCCCCTTCCTGACGAGGTTCCCGTCGGGCGCCGCCGCGTCCTGGCCGAGGCACCGGCTGATCTGCATGGCGGCCTCGGGGGCGAGGAACATGAACGCCTGCTCGCCGTCCACCTTGGGGATGCTGTTGGCGCAGTAGGCGGCCGCCTTGGTCGACCCCGCGTGGTTGGTGATGTTGCCGAGCTTCGTCATGCCACTCGTCAACGTGTACTGGGCCGTGTTCACGCCCATGTGGGTGGTCCAGGTGATCGAGCTGTTGGGGATGGTAACAGTGCCGCCGGACCAGTCGCCCGGGGTGCCCTTGGGGCCCAACGGCCCCAGGAGGCCCTTCACCCCGTCGAAGTCCTGGAGGGCCCCGCCATAGTCCTGGACGGCCATTCCGCCGTAGGTGGTGCGCTCCTCGACCTTCGGGGGCGGGGGCTTGGGCTCCTTGCTCAGGAAGAAGGCCACGCCGATGGCGAAGACCCGGTCCACGCCGATGATCTGGGCGGCCACGCCGCGGCTCTCGTCCTTGGCGAAGACGTACTGCCGGACGGTGCCGTCCTTGGCGCGGAACCCGTCGATCCACATCAGGCCCTCCGGGGTGGCCACGGACGACAGGTAGTTCTGGCGCCCGCGGAGCCACGCCTCGACGTTCGGGTCATCGGGGTACCGCTCCATCTCCAGCTTGTCGGCCTTGCGGCCGGTGAGCGGGTTGACGCCCTGGATGGAGACGACGATGGCGACGTGGTGCGGGTGGGCGGCGCATTTGTTGAAGTCCAGCCACATGCCGCAGCCCTCCCGGATGGGGATGAAGTAGCTGGCCATGGAGGCGGTGGAGCGGGGCCAGTCCTCCGGGCAGGCCGGGTAGTTGTCGACCCGGTGGCCGTGCACCCGCGCGTACGGGGGCAGGCCGAACAACCCGCCGCCCGCGAGGGCGGCGGGGAGGTTGACGGTGAGCCCCAGGCGGGGGTCGCCCGGGACCGACAGGAACAGGTGGGACTTGGCCATGGCTCACTCCTCCGGCTGGAAGAACGGGTGCCCGGCCGCGGGGGCGGCGCGGGACGACTTGATCTTGAGGCGGGGGAGCTGGCCCTTCTCCTTGAGCTCCTCGAAGCGGATGACGGCCCGCGGGTACCGCTGGCCGAGCCTGCCCATGGGGGACATGGCGGTCACGGCGCCGGCCGGGGGCTGGTTCCACTCGGCCACGGCCGCGAGCACCCGGTCGAGCAGGTCGTGGGCCTCGCCGATGCTGGCGACCTTGGCCTCCTTGGTCTCGGACACCGCGATGTAGAGCAGCTGGCGCAGCTCCAGCGGCACGCCCTTCCAGGAGCGCAGCGTCTGGTCGCACGTCTCGTCGGTGCGCAGCACGCGCCCGGGGTAGAGCGGGTTCTCGTCCACCTCGTCGTTGGGCACCTCGCCGACCTTGTAGGGCTTCACGGGCACGCCCTTGGAGTTGTTCGTGATCTGGGCCTCGCCCAGGCCGCGCTTGAGCTCGGTGAGGAGCCTCACGCTGGCCTCGACGTCCACCTTGTCGCCGGCGAGGAACACGATGAACCGCTTGCCGCCGGACAGCTCCTTGAGCTTCCGGGCCACCAGGTTGTCCTCGCGCGGGTCGTACCGCTCCAGGAGCTCCTGGTAGTTCATCCGGTCGACCTTCTTCTGGGAGACGTAGTCGTCGTCCTTCTTGCCCTTCAGCTCCAGGCACACCTGGCGGGCCAGGATCGTGGGCAGGCCGGCGTCCTCCAGGTCCTCCGGCCTCACGAGGTCCAGCGTCCCCTCGGAGTACACGCCGAGCCCCTTCAGTTTCAGTTCAAAGGCCTCGATTTCGATCTTCGTGGCCGCAGAGGCGTTAAACGCCTCGATCAAGGCGCGAACCCGCGCCATTTTCGTCTCGTATGTCATTGTCACCTTTCCTGACTGCCAGGCCGGCAGTCGCTAGCTCGCGACCGATCGCCCACCGCCAGCCGGCGGTGTGAGAAGCGTCGGGCGCTACCAACAAAGAACAGAATCCCGGGCAGGAACCCGGAAAAAGTTTTCAGACCCAGGCGTGGCCGAACTCGTAGGTGCCCTCGTCCCAGTTCACGACGAGCTGGGTGACGTTGCCGTGGTCGTTGATGCTGTAGGCGTTCGGCCAATACTGGCTGGTGTTGGCCAGGTGCACCATCGCGCGCACCGCATCGTCGAAGTCGTCGAAGTGGGCGACGCGCCGGCCCGGGGCCGCGTACCGGCCCCACTCGGCGCTCCGGTGCGTTGGGCCCGCCAAGTCGTATCCCCCGCGCACCCTGTCGGTGATGGCGTAGCAGTCGCCGCTCTCCAAGTCGCGCCGCATCTCCTCGTAGTCCTCGACCTGCTGCTCCTGCGCCGGGTCCGCGTCGGGTTCAACCTCGGCCTCGTCCGGGACGCCCCAGGTCTCTCCGAGCAGCCCCTCGACGGCCCCGCGGGCCTTCCGGGCCGGTTCGCGGCGAACCTGGATGACGTCCTTGCGCTTCTCCAGGACGACGCCGACGGGGAACGTCTTGGCCACGCGCAGGACCTCCTTCGCGTCGGAGCGAACCGCCGCGGCGTACTGCTTGTCGTGGACCGGCCAACCGCCGGCCCTCTGGCCCTCGACGTAGGCCTCCTCGAACTGCTCGGGGGTCATGTCGCGCTCCTCGACGGTGAAGGTGGTGGTGCCCTTGAGGGTCTCGATCCCGACCAGCGACCGCCCGCAGCCGCAGCCGCCGTCGGGGTTGGGGTCGTTGGCGTCGGTGTCACACTCGGTGCCGAAGATGAGCAGCTCGCCCTCCTTGCACCAGAAGAAGTCGGACTTGCGCTGGCCCTGGCCGCGCTTGGTGGCCACGAAGACCTTCAGCTTGCCAGCCTGGCCGGGGGCCTCCGGCTGCTCCATAATCTCGTCGATGACCCGGCGGCTCTCGTTCGCCGGGCCGGAGGCGATCCGGTGCGCCTGCAGGAGCAGGCGGGCCCGGGCGACGGCCTTGCGCTGGTCGTAGCCGAAGTCGACGTTGAAGCCCTCCCTCTCCTTGGCGTCCAGCAAATCGTTAATGTAGCACCGGATCGTGGTCGGGGAGTAGTCCCCCTTGCCGGCCAGCGCCCGGACGACTGCGATGACCGCCCGGTTAATGGAGTAGAGCGGGCGCATGCCCTCGGCCACGGCGGCCTCCTTCTCCCTCTTTTCCCTCTCCTCCCTCTCCTTCCTGGCCTTCTCCTGCGCGGCGGATGCCTTCTCCTGCTCCGCGCGCAGCCACGCCAGCCCCTCCTTGCTCGGCTCGCCCCTGCTCCCCTTGGCCGGGGCGGGCTTGTCCCGATAGCGCGCCAGATCGACGTTGTAGTCGAACTCGGACAGGCGCCAGGCCGCCGGGTCGTCGTCGCGCGACTCGGCCATCGCGGCCACCACGGGCGCGACGGGGGCGGCCGCCGGCTCGGCGGACACTGCGGGCTGCGCGGGCGGGGGCACCGGCGGGGGAGGCGGCTGCTCCGGGGCGGCCGACGGAACCGAAACGGGAGGCGGCTCGGCGGGGGCCATGGGCAGCTTGTAGTTCAGGGCCATGCCGGGGGTCGAAAAAGTGAACTCGGAGCACCTGAACGCCCAGCCAGACAGGCTCGCATTGCCCTCCAGATGCCTGCAGCAGCCCTTTTTCACGTAGGCAAGGGTCAGATGGGGGTGGTAATCGGGGTAGTCGCTCTGGACGCGCCCGCTGAAGGCGGCGCAAAGCGAATAGTGGAGGGCCTGGAGCCCGCCGCTCTCCACGGAAACCTTGAGCACATCGTAGTCCGGGTCGTTCGTGAAGAAGCCCACGGCGCCCAGGCGCAAGTCGACGCCCTCCGGGGCGTGGCGCAGGACGACCTCGTTGACCTCCTCGGGCCGGACGTCGGGCGTGAAGCCGTAGAGCACGGTCACGTGGGCGTCGTTCTCATAGCCGTCCCCGGCGAGGTCCAGCTCGCCGACGTTCTCATGCGCCCAAGCGGTGATCCTGGCGCAGTCGGCCACGGCGGGGAGCCTGCACAGCAGGCAGCCGCACGAGCCTTCCATGAGCCTCTGGACGATTCTGGACGGCATGGGCGGGGACTCAGCGGACCGCGCCCACCCTAGCCTGGCGGGCCTCGCGGTCGAGTTCGTTGACGAAGTCGTCGATGGAGATGTGCCTCGCGTCAAGCGACCTGCCATTCCTGTCGTACTCGACGACGTACCGCCTTGTGAAATCGTAAACAATCGCCCCATCGTCCGTGACCTTGATCACGACGTCGCCGGCGGCGACACCGGCGGGCAGGTAGCGGCGGTCGGCGTCGGTCAGCGGCCGGAAGCCGTGGCGCCTGAGCCGGAGGCCCTCGCCCGCCTCCAGGAAGAGGAGCGACTCAAGTATCTGGCGGGCGCGCATGGCTCACTCCAGGAGGCGGTCCACCAGGGTGCACGCGAGCGACTCGGTCTTCCTGTCCTTGCCGATGCCCGGGAACCGGCGGTGCACGGCAGCGCGCACCTTCTTCTTCTCCTCGGGGGAGCCGTGGGCGGACACCCGCGCCAGGGCGTTGCGGGCGTGGGGCGCGTCGTGGATCGGGTACTTGCCCTTGACCCCGTCCTGTTTGCCGGGGATGGCGAAGCTCGCCCGCGGCAGCTTCTTCTTGGCTTTGTAGGTAAGCTTCTTTTCGTCGATGAGGCTCATGGTCTAAATACTGATCGCACAGCGCTCCAGCACGCGCTCGTGAATCCGGCGGCTGAGGGCCAGGATGTCCGAGCACTTGACGTTGGCCCCGTCGCCGAAGTGCCACCGGATGGACCGGGCCAGCCGGGCGCGGCCCTCGGCGTCGAAAATCTTGTCCTTGCCGAAGAAGTCTTTCGCCCCGGAGCGGAGCACCTTGAGGGCCAGCTGGTCGTCGTCGATGGCGGTAACCACGATGACGGGCACGTCCGCGCAGCAGCGGAACTTCTGGAAGGTCGCGAACCCCTCGGAGTCGGGCAGGTTGAGGTCGAGCAGGCAGCCGTCGAACTGCCGCGTGCACGCGGCCACGATGGCCTCCTGCAGCGTCGTCGCCAGGGCCAGGTCGAAGCCGGGGCCGAGCGTGGCCGCCAGGGCTGCGTTGAATCCGCGGTCGTCCTCGACGTGGAGCACGCTGGGCATGTCACCTCTCCCCCAAGTCCAGGAACTTCTGGCCGGTCACCACATCGGAAGCCTGCTCATCCCGCCGGGTCCACCAGCCCCGGAGGGCGGCCTCGTTGGCGCTGTTCATGGCAGATCTGATGTTCGGATCGCCATCTTCGACGTAGTACTCGCCCGAACCTATGAGCGACTCGAAGAACTCGCGGAGCTCCTCCTTGTCCATGCCCTCCAAGCGCTCCCGCTCCTCGTCGGTGAGGTCGAGCTTCTTTTCAAGCTCCCTGACGAAGTCGCCGGCCCCCCAGTCCTCCCACTGGCGGTCGTACTCCTCCATCTCCGAGCGGCTCCAGTCCTCCTCGTCGAAAACCGGGTAGTCGTCGAGCTGCGCCCTGACGGCCTCAGCCTTTTCGACCAGCTCGACGTTGAACGGGTTGACGAGCATGTACTCGACCCAGCCCGGCCCCCAATGGCTGGCGCGCTCGATGGCGACGTCGCCCCGCTCGCCGCCAAGGTAGGCGAGCACGGTGCGCCAGTTGGACTCCGCCATGAGATCGGAGTCGCGGGTGTGGGCGAGGACGACAAGCCAGTCGCCCTTCTCGCCCCAATAGGCCGAGTCGCGGCCAAAGTAGCTGCTCAGGGGCTTCAAAGAAGTGCTTGCAGTCGGCGAGTCCATGATGCCTAAGTACGGACTAATGAAGGCCGGGGATGCCGCCCAGGCCGAGAAGGCCGGCGACCCATGCCACGAGGCGGAAGGCGGCGTTCATCACGGCAGCCGCCCCGATCACGAAGAAGACGATCTTGGTGCGCTGGATGTCGTCCCGCTGCCACCGCCTCTCCACGTCCTCCCGAAGCTTATTCTGCGCCCCCTCGACCTGCTGCACCCGCTGGCCCAGGCCGACGATCTTGAGCTCGTCGTCGCCGACCACCACGAGACTGAGGCGCTCCATGGCCTTGGCGAGGGTCTGCATGGTCTCCCGATAGCCGATCAGCTCGGACCTCATCTCCTCGCTCAGGCGCCCGTGCTCGTTGCAGGGCAAGCCGTCGAGCATCCTCTGGATTTCGTCCTTCTCAGCCTGTGTCAGCGCCATGCCGTAAGTATAGAACCGGATTGTAACCGACGGCGTAAACATCTAGCGATCCGTTCTTCGCCTCCGTGCCCAAAACTGGACGCTGCAAGACGCCCGGCTGCGGCCGGCCCCGGAAGAAGCGGAACACCTACTGCTGCCGCTGCGCGACCCGCCGCTGGGCGGCCAACCAGCCGGCCAGCTACACGCTGAACAAGCTCCGGTCCAACGCGAAGAGGCGGGGCATCCCATTCTCCATCACCCTGGAGGAGTTCAAAGCCTTCTGCGCGAGCCACCCCGACTACCTCACGGCCCGCGGCAGGAACAGCCGCTGCCTCTCCATCGACCGGGTGAAGTCCTGGCTCGGCTACTCCATCGACAACATCCGGCTGCTCACCGTGGCCGAGAACTCCCGCCGGGCGGCGGAGGACACGAACAGCAAGCGGTGGCCGGCCACCGCGCCGCAGATCGAGCCGAACCCGGAGGACGGCGACCCGTTCTAGCCGAGCAACCGCCTGAGGATGGGCTTGATCCCGTCGGCCTCCGGGACCGGGGGCAGGTCAGCCAGCCAGCGCATGGCCTCGTGGACGCCCGGCGCGATGGCCGTCCTGAGCTCGGCGCGTTCGCCGCCGATGGCCGCCAGGAACTCGTCCACCGACCGCTCGACGACGGCGAGCAGGCCCTCGAAGCCAACGGAGCCGGCGAGCACCCGGACCTCGACCGGGCGGCCGTCGTCGTAGACCACGTCGATCCAGTCGCCGCCTCGCTGCAGGTCGATGGTGTCGTGGTGCAGCTCGACCTCCCAGCCCTGCTCGCGGGCCTTGCGGGCCAGCTCCTGGGCGGCGGGCATCGTCTCGTCGTGCTCGTCGAACCTCATGGCCTAACTACATGGGATAAGAATGGCATTGTTGCCCGCCACTGCCCACAAAATGTCATAAACATTTTTGTTTACAGCCCCAGCATGGGCGGCCATAATCGGCCCCATGACGAAACCCATGCGCCTCTCCCTGGCCGTGGCGGGCTCCGTTGCGCTCGCCCTGCTGTCACTCTACCGCTACCCGCCGAAGTCGCTGCCCTGCGGCCTAATCGACATCAACCACGAGGGCATCCGCGTGCCGCCCCTGCTGGCCCAGCTGCACGACCCGGTGCACTGGGACCGGGCCTACGCCTTCTGCATGCAGACCGGCGTCGCCCACGCGATGCGCTGGCGCATGCTGGTGCCCGTCGTCTGCCACGACCTCGGCCTCTCCGACCAGCAGTACCTCTGGGTGCCGTGGCTCGGCTCGATCGTCCTGCTGCTCGCGGTCATGCACTACGCCTGGCGCGACAGCCGCGACCCGGCGCGGATCGCCGTGGCGGCGGGCCTCTTCGTGACCTCGTCGGCGTGGACGAGCGGGCCGTGGGTCTTCGCGATGGACGCGTGGTACCTCCTGCCGCTGCTGGCGTTCAGCCTCTCGCCGTCGCCGACCGTGGCGCTGGCCGCGTGCCTCTTCGGGCCGTGGGTCGACGAGCGGTTCCTGCTCGCCCTCCCGCTCTGCGCCGCCCTGCGCGGCGTCGACCGGCGCAGCGGCTGGCCGCGCGGCCTGTGGCCCGCCCTCGGCGCGCTGCCCTATTGCGCGGGGCGCCTCTACGCCCACTTCACCGGGGACCCCGGCGTGGGTGAGCAGATCAGGATGCAGGGGGGCTGCTTCGCGAACTTCGCGGCTTGGCTCCCCGTCGGCTGGTGGCACGGCTGGCGCGCGGGCTGGCTGGTGATCGCCCCGACGCTCTGGATAGTTTGGGACTCGCGCCCCGCCTTCGGCGGCGCGTTGGCCCGGTGGGCGATGGCGATCGGCGCGGCCTGCCTGCTGGTGGTCTACTTCCTCGCGTGGGACTCCAGCCGATCCATCGCCGTTCTGCTGCCGTGGGCGGTGCTCGGCGCGAGCCGGACGCGGCTTCCGGCGTGGGCGCTCTGGCTGTTCGTCGCCCTGAACTTCGCCCTGCCCGTCGCATACGTGTGCGCCGCCGCGGCGCCGAACCAGCCCGTCCACCCGGTCACGTTCAGCTACTAGCTGATCTTCATGATCTCCATCGCGGAGATTCTGATGCGGTTGTTGTAGAGTGGGAGCCGCAACCACCAATAGCTCGGAATGGAGTAGGCGACCGAGCCGTTGTTCCACTGGATGATCCAAGTGTTACCAGTGCCGCCCCAAGCCGTGTTGTTGAGCAAAGTCTGCAGCGCAGGCACCGAATAATTGCTTCCAGCAACAGCCTGCTGACCATTGCTCGAATACCAGATGGTAACCGTCTGCGTGGCCAACCCGGCGTTGGCGATGACGAACCGGAGCCCGAAGAACCCGCAGTAGCTCGACACGCCACTGATCGTCGTGGGGTACCACATGTTATCCATCGTGGTGCTGTAACCCGAAGTCACCGGCGTCCCTGGAGCCGCTTGCGACGCCGCCGTCGCGAGGGTCGTGCCGTTGGCCCCCACCGCGCACAGGGTGTTGTTTCCACTGGCGGCATAATTGGTGCCAACCCAGTTCAAACCAGCCCCGACGACGTTCTGCGAGGTGGGCGGATAGCCGTAGGCGCCCGAAGCGTAGTTCGTGATCGCGCCGAGAAACTGGGAGCCCACCGCGCCGGGGACCACCGCGCTAGAGTCCTTTATCCCAAAAGTTATCCGGTCGGCGGCGCTCGCGATGGCCACGGTCTCCGCAACGGAGTTGACATTGTCGCCAACTGCGGAAACCAGACCAAAGAACATCCCCATACGGATCTCCGTCCACGACGCGCCAAAGCTGAACGGCCGCGAAACGTACTCCCTCGGCGCCAGGATGAGGGTGTTTTCGACAGTGTTGTTGTAGATCTCGGCCATAGGCTAGCTGATCATGATCATGTCGAGCGCCGAGATGCGGATGCGGTTGTTGTAGAACGGGAGCCGCAGGAACCAGCAGTTCGGGATCGCGTATGCGGTCGAGCCGTTGTTCCAGGCGATCACCCGGGCGTTCTGGTAGCTCGCGTTGTTGATCAGGGTCCGCAGCGCGGCCACCGTGTACGGCACCCCGACGGGCTGGGAGGTGGAGTCGGATATGGTCACCGTCTGCGCGGCCAGCCCCTGGTTGGCGATTACGAATCTGAGCGCGTAGAACCCGCAGTAGTTGTTGGCGCCGCTGGCCACCGTGGGGAAGAGCATCCGGTCGAGGTACTCGGCATTGTAGCCGCTGATGTAGCTGGCGTCCACGGCCCCGCACGCCGCCAAGTTTCCCCCCACCCCGTAGCTACCAAAGCTGTTCTGGCCGCCCCCCTCGACGTTGACGTAGGAGCTGGGCACGTGGAACACGACCGCGTCAAGGGCGGTGGTGGCCCCCAGGAAGAGGCACGAGCTAGGCGAGCCAGTCGTGCCGGGGATCGCCGCGCCCGAATCCTTTATCCCGAAGGCTATCCGGTCGGCGGCGCTGGAGACGACGACGTCCTCAGCCGCGGAGTTGACGTTGTCGTTCGTCAACGAGACGCCCGCGTAGAGCATGCCCATGCGCATCTCGGTCCAAGGGTTGCCGGCGTTCTGGAAGTTGAACTGCCGCAGCATGTACTCCCTCGACTCTAGGATGAGGGCGTTCTCCAGGGCGAGAGTTTGGTAAATCTCAGCCATACGCTTTAATTACGCCGAACCGATGGCGCCCGCGCCGGACCAGGAACCGCCGCCCGCGGGCAGGGTCGCGATCGGCCCCGCCGGGTAGGATTCGAAGTCGTCGTACGCCGTCAGGTAGACGACGAGGCCGAAGACCCCGTCGCCGGACCAGTTCTGGTTGCTGTTGAGGGCCTGCGAGGTGTTGTTCAGGTCAGTGATGGCCCCGACCGCGTAGCTCTCGAAGTCGTCGGTGCAGACCGCGTACGTTATCGTCTGGAAGAAGCCGAAGGGGGTGGCCCATCCGAGGCCCTTGGACCAGAAGCCCACCGGGTTGGCGACGACCACGCCCGAACCCGAGCCGCCCCACTCCTCAAAGTCGTCGGAGGCCTCCAAATAATTGGCAGTCGAGAACGTGCCGGCCGCCGCCCAGTAGTAGCCCCAGGGGTCGGTGAGAATCGGCCCCGACGAGGTGGCGTCCTCCCAGTCCGAGCTGCACTCGGCCGCGGGCTGCACCGAGCCGAAAACGGGGGCGTACGTACCGTTCGCAGTCACCGGGTAGCCCGCGGCAAGGTTGCCATACCAACTTTGGCTGGTGAGCTCCTCGAAGTCGTCCGAGCACTCAAGGATGTCCAGCACCACGCACGAGGCCAGCGTGACCGTGTAGCCCACCATCATCGGGACGTCCACCGAGAAGCTGGTCAGATAGCCGCCCACGCCGACGGTCTGAGCGTACGATTTGGTCAGCGTGGTGGTCGGGCCCCCGCCGATGGCCTGCACGTTGTAGGTGAGCGTCACCAGGAACTGGCCGGTCGTGCTCGGCTTGAGGTACCCGATGGTGAGGGTTGAGGCGGTGCAGTTCATGGCCCCCGTGGCCGGGTTGAAGCTCGACACGCTGGAGCTGTAGGTGCAGGGGACCTGCGTGGCGCCGCCGTTGGCCGCCGCCTCGGCCAAGGTCATCTTGTTCGACAAGACTTCCGTCGGCGGATCGAAGCCGGTGTCGGACGGGTCCGGGTCGTCGTTGTTGTGGCCCCACACCCCGTTGTCGCAGTAGGTGCACACGTAGCCCCCGCCGGTCGGGAAGGGGACGGGCGACACGACGTACTGCTTGACCGTGGGCTCAAGGACGACGGTGCCGCCGGCGACCAGGAAGTCCTCGATCTGGCTGCCGTAAACCTGGTAGGAAATGGTCGCCGTGGAGCCTCCGTAGGAGCCACGCCAGGAAAGGCCGGTGCAGAAGTTGCCGATCAAGGTCTGCGTGCCGACCATGGTGTTGCTGACGACCGCGCCGGTGGAGTGGTCTATCTCGACCGAGCCGCCGAGCTGGCCGATGGTGATGTTGCCCATCGGCGGGAGGATGTAGCCGTCGGGGTACTGGTCCTGGCTCTGGGAGCCGGAGACCGTCTTGGTCAGGTACCGGTCGGGCACGTTCACGCCGTCGAAGCCGGTGTAAGTGTAGGGGTAAAAGCCGTACCAGACGAAGCCGCCGATGTAGGTCACGCCGGTGACGATCGTGGAGGAGTACACCTGCACGTTGCGGATGACCACAGGGTGCCACACGGTGCCGCTGGTCAGGCCGCCGCCGCAGGCCAGGGCCGACGCGGTCAGCCGGGCGAGGTACACCCCGGTGCCCGACGGGTAGGCGTGGGACGGATTCTGGGCGTCGGAGGTGGCGCCGTCGCCGAAGTCCCACTCCCAGGCGACGGGGTTGGCGAAAGACCTGTCGACGAAGTTGAACTGGGTTACCTGATCGGCCACGCCCTAACTAACCACGGCGCCACGGATGGATTATGTCGGGCACCTTCCTGTCCCACCGCACCTTGCGGTCGGCGCACCCCGGGCAGTTGGCGAGGTTGGTCCTGAGCACGGCGTCGGCGACCCTGGCCACCGGCCGCGCGAGGTAGGAAAAGGCCGTCCCGGCGCCGAGCGTGGGTGGGACGACGGGCGCCCCCGGCAGGAACGGGGCCCACCGGGCGCCGGCGGGGTGCGGGCAGCGGGACGCCGCCAGGTCCAGCCGGAGCGAGCCGGAGAGGAAGCCTGGGCACCTCGCCAGGCAGCGCCCGCAGATCTTCCGCCTGGACTGCTCGACCTGGACGGGGACGTCACGCACCATGGGTCAAGTAGACGTTGGGCTTCCAGACGTCGCCCCACCTGGCGATGAACGCCTGGCGCACGGCCTCCAGGTCGTCCCTGGTGATGGTGAGCCAGTTGGCCCCGGCCTGGAGCGCCGGGCCCTCGATGGAGTTCTCGATGAAGGCGTCGTAGGGGTTGACCGCCGGCGGGGGCGGCTTGGGCGGGGCGACCGGCACATCGAGCTGGAGCGCGGCCTTCGGCCAGTTGGCGAGCTGCTTCTGGAGGTAAGCGATGCCCTTGGAGCCCTCCCCGGAGTAGACGACGTCGTTCCCGTAGAAGCCGGAGATGGCCACGCCAGCGGTGTCGACAGTGTGCGCGTTGACGCTGACGACGTACCACGCCTGCTCGACGACGCGATCTATCTGAGCCCTGCTCAAAGTGGTTGCCACGTCTTAACTATCGAAAGCGGCGTGCCACGGCCTGCCACAGCCCAGTGCGGCCAGTCATGGATAGGCTAGGCGTGCCGCCTTATTCGCTGGCGACAGGGATCTTGTTGTCCGTGGTCAGAACCTGGACGGGGGTCTTGGTCTTCACCCAGAGCTCGGCCCCCTTAAAGTGTTTGGCGGGCACGCTCTCCAGCGCCTCGCCCACCGTCTTCACCGGCAGCAGCCGGCCCCGCTTCGAGGCGTTGAAGTCATAGGCCGCCATGTGGACGCGGTCCAGCGCCGTCAGCGCGCTCTCGCTTTCAGGGAGCTGGACGACCCAGCCCGTGTACGACCTGCCGGCCGGTCCGGTCGGGTCGGAGACGAGGATGACCCACTGCTTCTTGACGGCGGGCTCCTTCCCTTCGTCCTCCTCGGCCCGCCGCCTGACGGCGTTGTTGATCTCCTCGATGATGCGCCGAAGCTGCTCCGGCGGCAGCTTGTTGTGCTGCAGTATCTCGGCCACTTTGCTTACGTCGATTTTAGGCATAAAGTCAGGCCCCGTTGATGAACACGAACTGGCTGCGGCAGTTCTCCATCATCCACTCCCACGCCTCGAAACTCACAGCGTCGCCGCTCTTCATCTTCACGAACTGCTCAACGAAATCCACGGCCGCGACCTCGCCATGCAGATCATACGCGTTGAAGTGGCTGTCCACCCCCTTGAACAGGAACTTGGTCCCGACCGCCGGCATGTAGTGCCTCAGGGACATGTCACTTCGTGCCGGCGGAGCTAACGGTCACGGCGCCGGCGGTCAGCTTGGCGATGGTCTGCTCGTGTTTGATAAAGTGCAGGCCCCCGGCGAGGATGCCAGTCACCTTGTGCAGCACGGTCTTGAGGGCACATGCCGGCATGTGCGAGAGCCAGCCCGGCGCGACCCATGCGCTAAACAGGTGCAGGCTAATATAGGCGATCAGGCACCAAAACAGGAAGTCGGCCGCGTGCTGGGCGTCGGCCGCGAGAGTCTCAGACGACAGCCGCTTGGTGATCCACGCGGAGATCTGCTGCTGGTAGCCCTTCTCCTTCACCCGCTCGTCCGCGATGGTAGCGTCCTTCTGGTCCACCAGCTTGTAGGCGTCATCGGCCCGCTGGGTCTGCTGCTGCTCCTTGGTCTCGGCCACCACCTGGGCGGCGTGGGCGGCGTCGACCACCTTGTCCTTCGCCGCCATCGCCGCGTTGAACTCGGCCTCCTTGCCGGCCTCCCAGTCGGCCACCAGCTGCTGCACCTGAGCCTCAAGGTCGTCCGACAGCTTGCCGTTCAAGGCCACGAGGTGGATGTTGTTGTGCAGGAGAAACGAACGGGCGCCCTTGACCTCGGCGGTGACGTGCTCGGGGGCCACCTTGTCGAGGAACACCTGGGCGCCGCGGTCATTCTGCTGGATGTCAGTGATCTGCAGCTTGACCGCGGCCTTGGCGTCAGCCTCGGCGTCCTTGGCCTGCTGGCGGGCGGCGGCGGCGTCCTGCTTGGCGGCGTCCCGCTCCTTGGTGGTCTGATCGATTTGGTCCTGCATCTGCTTGACCTGCTCCACCGGCGGCTTCTTCGCGAACGGGTTGTGCAGGGAAATCCGGCCCAGCGTCAGGCCTCCCCACGCGACGACGACAACGACGACGAGGATCGCCAGGTCGTCGATGCCGGCAACACCGCGGCTGTTAAACCTCATGCGGGGTAAGAACTGCGTCACGCGCCTTGAACGCGCGCTTCGCGTCCGCCCGCAGGGCCAGCAGGTAGTTGGCGTACGCCCGGTCGCCGTAGCGGTCGCGGTCGTTGACGCTCCACCGGATCTGCCAATGGGGCAGCCTCCAGGTGGCGGCGTAGGCCGCGGGCGGCGGGCCGGCGGGCTTGCACTTCCCGGCCAGGGCCCGCAGCAGGCCGGGCTTGACGTTGAGCTTGGGCTTGGCCCGCTCCGACTCGGCGGCGCGCGACACCAGCTTGTCGTGGCGGATCGTGGCGCTGAGCCAGCGGTAGAGCGCCCGCCATTCGTAAACAAAATCCCGGTAGGCCGGGACGCTGGCCGCGAACGCGAGGTCGATCGGGGCGTGCTGCGGGTGGAACGAAAGGGGCGTGTCCGCCCCGGGTTGGGCTGTGTCGGTGGTGTTCATGGGAGAAGGGGCAGGCGCCGCAGGAACGCGGCCTCGCCCGCGGTGAGCGGGCCGACGCCGAGCGCGGACACGGTGGGGACGCCGCCGAACGTGGTGTTCCGGCCAGAGTCCTCGACGAGGTAGCAGGGGAGGCCGAGCGCGAGGGCGCGGTCGTAGAGGCGCCCGAGGGCGTTCAGGCCCGGGGCGCCCAGGCAGACCTTGACGCCCATGCCGCCCGCCCGGTAGGCGGACTGGCGCTCGGGGCCGGCGCGCAGGAACGCCTCAAGGTAGGCGTGGCCGACCTGGCTGGCGAGCTTGCCCGGCGGCATCGCGAGGTCCTCGCGCACGACCGCGTACAGGCGGTAACCGTCCCCGGGTGCTACCTACTCGTCCATGCCCCAATAGAACAGCATCCCCGGCCCGGAGTCAACCGATAGTAGTTACGGCATGAGGGCACGCCAGATCCTGGAGAGGTTGTTCGAGGACGACTTCGAAGTCCAATGGAAGGACTGGCTCCGGCGGGCGGCGCCCGACGAGTCGCACCGGGCGGAGCGCCTGCTCGACCTGGCGGCGACGGCCGACCGGGCCGGCGGCCTGACCAGCGCGCGAACCGCCCGGGTCTACCGCGACGAGGCCCAGGCCCTGCTGGCCCAGCTCGGCATCGAGACGGAGTTCCGGCAGCGGCCGGACGGGAGCGTGTACCCGGTCTTCACGGTGGGGGCGCAGCGGATGAGAAGCCCGCAGCGGGCGATCAGCCACGCGGCGATGCTCGCGAAGTGATGGTGCCCTCGGCGGGGGTCGAACCCGCATCCCCGGATTTAGAGTCCGTCGCTCGTCCAAGATTGAGCTACGAGGACACGCAGACCAGAGCCACCTAGGCCCCCGTTCCGGGGTTGTAAACAAAAAGGTTCACGCCCGCCCCGCGAGGCCGGGGCCGACGGGGGAGGCGGCGGGCACGACGGGCGCCGCCGGTGGCGGGGGCGTGGCGGGCGCCGTGGCCGCGACGGCCACCGGCTTGGTCACGCGGATCTCCGAGCGGGTGAACGAGTCCTTGGTGGGCTTATCGCCCGAAAAGCTTAACTTATATGTTCCGTCCGCGTTGCGGCTCGCGACGCTGGCCGTGTAGGTCTTGCCACCCTCGGCCACGACACACTCGTCGCCCACGCCGGGGTCAACGTCCTCGGCGAGGCTCTCCCTCATCACGAAGCGAGGGTAGGAGGCAAAGGTGTCCACGTCGAGAGCGTGGTCGACCTCGGCGGGCTTGAAACCCTCAGAGGCCGCGGCGGCGCGCAGCTCGTCCAGGCAAGAGGCCCTGCTCGGCAGCCCGACGCAGCCGTCCTCGCGCGCCTCGATCCAGCCGCGGGCGAGGGCCTCGGAGTACTCCTCCTGGGTGACCGCCCCCTTGATGGCGAAGGCGTCCACGGCGCCCATGTTGGTCTGGCTCTGGAGGATGGTCTTGGCGATGCGGGAATAGTTCATGGGGTTCAGGCAGCTGGGGGTGGTGCGGCGGCGGGGGCGGGTTCCCCCTCGGCGGGAGTTTCCTCCGCAGGGGCCTCGCCGCCGGCGGGCTGCTCCTCGGCCGGGGCGCCGCCGGAGGGCGGGGGCGGCTCCGCGAACGGGGGCGCGCCGGAGCCGCGGGCGGCGCTGTAGGCGTCGACCGGCAGCTGCTCGACGGAGGCCTTGAGCTGGCGGAGGTTGTCGCGGAGGTTGGAAAAGTAGGTCTGGAGCTTCCAGGGATCGACGCCGAGCACCTCGCAGGAGGCGAGCAGGGCGTCGATGGTCTCGACGTTGAGCGAGCCGGTGAGCTGGTGCTGGCGCCAGGTCTGGAGGAAGGCGCGGAGCTTGTCGGCGTACCCGGGGTTGCGGGCGGCCTCGTACTCCTCGATGTGCTTGATGAGCTGCCGCTCGATGCGGCCCTGCCAGGCGACGACCTCCTGGCCGGAGTACATCTCGTCCAGCCTGGGCGGGGCCTCGAAGAAATAGGCGAAGGACTCGTAGTCGGGGATGTTCATTTGCGCACCATCTTGCCGCCGCCCTCCGGCGTGACCCACACCGTCGGGGTGGCGCGATAGTCGTTCTCCGCGTAGGTCTCGACCTTGTCGGGCCAGTCCTCGTTCCCGTAGAGGATGGCGATCTTCACGCCCGTCACGTCGACGCCGTGGACGTCGTGCAGCCACTTGAGGTCCTCCTCGGACTCCAAGGGCGTTCCGCCCGACCGAGCCTCGGCGAGGTACTGGAGGGTTTCGTAGTCCTTGATGTTCATTTGACGACGAGGCCATCCTCGATGGCACCTGAGATGATGTCGTAGGCGTAGCGCCGCTCGACGGCGAGCGCGCCGCCGAACCACTGGGCGTCCTCGCCGACGTGCTCACGGAGCCACTCGTCGGCGGCGTCGCTGACGGGGGCGAGCAGGATGATGGAGCCGTGGTTCTGGACCTCGATGTCGGGGGTGGAGGCGGTCTGGGTCGGGTCCCCGTCACGCTCCACGTCGAGGATCTCGGCGAGCAGCGACTCGGCCTGCGGAACCGGGACGCTCCTGGTCCTGACGTGCGGGTAGGCGTCCGACGGGGGCGCATGCGCCCCCTCCTTGGCGATCATCTCCTGCCACTTGAGCCGGAGGGGCACGGGCACGTCGAACTGCGCCGCGCGGAGCGGGTCGGCGACGTCGGCGGCGGGGTAAAAGTTGTCGTGCCAGATGAAGCCCTCGATGGTGTTGTCGTCGTAGTAGGCCACCTCGAACTCCTGCCGCTGGTTCCACCGCGCGATGACGCCGTCAAGGGCCTTGTGAAGCTCCTCGGACTCGCCGACGCCGACGCGCTCGCGGCGCGGGGTCGGCTCCAGCATCTCCTGAACCATGCCAAGGATGCCGTTGAAGCAGAGCATGGCGCCGTTCACGTCGCCCTTCTCAAGGGCGTCCGCACCATCCCTCGCCTGCCGCTCGATCTCGCCCAGCGTCTGGTAGAACCCCACGACGCTGGCCTCGGAAAGCAGCCCGCGTATGACCTTGGAGGCCATCAGGGCATCTCCCCGCTTTCCAGGAACAGCCAGTCGTTGGCGTCCGCGGTCTCGCCGAAGCCCTCGTCGGAGTACTCGTGCTCGTAGTCCGACTGGGCGTCCTTGAGCCACGTCTCGAAGGCGGCCTGCATCAGGGCGTTGAGATCGCGCTCGCCGGCGTGCCACGCCTGTCGGAAGCCGTCGATGGCGCTCTCGTCGCAGAAGACGCCCGTGAGCTTGCAAGCGCCGTGGCCCTTCAAAGTCTTCTCATCGTAGGTGCCGAGGCCCCTGAGAGTCGCCTCGATTTGCGTCGGCTCCATATCGGGCATGTCGAACTCGGCCGAGGAGCGGGTGCCCCCGCCCCAGTCGATCTCGTAGTCCTTCAGCTCGCCGCCGAAGGCCTTGGCCAGGGCCTTCAGGCTCTCGATGGACTCGTCGGCCCAGGAGTAGCCGAACGCCTCCTCGGCGTTCCGCTTCGCCCGTTCCTTGGCCTTGGGGGAAAGCTCGTCGAACTTGTAGAGGTGCGCGGAGGCGGTGGCGGGCTGCACGTCCCGCGGCTCGGCCTCGTCCTCGCCGAGCAGCTCGTCCACGAGGGCGGACGCCTCGGCCCGGAACTGGCCGAGGTCAGCCTCCTCGGCGGCGCCCGGATTGGGGGCGGCGGGATCGCGCTGGATCACGTGCCCCACGTCGAACCAGTGCTCCGGGCGCGACTGGCCCCCGCCACCCCGCATGCCCAGGGGCAGCTCCTTCGGCTCCTCCTCGGTGTCGGTGCGGCGGATGTAGGACTTGCCGGAGAACGGCTGGCCGCGGACGCCGCCCTGCGAGTGGACGCGCGCCGGGAGCCCGAAGGCGTCCAGCACCGCGTTCAGGCGCTCGCGCGTCGTGGCGCTGTTCCACCCGGCCATGCTGACCCAGAGGTGCCCGTCGCGGATCTCCGCGATCTTGTTGCCGTGAAGGAAGAACGCCTGGCCGTCCGTGGAGGTGTTGGCCTCGCTGGCGGGCCGGCCCGCGGCGAAGGCGGCCGCCACGCGGCCGCTGCCGATCCTGGCCTCCTCGACGGACTCGCGCCAGGCCATCGCGTGCTGGCGGCGCCCGGCGATGCCCTGGTAGCCGCCGCGGCGGCGCGCCCGCTCGCCCTGGAAGATCTCAAGGGCCTCGTCCCAGACGTCCAGGTCGTGGCCGTCCGAGGTCGGGCAGGTGGACTGGCCGGCGGAAAGAAGCTGCAGCGCCCGCTCGACGGTGAGCGTGCCGGGCTGGACGGCCTCGCCGACGGGCTCCTCGCACTTCGAGTCGTCATCGCAGGCCTCGCGGCCGGCGAGCTCCTTGACGACCTTGCGGGCCTCGTCCTTGGTCATGCCGCCCATGACGTTGGCCATCGCGTCGTTCATCTTGAGCGTCTGGCGGGCGATCCTCAGCCGGTGCTGGTCCGCCACGGAAAGCTCACGCGCCTCCTCGCGCCTGGGGATGCCGGCGCCCTTCCAGAATCCCACGCCGATGGGCGGGAACCCGGCCTGCGCTTCGGGACTCTCCTCGTCGACTTCGACCACCTCGCACCCGAGGCGCTCCTCGGCCTCCTCCGGGCTGGCGAAGCGCTCGCTGTCCTCGCGGCAGTCGCCGCGGAAATCGATCCTGTGGTAGCCCTCGCAGGAGCCGCAGTGCACGATCTTCACCGGGCCCTTCGCCGCTTCCTGGGCGTGGAGCAGCAGGCCGCCCAGCGATTCGAACTGGGCGGCGTCCTTGCCGACGCCCTTGGGCAGGCCGCGGCGGCGCCCCTTGGCGCCAGTGAGATCCTCGGTGCCCGGCTCGTTCATCTGGTCGGCGGCCTTCTCCGGCCGCTCGCCGGTCTTGGGGGTCCGCTCGGCGGGCTGGGCCACGCCGACGTGCACGAAATTGATGCGGAAGTCACCCGGCTCGGTCATGCCGGCGACGTCGCCCTCGGGGACGGCTACCCAGCCGGCGTCGGCTAGCTCGTTGACCTTGTTGACGTCGCCGAGGATGGCGGCGGCCCTGAGGAACTCCTCGGAGTCCTCGAACGTGAGGGTGAACACGTCGCCCTCCCCGACTGCGAACTCGCCGCCCTCGACGCCGAGCGCCCGGACGGCCTTCTCGGCCGGCTTGCGCGCCTTGACCTCGGCCGCGCCGATGCCCATGGCCTTCAGCTCCTCCAGGAGGGCCTCGATGTCGCCCTCGCGGGCGTCCTGCTCCTGGGACTCGCCGAAAATGTAGTTGAGGAACTTGTCCTTCATGCTGCCCTAACTACGCGGCCGGGCCGCGGGGGGCCGCGCCCGAAAAGATTTATGATTCTATCCGTTGACACCCCCAGCATGCAGTTCTAAAGAACAACTTTTGTAAACAAAATGCCGACCCCGCGCGATTATTTTCCGACGGCCGCGCCGCGGCCCGCCCAGACCGAGTCGCTGGACTTCATCCGCCGGGCCTACGAGCAGGGGTTCAGGGACGTCGTGATCGAGGCGCCGACGGGCACCGGCAAGAGCTTCATCGCCAGCGCGGCGGCGCTCTGGGGCCAGGATGCGTCGGCCATGGAGCTGGGCGGCATGGCGGGCGGCTACGTGCTGGTGAACCAGAAGATGCTCCAGGACCAGATGGCGGTGGATCTGATGCGATTCGACGCCTCGAAGGGCCGGGCCGCGTTGATCAAGTCGGCGGTCGAGTACGAGTGCCCGATCCACAGGCTCTGCTCGCACGGGGCCGTCCGCAAGTGCCCGCACCGCAAGGAGGGCGACTGCGCGTACCGGCTGGCGAAGGAGGTTTTCGTGACTTCGCCGCTCGGCGTGACCAACTACGCCTACTTCTTCACCGAGCGGGCCTTCGTCGGCGAGCTGATCGCCCGGAGGGTGCTGTGCCTCGACGAGTGCCACAACCTGGCGAAGCTCATCACGCGGTTCGTGGACGTGACGGTGAACGAGAAGGGGCTGGAGAAGTTCGCCAACAGCGAGCTGGCCCCCGACCTGAAGCGCATCGAGACGGTGGCGGAGTTCGTGGCCTGGCTGGTGCGGACGTACATCCCGGCGGTGAAGGAGAAGGTGGCCATCGTGAACGCGCTGGCCGACACGCACCACGACCTGCCCGACGCGGCGAAGCTGGCCCACGAGGTGGCGCAGCACCAGCAGAAGGTGGAGGCGGCGGTGGAGCGGCTGCTGGAGGGCGCGCAGGACTGGATCTTCTGGCGGGAGGACGGGCGGGACGGGGTGGAGCTGACGGCTCGGCCGCTGGAGGCGGCGCCGTTCTTCCCGCAGCTGGTGATGTCGGCGGGGTCGCTGCGGATCTACCTCTCGGCCTTCCCGGGCGACCGGCGGACGTTCTGCCGCGACCTGGGGCTGGACCCGGCGGCGGTGGCCTGGCTGTCGCTGGATAGCACGTTCCCCGTCGAGCACCGCCCGGTCTACCTGACGACGGTGGGGAGCATGAGCCGGGCGAACAAGGAGGCGACGACGCCGGCCCTGCTGCGCATGGTCGCGAAGCTCCTCGCCAAGCACGCGGGCGAGCGGGGCGTGATCCACAGCCACAGCTACGAGCTGGCCGACAAGGTGAACGAGTGGCTGACCTGGTCGCCGCACGCCCGGCGGCTGACCTACCCGAGGAAGGCGGATGACCGGGACGAGGCGCTCAAGGCGCACATGGCCAAGCCGGACAGCGTGCTGCTCTCGCCGAGCATGGCGGAGGGGTTCGACTTCAAGGACGACATCGCCCGGTTCCAGATCATCCTCAAGTGCCCGTACCCGTCGCTGGGGGACAAGCAGGTGGCGGCCAAGCTGGCGCGGAACCGGCGCTGGTACGAGTCCGAGACGGTCAAGACGATCCTCCAGGCGTGCGGGCGGGCCTGCCGTTCGGAGACCGACCACAGCTCCACCTACATCCTCGACGCCGACGCGGAGCGGCTGCTGCGGGAGTGGCACGACGACCTGCCTGGGTGGTTCACCGACTCGCTGGTGCAGTTCCGATGAGGGGCTCGAAACAGCTCAAGGCTTTCGTAAGGCGGTACAGCGCACTGCATCGCGGGAAACTCAAGCCCCCCATAGCCATGAAGCCCAAGAAGTTCAAAACCCCGAAGAAGAAACGGGAGCAAAACAAGGCCTACTACCACGCCCACCCGGACAAATGGAAACTAATTTACCGGCCCAGCCAAAAAGCGGAGGAGAAGCCAGAGGACGCGGTAGGCAAGAAGATCGTACGCAACGCCAAAAAACACCCCTGCTGGAAGAGGCCGCCACCCCACAAACAAGCACCGACCCCAACCCCGGTCGCGCTGACCGCCGGCAGCGGGAAGATCGCGCCGCGGGCGCCGACGGCCGCCGACGCCGAGACCAGGAGAATTGGAGCCAAGGCCTACCGCGACGCCCACGCCGGAAGATGGCGAAAAGGCGGCATCTACTATGAGAAACGGAAGAAACAGGGCGCCCCGACCACCACTCCACCCGCCCCGCCTAGTCCACCGCCGCCGATAACTCCGCTTGCACAAGCACCGGCCCCGGCCCCAATCACGCTGACCCCTAAAAAAGTGTTTTACGAGCTCAAGCCCCCCGCGATCAAGCCCCCGGACCTGACGGCCCCCGTCGCCAGCACCGCACATCAAAACTCGATCTGGCGGTTCAAGGCCAACGCCTGCCCAACGACGCCCCGCCGCCAGAGGCACCGTCAGCCGGAGCCACCCCCCGATCCCTTCGCGGACTTCACGAAGCGCGAGCCGACGGCCAGCTATATCGGGCTGAAAAAACAGTGGGAAGCGAAGTACCTGCTGGGAAGTTCTTAACGATATGCCGATACCCTTGGACAGGCTGCGCAACGAGACCATGTACTCCCTGCTGAAAGACTCCGGGCGCCGCGAAAGCATCCTGGCGCGCGGCTCCGACGTGCGGGCCGACTGGGGCCGGGCCGACTTCCAGAAGCTCTCGGCCGACTCGCCCCTGTCGGGCGACTACGTGCGCGTCGAGTGCGCGCCCGGCGAGTTCATCGCCGCCTGGCGGGACCCGACCCGGCCGGAGCTGGTCGAGGAGGGCGGCGAGGAGCCGGAGGTGCTGGCCCGGGCGGTGCGCCCGCTAGTGAGACCGGAAGCGATCGAGGAGTTCAACCGGGTGGCCGAGGCCCTGGAGGCCGACAGCTTCGCCGCCGAGCCGGCCCCGGACCCGCTGGAGGCGGCGCTGGCGGCGGCGGCGCGGGAGCTGGTCGCGGACCTTTCCACATGAAACTCATCGAAGCACCCGACCCGTCGTTCGGCGCCCTGGGGGAGCCGGACCTGTTCCTCGCCGGCGGCATCACGGGCTGCCCCGACTGGCAGGCGGAGATGGCGGGCCTGCTGGCCGGCACCTGCCTCACCGTCTACAACCCCCGGCGGAAGAACTTCCCGATCCACGACCCGAACGCGGCCAAGGCGCAGATCGAGTGGGAGTATCTGCGGCTGGATTGCGCCTCCATGGTGCTGTTCTGGTTCGCCCGCGGCTCGCTGAACCCCATCGTGCTCTACGAGCTGGGAATGTGGGGGAACTCGCGGGTCAGGCCCATCTTCGTCGGCTGCGACCCCCACTACGAGCGCACCCAGGACGTGCTGATCCAGACGGGGCTGGCGAGGCCGGAGGTCAGGGTGGCGCCGTCGCTTTTGGATCTGGCCGAGCAGGTTCGGCAGGCTGCTCTACGATCTTGACCTCGTAGGGCGACTGCCGCGGCGGGGAGAAGGATACGTCGACGACCTCAACCTCCTTGGGGGTAGTCTCGTCCACGATGGCCGGGCCGACGAACCTGCCCGTGACGCCGTTGCTCAGCTTCACGGTGACGGTCTGGATGAGGATGGTGGGCACGCCGGTGTAGAACTCTCAAGGGTGCGCGGTGGTGGTGACCTCGCCGCCCGTGATGCTGCCGTGCCAGTCGTGCGGCATGAAGTTGAGGGACGGCGCGAGCGTGAGCGTCTCGAACGTGTCGCCGACCCTGGCCCACTTGAGCTGGTCGGCGAAGAAAGCCGCCTCGTCCCAGCCGTGCCTTTTCGCCAGCCCCTCCGGGTCGATCGCCGGCGTGAACAAGACGGCCAGGCGGCGCGCGCGGTTCCACGGGGAGTCGAAGGAGAGCCCGACGTGGTAGATCGAGGGGCTCGACCAGTTGTGGAGGCCGACCCACCGGGGGCGGAGTTCGACGAGCCTCATCTAGCAACTTTCCAACCGGCCAGCCCTGAGATAGCCGTGCCACTTGGGCACCTGGGCCGAGTCGAGAATACTAGGTTCAAGCGTGGGCCTGTCCAGGTCGCCGTCCCAACCCCAGACCGCCCTATCCGCGGGGGCGGGGCCTCGGACAACAGGAAGCCAGGTTTGTTCGCCGGTCGGCATCACGATCTGCATCCCCTGAACCCGGCCGTCCTCGACGACGGGGATGAAGCGCCAGTTGAAGTCCCCGATTTCCCTCAGCTCGGAGGGGTCGCAGTTGTCGGGTTTCCGGCGGCAGTCGTAGAAGCCGGTATTCATCGGCGCTCGCTGAGCACCCCGTTGGTGAGGAAGCCATGCCAGTGGGGGGCCTGGATCGAGCCGGCGCCCGCCTGACAGGTGTCGCCGTTCTTGTCGACCGTGAGCTCCGCCTTGGTGGGGTCCCCGTGGCGGCACCAGCACTTGTGGACCTTGTCGTCGGGCCTGGTGCAGTTGCTGCACTTGCCGTCGACGTGCCAGTCGTGCCCGTCGGGGCACTTGACGATGACGGCCCGGCCATCCAGCCCGCACCACTCGGGGATGTCGTGGTACCAGACGGCGTCCCAGGAGGCCCCGGGCGGGGCGTCACGCAGGCCCAGGATCTCCCCGGTGTCCGCGCGGCGGTACAGCGTCTCGCAGAAGATCTGGAACTCGTCCTCGGCCGGCGTGAAGACGCGGCCACACTTCGGGCACGCCTTCGGGTGGCCGGGCATCGGCTCCACCGAGCGGATGGCGTGCTCCGGGCCGTCGTCCACCTCGTCGAGCGGGGCCGACTCGTCGCAGTCGCAGGCGCGGGCCGCCACGTCCTCCGGCATGCCCCACGTCCTGCGGAACACGCGCAGCCTGCGCCGCACGCGCGAGGTAGGCTCCAGCCAGAATGTGCGAACGTCATCCATCGCGCGCGAGGAAAACAGGGGCCGGTTGCTAGCTTTTCAAAACCACCACTCGGCCATCTTCAGTCTGGTAACTCCACCGGTGCCCGTTGGGGCAACGAGCACCGTGCCCGTTCCTCAAGCTCTCCACGGTATGCTTCACGTTGCTGCTGCAGCGGCATGTAGAGACATATCGCTCCCCGCAGACGGGGCACAGTTGCCGGTCGACTGCGGAAGCCGGCTCAAGCCCCTCCAAAAGCCTGTCAAGATGCTGTTTTGCGTTCATCAGTCGATGTCCAGCGGGGCGAAGATCTGCGCCGCCTGGAGGTGCTCCTCCAGCTCCTTGAGCTTGGCCTCGGCCTTGTCGCGGCGCTGCTGGTCGAACTGGAGGTTCTGCAGCGGGCCGGGGATGGCCCCGGAGTACTTGCTGAGGATCTCGGCGTACTGGTGGCGGGCCTTCTGGAAGGCGTAGTCCTTGACCCACTTGGCCCCGAACTGGTCCAGCCCCTTCGTGTCGGAGTAGGGCTGGTACCACTGGAGGCCGGCCTGGTAGCGGTCGAGCGGGTTCCAGATGAGGAGCTGCTTGTTGGCGAAGTCGTAGGTCCAGTTGGGCTGGATCGAGGTGACGCGCATCCAGACCTTCATCCACCGCAGGAAGCTGTCGAGCTCGTCGAGGCCGTTGCGCAGGAGCGGGGCCGGGTCGATGAGGTTGCCCCAGAACAGCTCGGCGGGGACGGGGTTGGGCTGGACGAAGTCGACGCGGATCGGCCCCTGGCCCATGTCGACGCCCACGAGGTATTGGAACTGGCCGCGCTGGAGCTGGATGGCGCCGTAGCGCAGGACGGGGCGCCAGGTGCTGTAGAGCACGAGCGCGTCCTGGATGGCGTCGAGGATGTTCTGCTGGGGCAGTTCCACGATCATCGTGGGCTGGCCGAGCGACCGCTTGATGTACGAGGACAGCTGGTCGATCGTGTACCCGTAGGCCGGGAGCGTGCTGGTGGACTGGGCGCTGGTCGTTACCTGGTGGTCGGCCTGGGGGACGGGAACCAGCGGCTGGGTGGACGGGGCGGGCATGCCCTAACTACCCCTTGGGGTAGGGCGCCATGACGGCGCCGAGCTGGGCCGGGTGCTTCCCCTTCGCGTGCTGCTGGAGATGGTTCCTGGTGCCGAAGGCCCTGCCGCAGGCGACGCACACGAACTTCTCGGTCCCGGCGGCCTGCGGCGGGGATTCGCCGACGGGCGCGGGCGGGAGCCTGGGCTCCGGGAGCGGCCGCTCCACGGGGGGTGTGGCCTCCTCGACGGGCGGGGCGGCCTCCTCCGGCGCGGCGGCCCGGGCGGTAGCCTCCTCCATGACCGGGTCGATTACAACGTCGGGGACCTTCCTCGCCGCGGCCTTGGCGAGGCGCTCGGCGATGCCACCCTTCTTCATCACGGCCGGGGGCACGGGGGGCGGCGGGTTCATCCTGGCGGCCGGCGGGGGCTGGCGCTTGACCCCGGCGTCCCTGGCGATGCCGATGTAGGGCGCGGCCTTCCCCACGTCCCTGCCGGGGACGTCCTCGATCCCCTCCGGGGCCGGGATGATGTTCGGGGCCACGAGGCCGCGGGCGCGGGCCTCGGCCATCGTCATGCCGGCGACGGGCGAGTAGCCCGCCTGCGGCGCCACGGGGACGACCGGCTGACCGGCGATCCGGGCGGTGGGCGGGCGCGGCCTCGGGGGGAGCGGCGCCCTCGGCGCGGGGTGGGCGGCGGCCTCGCCGCCGGGCCTCATCGAGGCCGGGACCTGGCGGCTGCCGGAGAAGCCGGGAGCGCCCATGGGGGCGGGCGCGCCGGGCGGGCGCATACGGAAGCTGATCACGGGCACCGGCTCGTCCGAGATCTGCTTCGCCAGCATGTGGGGGCCGACGAAGGCCTCCAGCGCCGGGTCGTTGATCTGGTTCCCCCTCTCGTCCGTGATGAACTTGTTGGGCTGGACAATGAGGTTCGCGAGGCCGAGCTTGGAGGAGTGCAGCGAGACGGGGTGGTCGTTCGGGTTGAAGAACCCGACGGTGTTGGTGGTCGCCGGGGCGGCGACGTTGGCGTTGGTGTCAGCAGTTGGTGAGCTCACTGGGAATAAATGGTTGCTGTGGACTAAGAACAAAAAAGCCGGCGCGGCCGGGAGGAAATCTGTTCTGACCTCGCATGGCGATTTACCTAGGCATAGACAGCGGGTTCGCGGCCCCCGGCTTCGCGGTGGTCGACGCCGGCGACGGGCACGACAAGGTGCTGCACGGAAGTTGCTTCCACACCAAGGGCCTCACCGAGAAGCAGCGCGACAAGAAGGATGTTTACAAATCCGACGACGACGCGCGCCGCTGCGTGAGGATAAGCGACGAGATCGAGAAGCTGGTCCGGGCGCACAAGCCGGACCTGGCGATCGTGGAGCTCCCGTCGGCCGGGGCGAGGGACGCCGCGGCCATCAAGGGCATGGCGCTCGGCGCCGCCACGACGGTGGTCACGCTCCACCGGCTCGGGGTCCCGGCCCGGTACATCTCGCCGGCCGAGAACAAGCGGGGCAGCGCGGGCGCCCCCGACGCGGAGAAGGACGACGTGCTGGCGGCGGTGAAGAAGGCCTGGCCTGACTTCGCCGGGTGGCCAATGAAGAAGACGAAGGCGACGGAGCCCGACCTCGACGACTGCTACGCGGTGGCCGACGCGCTGTCCTGCGTCTTGACGCACCTAGAAGGGGGCTGACGTGGCCAAGTGGATCGAGTTCACGCAGACGGCCACCTCCCCCAGCGGGAAGACCAAGGTCTGGAGCGTCCACGCGAAGGACGGCGGCCCCCCGCTCGGCAGCGTGCGGTGGCACGGGGCCTGGCGCCGCTACTCCTTCTTCCCCGAGCCAGGCACCCTTTTCGAGAAGGACTGCCTGCGCGACATCGCCAACTTCCTCGAAACGCAAACCGAAGCCCAACGGAGGCCAGCCACGGAGCTGGCGGAACCAACATGATGAAAAGCATAGAGGAGCGGCTGGTCGGCATCGCCGAGGGGCAATGCCGCCTCGACGTCGACAAGCTGCTGTCCCCGGTGAACGACTTCCTCACGAAGCACGGGATGGGCCCGGTCGCGATGGGCGAGACGCCGCCCGTGCCCTACCAGCAGGCCAAGGGCGCGCTGGAGACGCTGCACACCGTCCTGTACGACCTGGCCGTGGCCGACTACCGCGAGAGGCAGGTCGAGACGGCGGTGCGCAAGCTGGAGTCGCTGCGCGCGCCCCCTCCGCCCCCGCCGCAGGGCTACGGGGAAGAGGAGACACCCCAGCCGCCTCGCAAGCGGGCACCCTAGTTAGCGCATGGCACACCAAGGCTGGATCGGCGTCGACCTCGACGGCACCCTGGCCCTCTACACGGGCTGGAAGGGGCCCACCCACATCGGCGAGCCGGTGCCCGCGATGGCGGAGCGCGTCAGGAGATGGCTGGCGCAGGGCGTGGACGTGCGGATTTTCACCGCCCGCTCCAACCCGACCAACCCGGACGCCCCGGCGGCGGTGCCGGCGGTCAGGGCCTGGTGCATCGAGCACTTCGGCCGGGAGCTTCCGATCACCTGGGAGAAGGACATGGAGATGGTTTGCCTTTACGACGACCGAGCTAAGCAAGTGATCACGAACACAGGCATACTCGTCGAGAGCCTGGTGAAAGGCTATGAGGAACCGACAGATTGAACTAATTTGCAGCAACTGCGGCAAGCCGTTCAAAGTGCCGCCGTCCCAGGCCAAAAGGCGCAAGTCGTGCAGCAGGGCGTGCGCGAACCAAAGCAGGGTGTCTAGCGACCCCCAGCACAAGCTTTACAACAACCGAAAATGGCGGGAAAAGCATCCAGAAAAGATGGCCGCCATACGCAGAAGATACCTCTACGGAATCACACAGGAAGAGTTCGAAAAGCTATACGACAGACAGGATGGCCTGTGCGCCATCTGTCGCGTCAAAAAGGCGTCCCACTTGGATCACGACCACGACAGCGGAAAGATCAGGGGACTGTTATGCGGCGGTTGTAATCGAGGCCTGGGCCTCTTCGAAGACTCAGTGAAGAACCTGCGATCAGCCATAAACTATCTGACCGGTAGTTAGGGCACCAAACAGATTCTCGTGGAGATCACCGAGGACACCCAGCCTCAGAAGCCTTTTGGTACTGTGGAAGCTGCTTTGCTCGACTTTATCGAGACGATTGAGGCGGCGGGCGGCGTGGCGAAAAATCCAGATGGCTTTTACGCACCTGTCGGAGACCGCGAATGGACCGACTTAGGTGACGCCTACATGAAGGCATGCGCTATCCTCAAACGTGAACCGTATCTTGAGGAGGAACCCTCGCCGCCTGGCTCAAATTGGTAAGTTCCTCGCATGAACCGGGCCGTCCAGCGGCTGCTCGACGAGCACGAGGTGGAGGGCGGCAAGCTCCGCCCGGAGGTCGTCGTGTACCTCAAGCCGGAGCAGATCGGCGACCCGGCCGGGTGCCACTGCGGCGCCTGCATCTTCTTCCACGGGGGCGAGTGCATGCTCACCAGCCCGCCCGCCTGCGACGCCAGGCGCGGGGTCTGCGCCCTGTTCCTCGGGGCCACCGGGGGCCGCGCCGTGATCGCCCAAGAGGGCAGCAGGCCGCTCCAGCTCATCCCCAAGGAGCAGGCCGGCTACGCCGAGGACGGCCCGACCCGGTGCGCCAACTGCAAGTACTACGGCGGGGGCGGGGAAGGCGAGACCGGCTCCTGCAGCGAGGTCGGGGGCACCATCTACCGCGACGGCTGCTGCAACAAATGGGAGCGCGGGGACGAATCCTAATTAGGCCATGCGCGCCAAGCAAATCCTCGAAGCGATCCTCCCCATGACCACCTCGGCGGGCTCGGCCGTCGCGAAAGCCATGGCGAAATGGGTCTGGGTCCGCTGGGGCGACGCGTCCAACTACGAGAAGTACGATTCCGTCTCCGAAACCGAGTCCGACTTCGCCGACCACCTCCGCAAGGGGAGCAGGGTACGGCGCTGGGTGAGGTACGGCGTCCAAGTGGTCCCCGGCTACGACGGGTACAACTACATCTCGATTTTCTGGGGCGACGACGACGCCAACGCCGCCCGCGAGCTCACCAGCGAGGAAAAGAGTCAGATCGAGAGGATAGTCGAGCAGACTCCGGGTTTCGACTGAGCTACCGGATCGTCTTCCCGGCACTGGGCATCGACTCGATCCGGGCCTCGATGAACCGGACGAGCGCGGCCTCGGCGTCGACGTAGAACTGGGCACCGACGCGGGTCATCTTGGCGGCGAGGTGCGCCCGCCTGGAGGCGAGGACGGCCAGGGCCTTGTCCCGGACGGCCGCCCGGTTGATGAGGAGGCGGGTGCGCTCGCTCATGCGCCGGCCCCCCTGCCCGAGTAGACCAGCCGCTCCCACGCCCGGACGAACGACGAGTATCTGCTGCCCTCGTCGGTCTCCAGGTAGAACACCCAGGGGCCCGTGTCGCGGTACCCCTCGCGCTTGCTCTCGACTATCTGGACCCGCACGCCTCCGAGCTTCCTGGCGGCTTCGCGGGCCTCGGCTTCGGTTGGATATATCTTCTGCATAGTGCGCACATTATATCAAATCGCGTTTACGACTTTTTGCGCGGAGGGGCCGAAATCAACGGGTTGCGGGACCGCCCCGCTCTGAGAAGATTCCGCTTGACACGATTTTTCACTTCCGCCCGCGGCGCACCGCCACGTCCTGCCCGGGGCGCTCGCGGCGCCACGCCAGAAAGGCCCGGATCACCGGGTGCGCCCGCAGCAGCTCGACCGTGTGGAGCTCGCGTTCGAGCTGCTTCTCGGAGAACGTGGCGTGAACCATGCGGTGGCAGGGGGTGCAGAACGGCCGGGTGCCGCGCCCGCCCCGGCTGTGCGGGACGAGATGGTGGCGCGAGTTCGCCCAGCCGGCCAGGCACAGGGCGCACAGCCGGCCCCGCCACCCGCAGTCGCGGCAAAGGTAGACCGAGGCCAGAGGCTCCCTCTCGGCGACAGGTTCGAGACGGGGGCCGCCGCATCCGGGGCAGATGGGGGCAGGCGCACTCACGCGGCCTTGGCGATCGCGGCCTGCGCCTTCACGATCACGCGGACGATCCAGTCCTTCCAGCCCTGCACGCCGTCGCGGGCGAAGTCCTCGGCGGTGAAGTAGCAGGTGGGGGTGGCGGCGACCAAGGCGTCGATCTCGGCGCCGGGCAGGAAGCCCTTCTCGCGGATGTACTCGGTCATGGAGCCGGGGTGCGGGGTCGAACCGCGCATGCCCTTGACGCGCCTGCGCCAGATGCCCTCGGTCAGCGGGACGCCGACGCCCCGCGGCCAGCCCTTAGCCTCGGCGAACTGCAGGTGCCGCTGCGCGGTGCGGGCCTCGACGATGACGACGCGGCGCAGCTTGTCGGGGTCGATCCTCGCGAGCTCGTCGACCTCCCACGGCTTCATGGCGGTGCAGAAGTAGCAGGACGACTTCGGGGGCACCGGCAGGCCGGCCTTGGCGATCTCCTCGATGCAGCGCTCCAGGTTCCAACCCCACTCCTGCAGGGGGAACCAAAGCTGGTACTTGGTCTTTTCGAGGTCGCTGACGGCGAAGGTGGCGCAGCCCCGCTCGGCCCGCTGGTGCTCGTGCGGGGAGTCCTCGAACCCGACGGCCTTGACCACCTTGAGGCCCCTGGCCCACGCGTCGAGGGCGGGCTGCCACTTGGCCACGTACTTCAACTGCGGGGTGATCTTCCACTTGCTGGAGCAGGAGTGGCCGCCGTAGGCGATGCTGGGCAGGCTGACGTTGGTGAGGATGTTCTCCTCGATGGTGTGGTAGTGCGGCCAGTGCTTGAAGTTGGACGGCTCGTAGCGGACGACGGTGACCTCCGGGAACCCGGCGGAGCGCAGCCACGCGTTCATCACGGGGAGGTAGTCGTAGGTCGGCTGGCGCTCGGCGCCGACGTCGGCGAACAGGATCAGGTCGGGCCGGATGCCCCGCTGACGGAGACCCACGAGCATCGCCGTGCTGTCCCTTCCCGCGCCGTAGCAGACCACCAGAGGCTGTTCGTTTATCATGCCGGGGATCATAGCCGCCGGGCGCCCGGACTCAAGCAAAAAGTTTATGACATTTTGTGTACGTCAAAATAATAACATACACGCCGGAAATGACATACGTCACCCCCCGCGCAGGAGGTCGAGGGCCGCCTCCGGGTCCCCGCAGGCCTGCATGAGGGCGCCCCTGGCCTCCTCGGCCGTGCACGTCGACCCGGCCTGCTCCACCAGGGCCGCGACCGCCGAGCCGTCCACCAGCCGGGTCTCGACCGCGCCGCACTCGCACGCGACCTCGAAGACGACCTCGCCGCCCTCGTAGGAGTTCACCGACTGGACCACGTATTCGTGCGCGTGCATCGCCTGGCGCACCGCCGCGCCACCCAGCGCGGCCCGCAGCCTCCGCTCGGCGGAAATGATCCAGACCCATGCGCCTGCAGACAACGCCAGCGCCGTCGCCGAAAGGACGAGGGCAATCAAGTCATCGTGCATGCTTATTAGAACAACTTAACTGGCCGTTCCATTCCCAAGGTACGGCAGCACGCAGGCGGGCAGGTCGGCCAGCTCCTCGGGCCTCCAGGCCCGGATCAGCGGCCAGACCTGATAGTGCCTGTACATGTGGGCGTTCCTGAAGCCAGGCTTGATCTTCGGGAGGGTGTTGGCGATCCAACCCTCGAAGTCATAATTGGGGTCGTCGTAGTGGCCGCTCTCGCGGTGCTTCTGGACGACCTCCTCGTAGGTGCGGCGGGTGGCGGTGAAGTGGATCACGTCGTGGCCCGGCAGCTCGGCCCGGCTGCCCGCCACGGTGCGGCAGTCCACCAGGTGGTGGGGCGCGGCGATGTAGACGGTCGCCTTGTCGGTGGAGCCCTCCACCGGGTAGCCCGGGTAGCCCACGACCGGCGTCATGCCCGTGTAGAGGCCGGCGGTGACGCCGGCGGTGGTCTGGACGCACTCGGCGAGGCGGGCGTAGAAGCCGCGCCGCCAGAACTCGTCGCCGTCGGCGATGATGACGTGGGCGAACCCGTCGGCGTAGATCCGGTCGAGGGCCTCGTTGCGCATGGCGGTCTCTACGTCGATCCGGGTGCGGAAGAAGGCGCGGGCGGGCCCGACGCGCTGGTCGACCAGCACGGCGTCGACGCCCTCGGCGCACAGCCGGTTGGCGGCCGCCTGAACCTCGGCCATCTCGGCGGGGGAGCGGGGCCGCCCCGACCACCACTCGTCGGGGCACATCAGGTAGACGCGCCCGACCGGCGCGGGGCCGGCCCTCCCCTCGTCGACGATGCGCCGGGCCACGTCGTAGAGGCAGAAGTCGTCGCGGATGGCCTGCATGTAGAGGGCGAACCGGTCCAGCTCAGCGGGCGGCTCCACGTCGATGGGGAAGTTCTGGCTCATGCGGAACTTGAACAGCATCTCCCCGCGCTGCCAGCGGCCCTTGGAGGAGTGGGCCTCGTCGACGGCGTCCCGGGCGCGCTTGCCGCAGTCGGGGTGCCTGTGCTCGAAGAGGAGCCGGGGGGCCGAGATGAGCCTCTTCTCGTAGGCCGCCGAGTAGGTGAGCTCGGTGTCGCTGTTGTGGCTCAGATAACCGTCCGCCACGTAGTTTTGGGTCTCCGTGGAGAGGCAGTAGACTTCCTTGTCATCGACATACGATTCGATGCTGACGATCTCGTCTGGCGCCCCAAACCTGGATGTGAACATTCTCTTGGACACCGCTCGCTTGAAGCTTCTCACGGGCCGGACCCACGACAGAAACTTCAAGTACTCCGGCCTCCCGCCAGTGATGCAGTAACCGTGCTGCTCGATCAGCTTGCCCCTCCATTTCCGACGATAACCTTTCACAGTGAAACTGAAACCCAACCGAGTCAGCACGCGCTCCAGCTCCTTGCACACCTCAGGATTCTTGTCGAACGACTGGGTTATGGTCGGAAAGCACCCCTCGCCGTCATAAATCCCAGCGAGCCAACCCAGTTCCCGAACCGATTGATCGTCCATTGGCGGCGAAGGGGGCATGTCCAGAACCTTCACCAACCGACGCCCGATCCTCGGAGTTCCGTACAAAAGCTGGCCGTCGGCCTTCTGACGCGGGTGGCCCCCCTGTCCACGCAACACGGTTCCAGCTTGGTTTCGCAAATACACGCGGGTATCCCCATAGTAGGCCCAGACATGGTCAGGAGTGCACAGGATCACCTTACCGGACTTCAGCGTAAGCCTCACCAGCCTGTCGCGCTTACGATGGACCTCCAGCACTCGGGACGGCTGAAGAAACTCCCGCCTTTGCTTGCCAGTGCCCCGCGACCCAATCCTGCGAACCGAACCCACCACGACATCGCCGGGGACAACGTCACCAATAGGTTTAAGAGTATGGTTGGCCATCAGGATAGGCGTGTCGGGCGGAAAGCAATAGATCGACTCGTAGTCGGGGTAGAAGAGGTAGCCGCGGCGGCGGTAGCGGCGGGCGGTCACGATGCCGAGCGTGCAGAGGTCGGAGTTGTAGCCGTCGTAGACGCGGACGGCGAAGTCCTGGAGCCACCAGCCGGGGGCGGCCACGCCCGCCAGAAGGTCGTCCCAGCGCTCCGGCACGTCGAAGTCGTCGGCCACGGCGATGAGCACGTCACCCAGGCCCTGGCGCTCGGCGAGCTTGGCGGCGGCGTTCCAGCCGGCCACGCAGTTCTTGGGCCCCCCGTTCACGACCACGTCCTCCGCCGTCCCGGCGGCGACCGCGCGGGCGGCCTCGTCGTCCACCGCGATGGCGAAGCGGGCGTCGGCCGGGCGGGCGGCGCGGCCCTTCCACCGCCGCACGACGTCGGCGATCAGGTGCGGGCGGGCCGAGGTGTAGATGAGCGAGAACTTCGGGAGGTCCATCGTCTAAGTAATCTGTTCTCATAAGAACGATGGCCGAGCCCGAAAACCAACAGAAATCCGCCGCCGACAAGTTCGCGCGGGAAGCCCGCCTGCACCTGAGGGCGCTGAGCGCCCAGTACGGCATGATCGGGGGCTTCTATCAGCTCACCGGCGAGAGCCTCGCCCTGTGCGAGCGGCTGCTGGAGGAGCTCCAGCGCCGGGACGCGGCCACCAAGGAGGAGAGACCCCATGAAGAAGAAACCCCCCGCCCGCGCGCCCCGTAGGCTGCTGGCCAAGCTGGCCATCGCCGCCATCCTCCGGTCCGCCGGCATCCGGGTGGAGCCGAGGGTCTACGTGTACGACGGGAGGCGCGTCTACGGGTACGGGGTGCGCCACCGCACCGCGGCGGGCGAGAGTGACACCGGAAACATCCAGTGGACCTTCGACAACGCCCTGCACTACGCCTTCGCCACCCTCGCCATCAGGACCGAGGATAATGTTTACGCCCTCCCGACCCGCACGGCGACCAGCGGCGGCCAGGGCGGCACGCACTGGGCCGGCGCTCAGGCCAGCTCGAAGGCCTCCAGGCGCCCCTCGCCGGCCCGGAGCTCGTAGCTGACGAACAGCTTGGTTCCCCCGCCCGGCCTCACCGGGCGCTCGCCCGGCTCCAGCGGCCGCGCGACGACCTTGACGCCGTCGCACTCCGGCCGCAGCTGCCCCGCCTTGGCCAGCGCAATGGCCGCTGAGAGGCCGATCACGACCTGGGAGGGCTTGGAGCCGTGCCGGCGCTCGAAGGCCGCCACGGCCTCTGGAAGGTAGTCGGCCATCAATAGGGGCGCCCGCCCGGGTTGACGTAGCGCCTCGAACCGCCGGGGACGATTGTGAAGCTGCCGTCCTCGGCGACCTCGACGTCGCGCCAGTTGTCCGCGATGAGGTCGTCGTCGCCGAGCCTGGGGCTGCCGCTGCCACGCCCGATCGGCTTCGAGGGGGATTCGTCGACTTCCGCCTCCCGCTGCACTTCCTCCGGCACGCCGGCTGTCCCGTCCTCCCACCGATTCGTGGCGCGACCGTCCCGGTAGACCAACACGCCCAGTTCGAGCCGGTTGCCCTCCTCGTCATAGGCGCTGGCCACGAACTCGTCCTCGCCACGGCAGGCCTTGAGCGCCTCCGGGTTGCCCAGCTCGTACTCGGTGAAGCACCACCGCTCCTGTCGCGACTCCCCCAAAAGCTTTTTGACGGCGTTCATGACTTAACTACGGGGCAGGCGGGGCGACCCAGCCCCCATACCGCTCGCGCACTGGGCGCGCAACCTCCATGGCCTCATCGAAGCTGGTCGTCACCGCGTGGGGCGGCAACCCACCGCCCATGAAGGTGAGAAACACAGGGGCCCCGGCAGCCAAACGAAGCCGCTCGGCGTCAGACGGCCTCCACGCCGTCACTACGACTTCAGCGCCGTCACAGGAACCGCCCCGAAGTGTGGTACGATGCGCCCTGACGGTGGCCACCTGCTCCTCCGAGAAGCCCGGCGGGGGTCCGAACGACACGTTCGCCTCAAGAAAGTCTATGGGTTTCATAAATTGATCAAATCGCGACCCTCCTCGGCAGCCTGGATGAAGACCGCCGCGAGCTGCGGCACGATTGCATTGCCGTAGCCCCGCAGGAGTCCCACGCGGCCGGGAAGCCCATCAACCAGCGGGGAGAGCCGGGTTCAACACGCCGCGCCTTGCCGTCGCGGCAGGGGACGAGGTCGAAGTCGTCCCAGACAGCGAGGGATGGCCAGCCGGGACCGCCTCCGCCGCCGGCACCACCTCGCCCGTCGTCTGCCTCCCGATCCCCAGGGCCACGTTGTGGAGGTTGCACCGGGTGGTCGCCCACGTCGCCGAGTGCCCGTGGGCCTCGTCCGTCGCTATGGGCGTCGGCCAGCCCGCCAGCCGGGCCTGCGCCCCCAGGTCGACCTGCTGCTTCGTGCCGTCCGGCCGCCAGTTCGAGTCGTTGCTCGTCCGGCCCCCGTTCGGCACGTTCGGGGTCGCCCACCCGGCCAGGTCGGCCGTCTGCGCCATCACCTGGAGGCTGGTGATCGCCATGCGCTCGGCCCCCGTCCCATCGCGCACGCCCATCCTCAGCTTCATCGCGAGGTGGGCCTCCGGGGTCTTGTTGTCGTCGTTCGCCACGGGCGTCGGCCAGCCCGCCAGCCTCACCTGGTTCCTCAAGTCGTTCCCGGCCGAGCTGCCCCCGTGCGCCGCGCCCGCTGCGGCCTCCGTCGGGGTCAGCCAGCCCGCCACAACCATGGACACCGTCTCCTGGTTCCCGCAGTGCGTGCCCGCCCTGACCTCCTCGCCGATCGGCGTAGGCCACCCAATAGAGCCGCTGCCGGATCTGGGGCGAGCCGACGCCCGCAGCGCACAGATCGGCGGCCCCGACGGCATATCCCAGTCGCGCCAGGTTAGCTCGTACTCCGGCGAGCCAAAGGCGCCCAGCCGAGCTCGCAACCTGCTCCCCAAACACGACTGGAGGGCGGCACCGAGCGACCAGGTGGCGAAAGAACGGCCATAGGTGGCGCTTGTCCTTCGTTCCCAGCCTTCGCCCGGCCGTGCTGAACGGCTGGCACGGGCACGAGCCGGTCCAGGCGGGGCGGGAGTCGGGCCAGCCGGCGAGGCGCAGGGCGTAGGCCCAGCCGCCGACGCCGGCGAAGAAGTGGCACTGGGCGAACCCCCGGACGTCGGCGGGCTCGACGTCGGCGACGCTCCGGTCATCGACGACCCCCTCCCCGATCCGCCCGGCGGCGATCAGCTCGCGCAGCCAGGCCGCGGCCTCCGGGTTGTTCTCGTTGTAGTAGTTCATCCACGGCTTAACTAGCAGAACTCAGGCGCCGCCGGATGAGGCCGCAGTAGTCCGGGTTCAGCTCGATCAGGATGGAGTCGCGCCCCAGGCCGGCGGCCGCCAGGCCGGTGGTGCCCGCCCCGGCGAAGGGGTCGAGGATGGCGTCGCCGGGCCTGCTGCCGGCCAGGATGCAGAGCCGCGGCAGCTCCGGCGGGAAGGTGGCGAAATGGGCCTCCTTGTAGGCCTTGGTGTTGATAGCCCAGACCGAGCGACGGTTGCGGGTGGCCCAGCCGGACGCCCTGGCCTTCTCGGCAAAGGCCACCAGGCCGCCCTTGGTGCGCTGGTGCTCGTCGAGGCCCGCGTGGTAGGCCGAGGCGCCGCGGTGCGCCCGGTTGCCCGGCGGCCCGGAGGCGCAGGGCTCGGCGATGGCGGCGGCGTCGTAGTAATACCTCTGCCGCCTGCTGAGGAGGAAGACGTACTCGTGGGCCTTGGTGCAGCGATCGAGCACGCTCTCCGGCATGGCGTTGGGCTTGCTCCAGATCACGTCCTGGCGGAGCCACCAGCCGTCGGCCTGGAGGGCGAAGGCGACGCGCCAGGGGATGCCGCAGAGGTTCTTCGGCTTGAGGCCGATCTGGGCGGCCCGGATGTTGGGGCGCACCGCGGCGTCCTGCTTCCAGCCGTGCTCGGTGTGGAGGGTGTTGGTCGTGTTGTAGGTGCTGGAGCTGGCGTAGCTGTCGCCCAGGACGAGCCAGAGCGTGCCGCTCCGGTCGAGCACGCGGCGCACCTCGCGAAATAGCTCGACCAAGTGCTCGACGTACATTTGGAACGTCGGCTCCAGGCCGAGGGAGCCCCGCCAGGCCCCGCAATGGGTGCACACCCACTGGACGCGCACCCGCCCACGATGCCCGAGGCTCCCCGCGTTCCGCACTTGCCGGCCGGCCTTGATCTTGTCGTCGTCGTGTGCGCCCCAGCGGGGGAACTTCCACGAGGCGTCGGCCCACTCGTGCCCGCAACCCGAGCACCCGCCCCAGACCTGCGGCGCCGTGCCGTAATTGCGCAGGCCCCAGTAGGGCGGGCTGGTCACGCAGCATTGGACGGACTCGTCCGGCATCTTGCGCAGCTCCGCCAGGGCGTCCCCGCAGATGACGACGTGGGCCATGTCACCAGCCCATCTCCCTGATGGTGTTCGCCAGGATCGAGGCCAGCTGCGGCGAGAGCTTGAACCGCCCCGCGTTAATCTCCAATGAGCGGCGGATGTCGCCGCCGCCCTTCATGCGCTCGGTGGCGGCCTTCCAGTCCATGAGCATCTCGATCACGTCGAAGAGGCTCATGTCGTCGACGCCGTTCGGCCAGTGCTCCGGGTGGTGAGAGTTGTGGGCGTAGTGGTGCTGGAGGGCCGGGCCCAGCTCGGCCAGGGCCACCTTGTACTCAGGCGAGCCATAGGCCATCGACGCCAGCTTCTCCTTGCAAGCGTCGAACGCAGGCTTCTCGGGTTCCTCAAGTTTGCTCGCGTCGTGGTCGCAGCCGCGCCGCACGAGGTTGAGGCGGCACGCTTCGAGCAGATACTGGACGCGCTGGATGTGCGCGACGGTGTCGGGGGCGGAATCGCAGTTTGCGTTCATAGATTCAATCCTTCTGGAGATCGGCGGCCCGGACCCACCATGGCTTCCCGGCGGCGGGCCGAGGCCCCTTCTCCAGCCCAAGGCCGGGGCGGTCGGCGACGGCCGCCGACACCTTGACGAAGCGCCCGCAGTCGCTGATGTCGAGCACGCTCACCCACCACCGCCCGCGGCCGTTCTTGCGGGGCACGGCCCAGACGCGGGATTTCAGCTCGGCGAGGCTCGGCGGGGTCAGCCCCGGGCGCGCAAGTCGTGCAGGTCGACCAGGGCGGCGAACACGGGCACCGTCTTGATCGCCGGCTCGCCCAGTTCCACGGCCGCCTCGGCGACTGCCACCGCCGCCTGGGCGTCGGAGCAGCCGGTGCGCATGGCGATCTCGGCGATCATCCCCTTGTAGGGGTCGACCACCTTGTGGTAGAGCGGCGGCGGGAGCATCGACCTCAGGGCGTCCCTGCGCGCGACGAGGCCGAAGTCCGGTTCCGTTTCCATGGTGCTGAATCATCGCACAAGTGGGCTTTTTCATCAAGAAGAGTTTGTCCACAAAATGCTCAGACGGTGTACACCGGCGGCGCCTCGCGCTTCGGCGGGGGCGGCATCATGTCGATCGGGGGCTTCTCCTCCTCCATGTCGGGCGTCATCACCGGGGACGCCCCGGCGGAGACCGCGCCGGTCGCGTATTCGCTTTCGAGGAGGTTGTAGTAGGCACCGCAGGCGGCATCGGTGAGGTCCTTCGAGCCCTCGGGCCGGTGGTCCACCTTGTCCGGGCCGTCGATAAGCTGCTCGGCCTCGCGCATGAACAGGCCGTGCCGGTAGAGCCAGACGCGCCGCTCGGTGAACGCGGCCCGCCAGGCATAGTAGGGCAGCTTGGTCCGGTCCACGGACACGTTCCGCACCTTGAAGCCGCGGGTCTCGAAGACCTGGAGGGGCATCACCGACTGGTACTGGTCGGCGCTGATCATCTCGAAGCGGAAGCCGCACCGCTCCCGCAGCCAGAAGAAGAAGCGCAGGACCTTCTCGAAGCTGATCGGCTTGGTCTTGCCGGAGACGATGGCGAGGATGAAGTCGTACTCGGCGACGACGCGGTACTCGCTGAAGAGCTGGAAGGGGATCTCCGGCTTGAAGACGTTGGACACCTCGACCTTGCCGACCGGGTGGCAGATCGCCACGCCGGCGATGGACTCGGTGGCCATGTCGAGGTGGGCGAAGCGGGGCGCGTCGGGGTCGCGCAGGGGGACGATGGAGCCGGAGCGGCGGGTGAGGAAGCGCTCGTGCTTGAGGTAGTCCCAGACCTCCTGGGTGTCCTCGACGGAGATGGGGATGTGCTCCACGTCGGCGGGGTTCCTGACTCCCTTGGCCTCGCCGGTCTTGACGGCGGTCTCCAGCTCGACGGGGCTGCCGAAGAAAAGGTGGGAGCCGCCCGTGGACACGCCGCAGATGCCCTGCAGCGAGAGCTTCATGTTGCGGCGGAACTCCGGCAGGAAGTCCTCGGGGACAAGCTTGGTCTGGGAGCCGTGCGGCGCCTCCTCGAACGGCCCCTGCACCTGGGCGCCCTCCTTCGTGTAGAAGCCCTGGAGGATGGCCGGCTCGATGTTCTTGAGGCCGTACATGACCCTGAACCACCGCTGGCCCCGGCGCAGCTCACCCTCGCGGATCTCGTAGCTGGCGTGGCGGTAGACGAGCTCGACGGCCGGGTTGGCGGCCTGGTTGATCTCGTTGATGACCGTCTCGGTGAAGGCGGACTCGTCGCGCGCCGAGGAGGCGAGGATGCTGATGGCGGGGAGGTAGCCGGTGACCTGCTGGAAGCGGCCCTTGATGCGCTGGCGCACCTCGCCGTACAGGTCGTAGGCGCGCTGGTCGGGGTTGGCCTCCAGGCGCCAGTTGCCCTCGTCGAGGGCAACGCCCATGGTGTTGCGGCCGATGACGTGCCAGCCCTTGGAGCCGGCGGTGATGAACAGGCCCCGCCCCAGGCCGACCCGGAAGTCGGCGTACTTCCGCTCGGGGTTGAAGTGGCACTCCTCCAGGAAGTAGGGGCTCTGGGCCATGAAGTTCTGGACGTCGCCGAAGATGGTGTCGCTCACGGCGGCCCGCGTGATCGAGAGCAGGACGTAGTAGATGCGGCTACCCTTGCCCAGGCCGAAGAACCGCTCCGGGTAGCGCAGGAGGGACGCCAGGACGACGCGGTACAGGAAGATGACGCCGGTGATGTAGGTGTTGTGGTGGACGACGCCGTCCGCGCCGAGGTAGAGCGAGGGGTGGGCGCCGCGGGCCAGGGTGTTGCCCAGGAAGGCGCCGTCCTCCACCGACCCGTCCGTGCGGTCGAGGCGCTCCAGCGTGAACCCGTAGTAGTCGCCGGTATGCCCAGCCGGCTCGACGGTGAACGGGCTGGCCGTGCGCTCCAGCACCACCGTCCGCCTGACGACCTCGTCCTTCCCGCGCCCGTGCGCCCGGTGCCAGGCCAGCGCGGTCCGGCGGGAGTTGAAGGTGACCGCGGGCGGCCGCCTGAGCTGCCAGTCGCGCCTGAGCGGCTGCGCCAGCCACTGCTCCGGCGTCATGGTCGCCCAGTCGAAGCCGTCGCTGACGACGAGCTTGTGCTCGCCGTTGACCCAGAAGGCGGGGAAGTCGCGGGGCTTGACCAGGTACAGCGGCCCGGCGCCCTTGCAGACGCTCACGACCCGCCGCGGCCTGGAGTCCGGCCCCATGAGCCAATCGCCCTGCCGCACGTGCTGGACGGCCACCGGCACGCCGTCGAAGCCGAGCACCTCGTAGCCGTGGTAGTGGCACTTGCCGATGGCGAGGCTCCCGGTGATGACGATGTTGTGCACGCGGCTGTCGATGTCGAAGTCCTTGACGAGCTTCTCCCTCCAGGTGGGGAACAGGCCCCGGCTGAACTCGCTCGGCACGAGCACGTCGCCCATCCAGTACGGGTCCTCGATGAACTCGGCCATGGTCGGGGGCCGGCGCGTATAGTCGACGAGCCAGAGGTCGTCGCTCACCGGGCCGCCGCCCTTGCGGAGCCGGGCCACGAGCTGGTGGAACAGCTCCTTGTCGCCCTCGGAGAGGCCCGCCATCAGCCGGTCCACGTCCTCGCCCCGGAGGGCCTGCTCCAGGACCTGGTCGACGCGCTCCGTTCGGGTCGTCTTCTTCACGCCAGTAAGAACGGTGAAGGAAAAGACTTGCCCTCGGGGAAAATGTTTACAACTTCCTAAAGCCATGTTCTCCGTACGACAGAAGCGTGAAATAGCCGACGCCGTGCAGAAGATCCTGCGCGACACGAACCACCCCGAGCTGCCCGCAGGCGAGATCAACTTCCTGCTCCACGTGGACGGCTCCACCCCCATGTCCTGGGCGGACATCCGCAACAACGGCGCCGTGACCAACCCCGGCGTGAACCTGCACAACGAGATGCAGGACCCCAAGAGCGCCGGCAAATCGTAACCCCATGCCCAGCGCCCTGACCGTGAGCTACCACCGCCTCGACCCCCACGAGGTGTTCCGCGCCGGCGACCTCCACGTCACCGAGGCATGCCTTTCGTGCGACGGCGACCGGTCGCAGTTCGGACCCGCCGACGTGTACTTGCGCCCCGCCGCCCCCGACCTCGCCGCGGCAAGGGGCGGCACGCGCACCGTCCCCGTCGCGTTCCACGGGGGCACCAAGTTCGAGGACCTGGTGGCCGCGTGCCACGCGCGGGGCCTGGAGATCCGCGCGACGCTGGTCCCGGCGCCGCGGCAGGCCCGGATGGAGAAAGCTTTGAAGGAAATCGCCGCCTGCAAGGACGACACGCCTGGCACCATCCCGGCGCTGCGGACTAAGATGAACGTGCCCCCGCTCAAATCCATCCTCGACCTCCCTGAGACCAGCCGCGAACCGATGAGCAGGAAACTCACCGAGACCTTCGCCAGGCTGACGATCGCGGAAAACGACGGCAGCGAAGTCGCCAATCCAATCGACTGGGCCGACCCCGCGAAAGGGATGCTGGCCCCGATGAAGGACGACGCCAGCCTCCTCATCCTCTGCGGCCGCATGGCGGAGCGCTCGCCGACGACCCGGGTGTCCGTGGCGGCCGTGATGCTGGTGCTCTGCATGTGCGATCGGCCCGGCAAGGTCGTCCTGTGGGCCCACGCCCTCCACGTGCTCCACCACCGGCTGAACGCCCTGATCGGGACGGAGCAGCTCGCGTTCGCGTTCCCCTACGGCTTCCCAACCGAGCAGGGCTACCATGAAATCTGGCTCGCCCAGAAGGGCGAGGCCCTCGGCCTGCCCGAAGTCGACAACGCCCTCGACCACGAGGAACCCTGGACATGGCCGCAGTAGACCTTTCCAGCTACGAGTGCAACCGCGAGTACACCTGCCGGTGGCCCAACGGCGAGGTGCAGCGCGTCATGCTCACCAAGGTCATCGGCGCCCAGATTTCGGCAGCGGGGGTCGACGACACGCCCTACGGCAAGGTGATCTGGAACGAAAACCTGGGCGACGAGGACGAGCCCAACATCATCGGCATGGACGCGACCGTGCCGCTGGCCTGGCTCGACCCCGTCGACCCGTCGGCCCCCAGCGGCCTCGAACCGGCATGAGCGACCCCATCCGCAGGTTCGACCTCGACGGCAGGCCCCGGCCCCCCGCCGGCCCGGCGTACCTCAACTCGCCCGTGAAGTGCTGCGACACCTGCGCCCACCAGCGGCCGGCAGACTGGGCGTCGACCGTGGCGTCGGCGCGCGAGCACGCCAAGTGCGCCCGCTTCCTGGAATACTGCTCGCTGGCAGTGAAGTGGCCCGACCACTGCTCCCTCGACCTGCGCGAATGGCGGCCCGTGGTGCCCACCGGCCGCCCGAAGCCGCCGGCCGGGGCGCACAGGAGCCTGCGCCAATGGTTCCACGACACCTTCCTCGCATGAACGACGTGACCGACAGGGTGTCCTTCCAGCGCAACGACGACGAGCACCTGCCGCTGACGAAGTGCGTCTGCGGCGCCGAGTTCCCCGCCTGGAGCCAAATCGTGGGCATCTACGAGGAAAGCCCCTGGGCGTGCCCCAAGTGCGGGGCCAAGCTGGTCTTCAGCATCGGCATCCGACGTCCTCGCCCTTCAGGGCCTGCTCCAGGACCTGATCGACGCGCTCCGTTCGGGTCTTCTTCACGCCCCATAAGAACAGGAAGGGCCGGCCTGAGGCCGGCCCTTCACAGCGCCCACGCTTCGCACCACTTCACGTCGCGAAACGAAGCCACACAACGGCCTTGGCACCACCGCGCTCCACTGTGCTTTGCCTTCGCTGAACAGTCTCCGCGCTGCCCTGCCGTGGCATTGCTATGCCCCGCGTTGCCTTCGCGTCGCTCACTCCGCCGGGGGCCGCCGGGTAGGGCCCGTGCATCGCTGTGCTGCGCAGTGCTCGGCCGAGCCTTCGCCTCGCTCCGCGCAGCGTTACTCTAGCCCTGCCGTGCATAGCAACTCGCTGCCGGAGCCTCGCTTCGAGTGCGGGGCCTACGCACGACAGCGCTGCGCCTTGCCATGCCAGGCTGTGCTTCGCCGTGCTCGGCTTCACCTTCGCTTCGCCGTGCGCTGCCACGAGGTGCAGTGCTACGCCCTTGCCGAGCCGAGCCAAGCCACACGCTACTGCGCATAGCTAAGCCCGCGCCTAGCTTGGCCTCACCTAACGAGGCTCTGCCGATGCGACGCATTACTAGACGGAGCGCAGCCATGCCCCTTGCGGAGCGGCCCTGTGCGCTGCTTAGCCGTCGCGATGCCTGGCGATGCCCGGCGTTGCCCCACGATGCCTGAGCTTCACTGCGCCCTACTTGGCTAGCACAGTGCGACGTTTCGCATGACCACACGATGCCTGGGCTGTACCCCGCCGAGCATCTCCGCACACAGCTGCGCCAACACCATGCTTTGCGATGCTTCGCGGTGCGGGACGGCGCAGGGCCTTTGCGAAGCGAGACGGCGCTTCGCGCGGCGCCGCAGCGCCCGTACAACGCTCCACTATGCTCTACGGTGATGCGCTTAGCCAGTGCCCTACTGGGCCACACTTTGCAGTGCCTTCGCGTCGCGCTGCCGAGCTCCACGCTGCGGTGCCCAGCCTGAGCGGTGCTGAACATTGCTTCGGCCATCGCGAAGCCCTGCGGTGCGTAACTATGCACGGCCTTAGCTGAGCGGAGCGTCGTGGTGCGATGCGATACCCAGCCCCAGCGTTGCTTACAGCCTCGCTCCGCTTCACTGCGCCAGCGCCGCGTAGCGCTTCGCTCTGCTTTGCCTTTGCTCCACACGACGATGCTTAACAGCGCTGTGCCTCTGCGGTACCGGGCGTAGACGTGCCTTACGCAACACCGATGCGTCGCATCGCGATGCCCTGCAGCACTAGGCAAACGCCTCGCCTGCGCCCTACTTTGCGGAACAACGCCTTCACGCCGCTCCACGTTGCAATGCAGTGCTCGACTTCGCCTTTGCTCAGCGTGGCAGACTCTGCTGTGCTCTACATCGCCCATGCAACACTCTGCTTTGCAGTGCTTAACCATGCCGCCGCTCAGTCCAGGATCTGGTAGCTGAACGCGCCCTTGCCGCTGTTGCGCCACTGGCCGAGGCCCTTGAGGGCGCCGTAGTCGAGGCACTGGAGGACCATCTCCTCGGTGACCGGCCCGCCTTCGACCAGGCTGACCTCGCAGATGAAGTAGGTGCCGGGGTCGACGACTTCGGAGCGCGCCACGGTCACCCGCGGGCCCTGCTGGGTCTCGGCCCGGAGCGGGCGTTCGCAGACGCCGTCCGGCCTGGTTTTGGCCGCGACGACGCGGCCGGGCGCGAAGAGCTTGATCTGCCGGGGCGACACGAACAGGAAATTGTCGATCTTCGCCTTCGCGTTGCCCCAGACGGTTCCGCGCTTGCGGGGCTTCTTCACCGCCGCCGCCCCCGCCGCAGCCTCGGGTGGCTCCTCGCCGTCGCCGGACATGGTCTGCCGGATGACGTTGGCGGACTCCTTGAGGAAGCCCTTGAACTGGTAGTTCCACATGATGAGCGCGCCGTCTGCGTCGCGGTGGAACACGGTGGTGCCCGCCTCCTCGCGGTGCTCGGCGGTGTCAAGCTCCTGCTTTCGCAGGTCGTCGTCAGGCGCCTTGGAGGCGATGTAGTCCGCGAACACGTCCTTGTTCGCCGCTTTGGTGCCCAGCATCTGTTCGATGAGCGTAATCTTCAATTTGATAGTTTTGAACTTCATGGCGAGGCGAAGCTAGGTTGGCCGACGGCGCCATGTCAAACTTGTTTACAAAAAAAGTTTATGATAAAAAGCTTGAACCTCCGTCAGCGTTGTCTACAACGTCCCAGCATGGCAAAGTCTATCTTCAAGGGCGACACATGGACAGCCTACCGCCCCGGCGAAGACCCGGTTCCTGCGTTCAAAGACTCATGGACGACCCGAAACCGATTCGGCCATCTCATGGCCTGCGTCCATAGCGAAAAAGAACTGATCAGCAATGCGAAGCATTGTCGAGTGAAGCTCAAATGGAAGCACCGCACCGCCGTCAACCCGGCGAGAAAGGAAGAGGCTGACCACACCATCCCCGTCGTGTTCCACGGGAGCACCCGCTTCGAGGACCTGGCGGCCGCGTGCCACGCGCGGGGCCTGGAGGTCAGCGTGGCGCTGATCCCGGCGCGGAACCGGATGGAGAAAGCTTTGAAGGAAATCGCCGCCTGCAAGGACGACACGCCCGGCACCATCCCGGCGCTGCGCAAGATCGCCCGCGCCGCGCTGAGGCGCCGCGTCTGATGCACATCCACTACATCCTCGACGACCAGCGCCGCCCCGTGCCCGTCGACCCCAAGACGTGGATGGACTGGTTCGAGACGTCGGCGGCGCAGCGCCTGGTGGCCGAGACCATGTGCGGCGACTGGCGGGTGTCCACGATCTTCCTCAGCCTGAACCACAGCGACGGCGAGGGGCCGCCGGTCCTCTGGGAGACCTCGGTGTTCCACGGGACGGAGAAGCTCAAGCTGGCCAAGGGCATAAAATACCTCAACCCGCCGGAGGACGAGGCCCCGGAGGTGACGGAGCTCATCGCGATGCTGCGCGAGGCCGTCAAGCACCTCCCGAACGAGATCGAGATAGAGTGCTGCGTCAGCACGATGCACCTCCAGTGCGCGGGCGGGGTCGAGCAGGCCGAGGCGATGCACGCCGAGATGGTGGCGCGCGTCGAGGCGGTGCGGGCGCTGGAGCTGCCCGACGCCCAGGAGCCCGCCCAAAACCAGCCATGAACAAATCAAGCGTCAGGACGTTCTACCGCAAGACCGCCGTGATCCCCAGGGGTGACTGGCCGTCGTTCCCGGCGGCGCGAAAAGCCAGCCGCCAAAGCCCCTTCAGGACGACGCGTCTTCCAGCTGGACCGATGAACGCCTTCCGCACATGGCGCCTGTGGGTGACGTTCGCCGTCCCCGGGTTCGGCTGGCCGCTGCTGCTGTACGGCACGGGCATCGCCATCCCGAACGAAATCGCGCTGACGGTTTGGAGGATCTACTGGACCACCCTGCTCCTCTGGCTGGCCTACGTGGCCTGGTTCCAGCTCCGCAAATGAGCCAGCACGGACCCAACCCCTTCATCGAGAAATGCCCGGCGTGCGGGGCCGACGTAAAGGACGACCACGTGCTGTTCGTCTGCCGCAAGTGCTGGTTCCAGGTGCCCGCCAAGAACCGCGTAAAGCTCTACAACATGCACCACCGCAACCAGGACACCACCACCCTCTTCGCCAAGGTGCTCGCCAACCTGCGGAGGCCGCCGGCCCGATGAAGCGCCCCAACTTCGGATCGAAGGCCAAGAAGGCCTACGACGCCGCCACGGACCTCTGGTTCGCGAGCGGGGTCGAGGGGCACGCGGAGGGCCACCCGGGCGTGCCGGGCCCCGCCCGCGACGAGCCCTGGGACTACGAGCGGGCGCACCTCGACGCCGCCATCCACACGCTCACGCTGATCCGCGAGCGGCTGTACCTAGCACAACCCCAACCCACATGCCCGACAAAACCACAGAGCAGCGCGTCAGGGAGATAGTCGTCAACCAGCTGAACGTGATGGAGGAGCAGGCCACCCCGGACGCGTCCTTCGTCGAGGACCTGGGGGCCGACTCGCTCGACCTCATCGAGCTGGTGTTCGCCTTCGAGGAGGAGTTCAAGGCCGAGCTCAAGGCGCCGATCGGCGAGGCCGACGCCGCGAAGCTGCGGACGGTGGGCGACGTGGTCGCCTACATCGACAAGCCTATTTAGTCCATGGACCCGCAGATGGCCGCCAAGCTCGGCGACGGGACCCTGATCGACTTCGGGGCCGGCTCGCACCTCCCGGTGCTGCTGGCCTGCCTGCGCGCGACGACCGGCCCGGTCCTGGAGATCGGCTGCGGCCACATCTCCACCCCGTGCCTGCACTCGGCCTGCTGCCCCTGGCGACCGCTGGTGAGCCTGGAGGAGAACCCCCACTGGCTGGCCGTGTTCCAGGAGTGGGCGGTGGACGGCCACAGGGTCGAGGCGGACAGCCCGGAGAACCTGGCCCAGCACGCCCGGCAGCCATGGAGCGTGGTGTTCGTCGACGACAGCCCCGGCCCGCCGCGGGCCGAGAACGTGCGGCTGTTCCTGCCCGTGGCGGACTACGTGGTCGTGCACGACGCCCAGGGCGAGGACATCATGGTCCCGATGCGGCCGGTGATCGCGGGCGTGCCCCACCAGCTGATGCACAGGCGCTTCTTCCCGTGGACGCTGGCGCTGAGCATGACGAGGCCCATCCCGGCCGTCGTCTAGTTCTCCGGCGCGTCGTGGTGGTCGGGCGCCAACTCCTGGGCGCGCTCGGACGGGCGACGCCCCGGCCGGCGCATCCTCTCGTCGTAGGAGAGGAACTCCCTGTCGCGGTAGGCCGAGCCGAACTTGGCGTGCGTGACGTGGACGTCCCCGTTCGCGGGGTCCATCAGCTCGTCCACCCACGCCGTGCCCACTTCGCCGCCCTGCATCTGCACGTGCCTCAGAAGCCCGTTCTTCAGGGCCGCCAGCGCCTCCTGCTCGGTGCGGCCATAGGCGTCGAAGGAAAAGTGCCGGGTGTCCACGCTGGCGTGGCAGAGGTCGCCCTTCATCAGGTCGGCGACGCGGAACTCCCCCTCGGCCTCGCAAAGCCGCTGGATCACGGATCTCATGCCGTAACTACCGGCCGACCTCGCGGACGGCCTTCCCCAGGCGGATGGCCAGCTTGCGCACGACCTCGCGGCCCTGCGGGGTGGTCTTGGCGAACTTGGCCTTGAGGGCGTCCTCGTCGATGGCCAGGGCGCTGATCTTCTGGATCTGGCCCAGCAGGTCGCTGATGTTGACGGCGCCCGAGTCGATCCTGGCCTGGATCTTGTCCTCCACCTTGAGCAGGAGCTCCAGCAGGGCGAGCCGCTCCGTGGGGCTGAGCTCGCTGCGGTAGGCCTGGACGATGAGGCCGTGCTCCAGGTGGGACCGGGCCTGCGCCACCACCACGGCCCGGATGAACGTGTGGGCGAGGATGATCTGCTTGACGACCTCGGCGCGCTGGTCCTGGTGGGAGATGAGGCGGGAGATGGTCGGGTAGAGGTGGGCGACCGGCTTGCCGTCCTGGGTGTTGAGGATCAGCTCGCGCAGGGCGGTGAGCGCCACGTCGGCGGCGGGCGGGATGGGCGGGACGAGGGTGGCGGGGACGGCCACGCCGAACTTCACCAGGGCGGCGGACTCCTCCTGCTCGGTCGCCAGGACGCGGGCGAGCGTGTCCGCCAGCTCGTCGGCGGCGCCGCCGAGGAGCTTGTCGATGGGCAGGGCGGGCAGCGGGACCAGCCTAGCCGGCACCGGCCTGTGGAGGCGGCGGGGCATGCGGGGCCGTCACCCGAAGATCTGCCGCTTGACCTCGACCTTGGGCGCTGGGGCCGCGCCGCCGGCCTCCTGAAGCTTCTGCTTGCGCTTCTCAACCTCGGCCTGGGCCGCCTGCTCGTCGGGGAACGTCGCGCCGTCGCGGCGCACGCCGCCCTCCGTCACGACGAACTGCTCCCCCGGCTGCTTCGATGTTTCCTTTGTGGGCATACGATTGAGAACAGCATAAGTACCGGCCAGCCGCCAGCAAATCGTCGGGGCTAATTAGTTCGTGGCCCTACCTCTGAACGCCGGGCAGCTTTGCACCACGCTGGACAGCCTCAAGATCCTGGCGATCTCGACGCTGTCCAAGCTGACCGGGAGGCTGTACGCGCTGCGCAGGCTGGCGAGCCTGCTGGAGCTGGCGGGCGACTCGATCACGCTGCCCGACCCGTCGACGCTCATCCCGTACAACCTCGTCGACCCGACCCTCTACAACCAGATCGCGGACGCCTGCCCGGGGCTGCTGCCGCCGCTCGACCCCTTCAACGTCGGGGTGAACCTGCTGCGCCAGATGGTGCGGGACGCCTACGCCAACCTGGCGGACTCGCTGCTGGAGCACCCCTACGAGAAGCTGATGGGCCTCGACAGCGAGCTGAACGGGCTGGTCAACCAGGCGGCCACGGGGCTGGCCAACGCGGCCATCCCGCCGCTCTCGGCGCTCGACTGCGTCACGGCCGTCTGCGCGATCGGCGGCGTGGGCGACCCGTCGGCCCCGTCCGTCATCCCTTCGGTCTCGCCCGACCTGATCGCCGGAGTCGCGCAAGCCATCCAGACCGGCGGGGCGTCCTCGATCACCGCCTTGAGCGCCTCGCAGAAGCAGAAAGCTGCGCAGATCAAGGCCCTCATCGCGCAGGTCAAGGAGCTGGCGGCCGGGCCAGCCACAGCAACGGCCGCTACGACCGTTTCCTCGGCGGGCACGACGGCGCCCGCCACCAAGGCGACGCCGGCCCAGCGCACCGCGGCCATCCAGCAGATGGGCGTCGTGACGACCGGCACCCCCGGCGGCGGGGGCTTCGGCGCCGGCAATCAAGGGCCGCAGGGGGCGCAAGGGGCGCAGGGGGCGCAAGGAACCTCCGGCTTCCTCGGGGGCACGGGCCCGCAGGGCCCGCAAGGCTACCAGGGCGCGTTCGGCGGCCCGCAGGGCATCACCGGCCCGCAGGGGCCGCCCGGCACCCAAGGCCCCCGCGGCTTCCAAGGCAGCCCCGGCCCCCAGGGCAACCAGGGCAACCAGGGCAACCAGGGGAACCAGGGCTACCAGGGCTACCAGGGCAGCACCGGGCCGCAAGGGTTCCAGGGCTACCAGGGTTCCACGGGCACCCAAGGGAAGACGGGCGCCCAGGGCTCCACGGGGGTTGGGACGCAGGGGGCCCAGGGCGCGACCGGCCCGCAGGGGGCGTTCGGGGGGCCGCAAGGCGCGACCGGCCCGCAGGGGTACCAGGGCTACCAAGGGAGCACGGGCGCCCAGGGCACCCCAGGCACCGGGGCCCAGGGCTACCAGGGCCTCCAGGGCAGCACGGGCGCCCAGGGGTACCAGGGCAGCACCGGAACCCAAGGCGGCACCGGCACCCAGGGCTACCAGGGCAGCACGGGCCCGCAGGGCGCGTTCGGGGGGCCGCAGGGCGACACGGGGCCCCAGGGCTACCAGGGCCTCCAGGGGAGCACCGGCCCGCAGGGCAACCAAGGCTTTCAAGGCCTGCAAGGCTCGACCGGAACCCAGGGGTACCAGGGCCTCCAGGGGAGCACCGGGGCGCAGGGGTACCAAGGCCTGCAGGGCAGCACCGGCTCCCAAGGGAACCAGGGCTACCAGGGCAAGACCGGGAACCAAGGCTACCAGGGCAGCACGGGCACGCAAGGCTACCAGGGCTATCAGGGGAGCACCGGCGTCCAGGGCTACCAGGGCGTCCCAGGCACCGGGGCGCAGGGGTACCAGGGCTACCAGGGGAGCACCGGGGCGCAAGGGTACCAGGGCGGCACCGGAACCCAGGGGTACCAGGGCCTGCAAGGCGACACAGGGCCACAGGGCGCGTTCGGGGGGCCGCAGGGAGCCACGGGGGCGCAGGGCTACCAGGGCCTCCAGGGCAGCACCGGCCCGCAGGGCGGAACGGGGGCCCAAGGCTACCAGGGCCTCCAAGGGGCGACCGGAACCCAGGGGTACCAGGGCCTCCAGGGCAGCACGGGCGCCCAAGGCTACCAGGGCCTCCAGGGGGGCACGGGCGTCCAGGGCGCGACCGGCACGCAAGGGTACCAGGGCGTCGTTGGCTCGACGGGGAGCCAGGGCGTCCAGGGCAGCACGGGCGCCCAGGGATTCCAGGGCAGCACGGGCCCGCAGGGCTACCAGGGGAGCACCGGCGTCCAGGGCTACCAGGGCTACCAGGGCGGCACCGGCACGCAGGGGGCGTCGGGCACGGGGGCGCAGGGGCCGCAAGGCGACACCGGGCCGCAAGGCTCCTACGGGGGGCCCCAGGGCGCGACCGGCGCCCAGGGCTTCCAGGGCGACACCGGCCCGCAGGGCGCGTCCGGGTTCCTCGGGGGCACCGGCCCGCAGGGCGCCACCGGCCCGCAGGGCTACCAGGGCGGCGCGGGCGCCACGGGCCCGCAGGGGGCGCAGGGGGCGCAAGGCAGCGGGGCGGTCCTCGATTGGGTCTCCGTCTGGCTGATTACTTAAAACATGGCCCAGCAACACAGCAGCCTAGGGTACATCCAGTACGTCCCGCCGAGCCCCGGGGCGGTCTACGTGAACGGCTCCGGCACGCGCGCCTACATCCGCGGCCTCTACTTCTTCAACGCGAACCAGGCCGCCGTCGAAACGGTGAAGGCCTACGCCGTGCCCATGATGGGCGGCACGGTCGCGACCGCCGGCACGCAGAACCAGTTTTTCAGCTTCAACCTCCAGCCGAACCAGGGGGTCTCGCTGGAGCTGCCGGGGCCGGGCCTCATCCTGATGACCCAGTACGACTCGATCCAGGCCTCGACCACCACGGCCGCCCACGTCACCTGCCTGATCTTCGGCGACTACGACTGCTGACATGCTCCGAATAATCACCCCGGACCCCTCCGCCGGGTGCATGACGCCCGGCGCCTACGGCTTCAACCAGCTCCCGGTCGTGTCCGGCTTCGGCACGACCTCGGCGGTCGAGGTCGGCGACGATTTCCAGCAAATAATGTCGCTCGTGGGCGCCGGCACCTACCCGTGGAACATGCCCAACGTGCCCGCCTTCGACAACATCGTGGGCAGCACCCCGTGGGGCGGCCCGGGCATCTTCGCCGCCGTCGACTACGCCCAGGCCACCGACGACTTCCAGGGCGACCTCAGCATCGCCGGCACGCTCTACGACGTCTACGGCGGGAGCTACTGGCTGGCCGACGGCTCGCTGGCCAGCGTCGACTACACCTACGCGAACGACGATTTCCAGGCCGACGCGGTCGGCACGTACGCCACGCTCTCCGGCGGCTACAACTGGGGCGGCACGATCTTCTCCACCGGCACGCTCTTCACCAACGACTATCCGGTCGTGGACAACGACGACTTCCAGTCCTACCAGACCAACCCCGGCGTCGGCGGCGTGGTGCCGTCGGGCGGGACCATCACCACGCTGGCCGGCGGCAACGGCTGGGCCGCCGGCGGCACCTTCGTCTCCCCAACCTAACATGGCATCCTCAGGCTTCATCTGGGCAGTGAACGGGGGCACCGACGTAGTGATCCTCCCCGACCCGCGCGCCGCCTACCGGCGCCAGTCCCTGATCGGCACGAGCTGGAACGAGGTGCGGCTCGGCATCCTCTACACCTGGGTCCCGTCCGTCTCCAGCGACGCCGCCTGCTCGACGGAGGCCATCACGGCGGCCAGCTGCCTCGACTGGTTCACGCTCGGCCTGAAGGACGACTCGGACACCGCGCCCGGCCGGGCGGGCTCCACGTTCATCGGCTTCTGCTTCCCCGGCACGACCGCCACCTACACGGTGACGGTGAACAGCAACGCCAGCGGCACCGCCAACCTCCAGACGTCCAGCAACCACTCCTACGTCGCCAGCATCAACGGCACCTCGCTCCTCTCCACGGACAACATCGACGCCACCCTCACCATCCAGTACCCGATCTTCAGCACCGGCAACGTGTGCGCCTTCCTGGCCCTGAAGCTGGTGGTGAACAACGCCGGCCTCTCCAACCAGACGGTGACGCCGTCCGTCAACACCACCACCGGGCCGGCCACCGACCTCAGCGTAAACAACATCCGCAGCCTGCTCTTCTCCTCGACCTACACCGCCTTCTCCGCGCTCACCTGGAACAGCGGCGGCGTGGCGCTGGCGCTGCCGTCGGACTTCTACGTGCGCGCCCCGTTCAACAACAACCGCATCCGGCTCAGCTGCCACGAGGTGCTCAAGATCTCCTAGGCCTACTTACTACGATGGGCGAAATCCAACAGATGTCGGTCACGCAGGACGTGGTGCTGATCCAGGAGCCGCGCGAGTACTACCTCCGGGCGCCCCCGTGGACCACCTGGACGGAGGTGCGGCTGGCGATGATGTTCACGATGGTCCCCACGGGGAACTTCTCGTCCTACGCGCCCGCCGAGACCATCGGGCCCCTCACCAACCCCAGCGCCACCTACCTGGACTGGTTCTGCTGGGGCCTGAAGGACACCTCCAGCAACCTGCCGGGCGCCGCCGGCAGCCAGTTCATCGGCCTGGGCTGGGGGAGCGGCGGGGTCGCCATCGCCCTGGCCAGCAACCTGTCCGGCAACGGGAACATCGGGAGCGGCGGCGCCCAGATCTACATCGCCCAGAACGGGGCGACGAACGTCGCGACCAGCACCGACGCCGGCTTCGTGCTCAGCTTCCCGCAGTACTCCCCGACCGCCTACTGCTTCACCAACGGGCTGAGGTTCGTCGTGAACAACGCGGGCCTGTCCACCCAGACGGTCACCGCCAGCTACTACGCCAACATCGCCAGCCTCGCCGGCGACTACAGCGTCGCCAAGCTGCGCACGGACACCTTCAACACCTCATATTCGGGCTCCAAAACCCTCACCTGGAACAGCGGCGGCGTGGCGCTGGCGCTGCCGTGCTGCTGGTACCTGCGGATGCCCTTCAACCTCAGCCGCGCCAGGATCTCGACGATGGGCATGTGGAAGGTCTCCTAGCCATGGGCGAAATCCAGCAGATGCCGGTGACGCAGGACGAGATCCTGATCCAGGAGCCGCGCGAGTCGTTCCTGCGCTCCCCGCCGTGGACCGCGTGGAACGAGGTGCGCCTGGGCATGACGATCACCTTCGTGCCGGTCGGCGTCTTCCAGCAGGCCTGCACGACCGAGACCATCTACCCCTACTCCTATCTCGACTGGGTGTGCTGGGGGCTCAAGGACCCCTCGCTCAACCTCCCGGGGCAGGCGGGCGCCAGCTTCGTCGGCCTGGGGCTGGGGACCACGGGCGTGAGCAACGTCCTGAGCAACAACGCCAGCGGCACCGGGAACATCACCTGCGCCAGCAACAACGCCCTGGTCAGCGTCTACGGGACCTCCGTCCTGACCAAGTCCGCCGACACCGGGACGGTCATCCAATTCCCGCAGTACTCCGCCACGCTGTACTGCTTCACCTCCTGCATGAGGCTGGTGTTGAACAACTCGGGGCTGTCGAACCAGACCATATCCGCCCAGTGGGTCCAGAACACCGCGAGCCTGGCCGGCGACTACAGCGTCAACAAGCTGCGCACGGATCTCTTCAACAGCGCCTACGGCTCAACCTACACCCTGACCTGGAACAGCGGCGGCCAGGCGCTGACCCTCCCGTACTGCTGGTATCTGCGGATGCCCTTCCTCCTGAACCGCGCCCGGATCTCCGCGCTGGCGATGTTCAAAGTGTCCTGACCGGGCGCCGCGCTCAACCCGACCCCACAATCTCCTTCCACGGCAGCGGCACGCCCATCTGGTCGAGCGCCTGCCGCGCCATCTTCGGCAGCCACGGCGGGGCGGGCTTGGACGGCAGGACGTGGGCGCCCCACTCGATGAGACCGCCGCCGTCGGGGTCGATGGTCAGCACGCGGCGGCCACCGAGCTCGGGGCGGGCCACCCGGTAGGCGTTCATGCTGGGCAGCGGGGAGCCAAGCTGGTAGGCCATGACCATCACGCCCTCCAGCCTGTGCTCGGCCACCGGCACCGGGTCGCCGGGTTTGGCGCCCTTGACGTACCAGGCGTCCATGACGAAGCCGAAGTGCACCGCCTCGAACGCGAGGGCCATGAGGCGCATAATCTGAAGGTAACGGGGGTTGCGCTCCGGCCCGGCGTCGAAGCACACGGTCACGAGCTCGCCGCCCCGGCGCTGGAGGGCGGCGGTGATGGGCGGGCACCCGTCGCCGGAGTAGGCCCGGCGGGCGATGCCGTCCAGCTCCTTGAAAAACTCCACGAAGTCGGGTCTGCCGGGCGCGTCCATGGCAACTAACTAGAACCCCTCCACTCCCCGTCGAAGTCCTCCCGCCGGGCGGGGTCGATCATCTCGACGGCGACCCTGTGGGCCACCGGCGAGTGGAAGCCGCCGGGCGTCGAGATGCTCTCACTGACCCGGTAGAGCCTGCCGCGGAAGAAGGTCCTGAACACGCGCCGCTCGTTCGTCCGCTGGTCGAACGCCAGCGGGAAGCCCTCCCGCTCCAGCCGCAGCTGGACGAGGTCGGCGCAGTCGGAGCAGAAGAACCATCCGAACCGGCCCGGCTTCCTGACGAACTTGACGTTGACGGTCACGGACGAGGCAGGTAGGCGAACAGGAAGGACTCCAGCAGCTTGACCGGGGGTGTCTCGCCCCTGCGGCGGCTACGCAGCCGGAGCGCCGAAGCGGCGCCCGCCACGGGGCCCATGTAACCGAGGGTAGCGGCGAGCAACATCGCCCTGGCCAAGCGGGACGAGCACTCGCCCCGCGCCAACACGCAGCTGATCGCCATCAAGGACACGGAACAGCACTGCTCGACGCGCATCTCGGACGCGCGGCTGCGCAGGCCCATGTCCACGGCCAGTGCGCCGCACTGACACTTGATGAAGTTGTGGAGGGCGCGCTCGACCAGCGCGGAACCAAGGCAGCGCACATCCTGGCGCCGCCGGGTGACGCGACGGCGCCACAGAACATCCGCAGGACAGCCAGCGCGATGGCGCAGGACGGTCACCAGCGACCGGCTCCAGCGGGCGTCGCCCTGCCACTTCCAGGAGTACTTCGCGCTCATGGGGGGAGCGTGACACGTCGGGCCGCGTTTGTAAACAAAAAAGTCTATGACATTCTGTCGGCACGCCGCCTGATCCACACGCCACCCCCGACCCCGGCGAGGAGGAAGGCGAGGCTCCAGAGGGGCGACGACGAGCCCCACGACAGCCGGCCCATGATGAAGAAGGCGGCCAGCAGCACCGAAACGGGCAGTGCGAAGATCTTCACCATGCTCACCCCCCGTTAAGGAAGCGCCCAATCTCCCGGGCCAGCCGCAGGGCCTCACCGCCGGTGTCGGCCGAAATCTCGACGCACGGCCCGGCGCTCAGCGCGACGCTGGCGCTCAGGACGGACCGCCACCTCTCCCCGGGTGGCTGCTGCGTCGCGACCACCCGCCACGGCCCCCACCCTGCCGCGGGCGCCGAACCGCTTGACGGCGGCGCCGCATCGCCGAAGTCGAACCTACGGATGGGGCGGGCCATAGACCTCCTCAACCGCACGGTCGGCGGCGTGGACAGACAAGCCGATCCACCCGGGGTTTTTGTCGAGGGTGCACTTGAACACCGTCCACCAGAGCACGGCGCGATCGCCGGCCAGCACCTTGTCGGCCGGGAGCTGAGCGAGCGGCTTAGCGTCGGCGGGCATGTTGACCACGACCAGCGGGTGGCGATGGACGTACAACCCGAGGGAGAACGCCACGAGCCCGGCGAGCAGAACCCCCACAAGGAACCTTTCGAGGCTGATTGATTTGGGCATAAGCTGTTTGCACCCCCAGGCCCACCATCCCAGGGCGACCAGCAGAACCAGGCCGAAGCCGATAGTCTTCGACCAGACGGGGTGCTCCCTGATGAACCGGGTCGGGTCGTCCATCAGTCCGGCTCCTCCTGGGTGCGGCGCTCCGCAGGCGGGCGGCCCTTCCGGGGCGCGGGGAGGACGCCGGTCCCGATGGCGACGAGCCGCACGTCCCTCTTCGTCTCCTCGTCGAAGACCGTGCCCGCCTCCTTGAGCACGCCCTTCTGCACCAGCCCGGTGATCCTGGGCCGCACGGTGTTCGGGTCCTGGTAGCCGAGGGCCATCAGCTGCCGGTCCGTCATGGGGACGCCGGCCACCCGGAGGCTGGCGAGAATCCTCACCGCCCGCTTCTGCGCCTTCCCGCTCGCGACGAGCTTGTCGTGGGAGGCTGCCGAGTTGTCGTGCACGCCCATCAGCCCACCTCGTACTTCTCCTTGAGCCGGGCGACGGACGCCCGCTGCGCCGGGGTGAACTCCCTGCGGTCGAGGTTCGACTCTACGAACTCGGCCTCCCATTCGGTCAGGTTGGGCTCGCCGTCCAGCGCCTCGATCACGCGCCGGCACTCGTCGTCGGTGGGCAGGATCATGGTTCAGTAGTTAGGGTTATCAAAAGGAATGAGTTACTAATACTTCACCCGCCGACCCCGAAGCGGCCACCCTTGAACCTGACCCTGGTCAGGTCCTCCAGCGGGACGTAGGGCGAAAACCTGCTCGGGCTGTGGCTGTTGTCGAAGACGAACTTCCCGTACACGGTCGTGGCGCCCACCGCCGTCCCGTCGTCCTGCAGCCAGACGATCATCTCGTCCCCGACCTCACGCCGATACTCCACCAGCGCGTCGCCGACCACCGGCTGGCCAACCAGCGAAATGCCCTCCGAAGCCTGGTCCAAGCCTTCCAGGTTGAAGAAGCGGCGGCGGTGCGGCAAGTAGTCGTACTCCCTGCGACAGAGGCGCTTGACCGTGATCCTCGCGGCGAAGGCGACGAGCACCACCCCAAGCAGGATCGGAATGAGAAGGAGCCAGTTCATGTTTTGTTTACAGAACACTGAGGCTGGACAGGCCGACGTATAAGTGCGGGGTTCTTCCCCCGCTGTCTCCAGGGTCCCCATTCACGGCAATGTGAACACGAATAAGAGATCTGACCATAAATCAAAAGCTTTTCCACAACACGGCCGCACTTTGGGCAAAAAGGGTGGCCATCACTCATGACTCAGACGGGTTCAGGCCAGCGGAATCGCACGCGCTTACAACCACGGGGCTGGTGGGGCGGCGTCGCCGCGAACGGCGGCGTCGCGCCAGGCTCCGGCATGTGCTCCTCGCAGAGGAAGACGCCCTGGCCGGCGTCGACCCCGTCGACCAAGACGCGGCCGGTCGCCAGCTCGACGCCGCGGGTCGTGGGCCTGCCGCACTCGGCGCAGAAGAACAGGAGCCCGTCGTCGAGCTGGCGGCAGAGCGGCGCCATGGCCACCAGCCAATCCTGCACCTCGGCGTCGTGGAGCAGGGAGTTGGCCGCCAGCAGCTTCATCGAGCTCTGGCCGTCGAACCACTCCTTCAGGCTGGCGACAACCCCGGCCAGCTTGAAGAGGAGGGGCGGCGGAGGCTTGAGGGGGTCGGTCATGGTCGTCATCGCAGCAGTTCCGCGCAGAGGAGCAGGGCGATCTGGCGGGCGAGGTTGTCCGGCTGCCAGGTGGCGCCCTCCCCGAAGACCGAGACGAGGAAGCCGACGGCCTGGTCGGCCTCCCCGGGCCTGCGGGCCGACGCGATGAGCGCCAGGCCCGCCGGGAGCTCGTAGGCGTCGTCACGGGCCAGCCACTTCGCCGCGTCCACAAAAAGCTTCGGGTTCAGCTTCATCGGCCCACCCGCCGTCGGAGCAGGAACTTGCGCGCCTCCGCCTTGGTCGGCTTGTAGGGCGGCGCCCTGAGCCCGTGCCGGACCTTGAGGTAGCTGACGATCTCGGCGTAGCGCACCCGCCGCGGCAGGGCCCTGTTCGGGAAGCACCGGGAGATGCACTCCCGCTCGTGGCTTCCAAGCGCCGAGTCCCAGACAGTTACGCAGCGGTAGCCACGCGAGATGTGGAAGATAGCTAAACGTTTCATTGAGGGTATACGATGTCCATGATTACCCGTCGCCTGGGCGTATCCAACCCACCGAGAAGCCTGCGGCGCCTACGTTTTGGTGACCTGTCGCGCACAACGGGGCAGCCGTTGACCCACGCGATCTGCTTAGTGCGTGGGCTATCAAGGGCGCACATCAGGCTACTGAGCGAGGACGCCTCATGGTAGGGCACAATCTCGCCATTCGGGTGTTGAATCTTGATCACAGCTCGGGCAGGTAGAGCATCTCGGCATCCCAGGCGCCGAGGATGTAGTAGTAAAAGCCGAAGGGGGACTGGGCCAGCACGATGGGATCACGCTTGATCTCGCGGTCGGCGACCTCGCGGAACTGGTCGTTGGTGGCGATCACGAAGAGCCGAGGCTTCTTGCCACACAACTCCATGGTCCTATCAGTGACGGCTTTCATCATCCGGGTGGCCTCGTCGGGCATCTCGGGGATGAACATGTCGGCGTCCTTGAGCACGAGCTCGTGCTTCTCGCACAGGGCCATGACCTTGGCGTGGTCGGTGGTGTCGAGGCGGGAGAAGAACTCGCGGAAGGTGGTGCCGTCCTTGGACTTGGCGTCGTACTTCTTGCGGTTGCGCAGGCACTGGAGCAGGGCGTCGACCTCGGCGGTGGAGTACTTGGTGCCCTGGATGAGGGACCGCTTGGCCTCCATCATCTCGATCTTCGTGTCGAGGCCCTCCAGCGACCAGTGCGTGGGGACGCGGCCGAGCTCGGCCAGCACCTCCTTGGGGCGCACCCTGATCTTGGCCACCTTCTCCGGGGCCGGGGCGGGCACGCCGAGCACCTGCACGCCGGACGTGTCGGGCGTCAGCCACGCGGCGGTGGGGGTCGTCGCGTTGGTCGAGACCATGTTGATGAGGCTATACTGGGTCGGGCCAGTATGGGCGAAGCCGCCGCCGGCGAACCGGTCGGAGCGGAAGTCGGCGAGGAAGTCGCCGCCCGGCGACTCCTTCTGATCTTTCACGACCGCTTCCTCGACCTCGTCGGCTGTGCGGCCGCTAATGGCCGCGATGAGCGTCTTGATCAAACTTGGTTTTTTCATAAGATGCCTCTTAGTTCCTCGGAATAGGGTTCCGAAGCTTAGTGCGGTATGTGGCCTTGAGGTCGCTACCCTGGCAGCCGTCCGCCGACCTATACCAACTGAGGGTACCGTCCTCACCGGGGAGCCATATCTCAATTTCAGGCGTCGGTGCCCTAGGCCCGATCTCCTCGGGCGCCAACAGGCGCCAGCCGTCCTTCACGCCCACGCGCGAGCCGCGCAGCTTGCACGGGTTGTAGCCGGCGGCGACCTCGTCCTTGGGCCACTCGCCGGGGAAGACCATCTTCATCTCGTCCCAGTCCCAGGGCGCGAGCGGCAGCTCCCGCGCGTGGAGGGCGCGCAGCTCGGCCTTGCATTTGAGGATGGCCCTCTTCATGTCCTCAAGGGCGTCGTTGGAGGCTGGCCAGCCGCCCCGCGCGCACCATTTTTTGGCACAGTCCAGGACGGCGCGGGGCAAGTCGTCGGGGTCGAGGAGGAGGGGCTGCATCCAGAGCAGGCGGGTGGCCCGCTCGGAGGCCGTCTTCGACTCCTTGATGACCTTGCGCCGCTTGTCGGCCGTCTCGCTGAGGGGCTCCAGGAGCACCTCGTGGTGCACGTGCCAGTACCATGTCAGTTCGATGCTCATAAATCCTTCCGGTTCCCGCTCAGCCTCTTGCCGGCGCCCGCGGTGACCCGCACGATGACCTTCTGGACCTCGCCCACGATGTCCTCCAGGACGTAGGGGAGCATCCCCACGTCCACCAGCCGCAGGCCGAGCGGGCGGGCCTCCGCGTCGAGCTGCGCGAACATGGCGTTGAGCATGTCCTGCTGGCCAGCCTCGGCGTAGCCCTTTCCCAGCCAACCCTCGGTGAGCGCCACGGTGTAGGGGCGCCCCCGCTGGACGTTGTGCACCTTGGGCAGCAGGTCGGCCCCGTCGAGGACCACGATGACCGGGGGGTGCGCGCCGGCGACGGGGTTCGCGGCCCCGGGCGCGGCCCGCAGCACGGCCTGCACGTCGCCGTCGTAGACGGCGCACACGGTGAATCTGTTGGAGCCGCTCACGCCTTCTTCCCCAGCGCCCGCAGGCGCTTGTCGATAGCGGCGGCGCACAGGGCGCCGGCCCTGGCCAGGTCACGGATCTCATCCTCCAGCCTGCCCGCGGCGGCCTCCTTCTCAGTCCTGAGCACCCGGCGGTGCTCGGAGGTGCCCGGCTTCCACCAGGAGGCCTTCCACGGCCAGACGGTGACCATGACGCCCTCCTTGTTGGGCAGGCACATGTTCTCGGCGCGGACGCCGCCGGCGTTGAGGGCGTAGGCGGCCGCCCCGCGCTCCAGCTCGCCGGCCCGGTAGGCGTCGTCGCGGCCGGCGTCGAAGCCCTCGGCCTCGACCTGGCGGGCGCGCTCGACCGCGATGAGGTGGACACCCTCATTCGTCATAGATTTGCTCTCTTTTTTCATGGATGGTTATGATGCCGAACAGCCGCCACGTGGTGACCCTCCACGCCCGGAACCAAAAGTCGCCGGAGCAGCCCTGGCTCGCCTCGAATCTGACGGCCTTGGTGATCATCCCGCCGCCGTCCCCTTCCCCGGCTTGCCCTCCCACAGCCACGCGACGGGGAGCTTCGCGAAGCCGGGGTCGAGCGGACGCCACGCCAGGCAGGCGGGGCGGAGCCCGACGTACATTGAAAGGTAGGCGGGCGGGACGCCGCTTAGGCACATCCTGGTCTTCAGCGTCTGCACCTGGCCGTCCGTGGCCACCTCCACGCAGTAGGCCTCGACCGGCTGGCCGGGGTTCGGCTGGGAAGGCCACGACCCGTCGGGCCGCCTGACGACCCAGCCGTCGCCCGCGGCTGGGCCCGCGTCGCGGAAGTCCCGGTGGTCCACCAGCTCGTCCACCTTGCAGTCCTCCAGCTTGAAGCCGCTCTCCGGGGGCCTCGGCAGGGCGACGTGGAGTATCGTCGACGCGTCGTCGGCGACGTGCGCCACCCTCCTGCCGAACTCGTCGCGGTGGACGTAGACGTACACGGCTACTTCACCCTCGAATAGTAGGCGTTGCTGACCCCGGCCTGCGCGCTCCAGCGCCACTGGTCGAGGACGTACTGGGCGAACTCGCCCTCGGTCAGCTCGATGACCTTGTCCTTGGTCCAGCGCATCATCGAAATGACACGGTCGTAGTCCTCAGTCTGGTCGACGGGGGCCGCGACCTGCACCTGGACCTGGAGGGGGATGCGCTTGCCCCTGCGGGCCAGCCTGAGCATCTTGTCGAGCTGCCGGATGACGGTCTTCCGGTAGCCCTCCTGCGCCTTGAGGAAGATGGCGCGGTGGGCGTTCCTGTTGGCCACGAGCTTGGCCAGCAGCTTTTCCTTGTCGATTTTCACGGTTTCCATAAAGCCTATGAGAACTCACTTCGGCGCGGGAGCAACCGGCGGAACTCGCGGGGGTCGGCTGGTGAGCCTGTATGCCCGCACCACCCTCTCGTTGACGATTTCGAGGAGCGTCCAGCCATTTTCGTATGCAGCGGCCAAAAGAGCGTCCCATTGCCCTGGCCGCATTGTGATGTAACCCTGACCCGCCGGGCCCACCACAGGAAATGGGGAGGGGAGTGGGATACGATCTAGCAGCGGACGTTTCATGGGATGCAGGTCAGAAGGGCGGCGGGAACCTGGAGCCCTCGGCACCTATCTCCGGCCACCGCATGCGGTCCGGCCCGGCCCGCTCGGCGGCCCGCCTGAGCGCCTCCAGCTGCGGGGCGTCGAGGCCCTTGCTCTTGTGCTCCTCGATGCTCTTCAGCAAATGCTCGACCATGCCGGGCGGCATCGCCGCGACCAGCTCCTCGGCCATGCCAGGCGGCACCGTCGACGCGAGGTGGTCGGCGAGCAAGTTCAGGACCTCGCCCAGGGCCTTCTCGAACTCCTCCGGCGAGAAGGTCTCGTGCCCGACGGGGAGCCCGACGACGGCTTCGAGCTTCGCCTTCAGCGCCTCGATGAAGTCCTCCCCGGACCCGCCGATGAAAGGCTCGCCGCTCACCGGTCGCCCTCCTCGCCCCTGGCGTCCTCAAGCTCGGCCTCGGCCAGGGCGTCGGACTGGCGGTAGCGGACGGGCTTGCCGTCGACGAGGCCCACCGCGTTCCGGGCGGCCGCCTGTGCGTCCTTGGCCATCCTGAACACCTTCTCCGCGTCGGCCTTAGAGAGCATCCGCATCGAGAAGAACGACGGCATGCCGTTGATCGAGCGGGGGCCGGCCTCGGAGAGGTACTCGTAGATCAGGCCCGGCGGGTTCTTGATCATCTCCCTGCGCTGCTTGGCGCCCATGAAGATGAGGACCATGAACACGGACGAGAGGTCCTCCGGGCTGCGCAGTGAAGACGCGGCCCGCGGCGATGTCCAGCGCGAGCTGCCCGAGTTCGGCTTCGGGGAGGTCCTTCATGTATCAGGAAAATGTTTACGCCACCCTCGGCCTGCTCGACGGCATGGGGCCGGGGCTGGGCTTCTTCTTCGCGTCACGCTCGCGAACCTCCACAAGCATCGGCGGGATGGCCTTGCCCTTGAGGCGGCGGATGTCGAAGTCGAGCGGCAGGATCGCCTGTCCGGTCTTCTCCAGCGTGCCGCGGGGCTGGATCTCCACGTGCGTGCAGCCGCTGACGTGCACCAATAGGTTGATCGCCATGCCGGCGAAGCCGGTGTAGGTGTCCTCGACCTGCGTGCCGAGCACTTCGATTGGGATCTCGCAGTCCACAAGTTCGATTTTGTGCTCGCCAAAGCCTTCAAGCCTCTCCGCGGCCAGCCAGACTTGCTTGAGCGGCCGCTGGTCGGCCGGGTCCAGGCCCTTCGGCTGGACGAGGTACAAGTGCGAAAGATCCAACCCGATCTGCAGGAGCGTCACGGTGCCCCTGAGGCCCGTCGCAAGGTCCCTGACCTTGCTTCCAAGCTTGATGATTTTCATTCTAGTTTTTGTTTACAACTTTATGTCTACAACAAAATGGTGGCCGCATGTCAACTGAAACCCGACGCCGTCAGCGCCGCACACGCCTCCATGGCCGCCTTGAGGCCCTGAGCGATCTCGACCCACCGCACGGCAAGGACGACGGCGTACACGGATGGCTTCACGCCGTAGGCGCCGCAGGCGTAGGCGTCGTTCGCCTCGATCAGGGCCGTGATGGACCCGCCCCGCAGCACACCGAAGTCCAGCAGGAAAGCGACCGGCCCGCCCGCGGCGAAGTACGCGTACGCCGCGTCCTCGACGACGCCGCGGTCCACCGGCGTGGCCTCGTCGCCCCAGTAGTGCCGCACGTCTAGGACGCGCCCGAGCAGGACGAACGCCCGCCACTCCGACTTGAAGTCGACCACGTCCGAGCACCAGATCTCGTCGTCGGGGCGAATCCTGGCCAGGGTCGGCGTGCCGGTGACGAAGCCGGTGAACTTCTTGACCCGGCCCCGCGGCTTGACGAAGAGCGGCGCCCTCCCGCAGACCTCCCGCCAGGTGGACGGCCACACGCACCGCCGGAAGAACCGGCGCAGGCAGTCGGGGTAGTCGAGCGGCCAGGGCGGGGTGAGGCCGAGCTGCCTCAGCGCCATGTGGACGACCGGCACCGTGCCGCCCACCAGGGTGCCCGTGGAGAGGGGCACCCGGCCCCTGAAGAGGTTCTTCTCGTAGAAGCCGAACCACGGGACGCGCGGGCTGAGCGCCGACAGCCCGGCGGCGAGCGCCTGGCAGTCCGTCTCCAGGCGGCCGGGCGACTCCAGCAGGAGCTGCGCGGAGGTTATCATGTCAGCTCCCGATGGCGATCGAGCCGTCGAGGATCTGGGCGATGTACTGCTCGTGCGTCGCCTGCGCCCGGCGCCTGGCCGGCCCGCCGGCGACGCGCTGCCAGAAGGAGGGCCGCGAGGACATGTGGGCGTCCACGCGCCTGGCCTCCTCGATCCTGGCGTCGAGCGTGCCGCCGGCCAGGGCCCCGGCCTCGACGCCGCGGCGGGCCGTCTCCAGGGCCCTCGCGATGGCCTCGCTCCGCCACCAGTGCGCCGGGATGTCCCGCGGGGTGTAGACGACGCGGGGGACGCCGTCCCATTCCGGCCGCGCGCCCACCGGCCCCTGCACGCCCGTCGGGCCCACCGGCCCCTGCATGCCACCGCGCGGCCACATGCGCGTCGGCTCGACATGCCCGCGCGGCGGAGGCCCCGCGCCGGTGACCCCGGAGGCGGCGGCCCATCCCGGCCCCGTGGCCCCGGGGAACATGGCGAACGCCCCGGACTCGCGCGCCCCCGGCCACGCGTCCGCGCCGCGCACCTCGAAATTGGAGTTCATCGCCTCGATCACGCGCACCTGCTCCTCGGTCATGGGGGGCGTCGCGCCGGGCCGGTCCAGCCAGGCGGGGTGCTCCACGGGCTGGCCGTCGACGGGGGCCGTCAGGACCATCTCCTCGCGGTAGCCCGCGCCGAGCGGCCCCTGCCACTCGCCGTCCTCGTTCTTCCACCAGCGGCTACCGTCGCTAGTGTCCTCGACCGCGGGCAGGCCGCGCCACTCGCCCGGCCGGAAGCGGGCCTTCGGGGCCTTCGGCTTCTTCGGCCTGGGGGCGGAGGGCTCTTCGAGGTCGAACTTTCGGATGGCGGCCACGGCTCTGGAAAGAACTCAGGTCATGTAGACCGGCACGCACACCGGCACGGCCACCGGCATCATCACCGTGATCATCGAGATGAACACGGGCACGGGCACCGGCACGGGCACCAGCACGGGCACCGACGGCGCGGCTGGCGCCCACCCCCAGCCCGTCCAAGCCAGCCAGCCGAAGCGAGGATCGAAGCAGACCGTCCCGGGCGGCGGAAACGGCTGGGGGCAGTTCGAAGTCCAGAACGACGGGCGCGCGGGGGCCGGCTCCGGGGGCGGGGGCGGGTCGCCGAGGTCGAACCTGCGGATGGGCGTCTGCACGGGATTCGAGCCGCGATGGCCGGGCATTTGTTTACAAGCCCCGCAGCTTCCTGCACCCCGGGTTGCCGGACATGCAGGGGCCGCCGAAGCGCCCGCAGAGCCACGTGCCGCAGGTGATGCGCCTGGGGCCGCGCACGCACCTGACGCCTTCGGGCGAGGAGTCGTCGGAGACGTAGTAGCGGACGGCGGTCTCGGTGACCTTCGGCCCGCGCCTGAGGAGGCCCGCGGCCCCGCAGAGGCGGAACTGCTCGCTGAACAGGCGGGGCGCCTTGGGCGGGGACACCGTGCCGGGGGCGGCGGACTCCATCTCGGCCAAGACGGTGCCCTCCAGCGTCTGGAGGGCGCAGCCGAGCACGTAGAGCTTGCCGCGCAGGCCGCCCTTGGGCGGCAGGGCGTTGACGGCCGCCCAGAACGGGCGGGACTTGGGGCCGGAGTACCGGCGGTGGAGGGGCTTGGCCCGGCGAAGGAAGGCCTGCCGGTCCTTGGCGAACTTCCTGAGATCCTTCAGCCATCGGGCGTGCGTCTTTTTCGGTGTCTTTTTTGGTGTCTTTTTTGGCATCTTCATGGCGGGTTCAAAGTTCGACCTGCTTGCCGTCGAAGCCGATCCAGGGCTCGTCCCTCCAGTCCTCCCCGTCGCCGCGGTCGCCCCAGTCCGTGGCCGCCGTCGGGGTGTCGATCTCCGTCCACGGGGCGCCCGGCGGGACGTCGCGCTGGTCGCCGCCCGGCCCGGTGTACTTGACGGGGGTGGAGGGGTTCCGCTCCGCGAACAGGGCCACCGCGATCAGGAACGCCCGCTCCGGCGTGTCCGTCGCGACGTACGGCCCCGGCCGCAGGAGGCCGAAGTCGTGCACGACGCCCCTGACGTACCGCCGGCCCCGGCGGGGCAGCCGCTCGTACGCGGCCTCGTTGAACGTCCTCGTCTCATTCACGGCACGGTCTGGAGCCTGAAGGGGGAGACGATGACGCGGGGCTCGACGTAGACGGGCTTCACGTCGCCGCCGTTGGGGTCCTTGAGGAGCACCCAAGTGCCCTCGGCGGTGGCGGGCGAGTAGAGGCCGTTGGGGTCGGCCTGGGCGATGGTGGTCGCCCCCTGCCCGTAGGGGATGGTCTGCTGCGGGTTGGTGAACTGGGTGGCGTAGGGGATGCCGTAGCCGACGGACTCGCCGAGGAAGACCAGCTTGCCGGTCATCTCCGCCACGATGTAGGTGTAGGTGACGAGGCCGTTCTGGTCGCGCAGCTCGATGATGTCCTTCAGGAGCTTCTTCTCCCTGAAGTTGTGGACGGCGGGCATGCCGACGGTCATGTTGGACTCGCGCTGCAGGGTCTCCTGCCGCTGCTTCTCGACGGCGATGCTGTCCGGCGTGCCGGAGCAGGAGTTCTCGGCGCCGCACCAGAGCAGCGCGAGAGGGATCAGGACTGTGAGGGCCAGCTTTCTTTTCATGGGGGCTGGGGGTCAGGGGTTATTGGTTGAGGTGCTTGCGGGCGCGGAGCTGGCGCATGAAGCCCTGGAGGTCGGCCGGGAGCTTCTCGTCGGGGTAGTCGGCGTAGCGGTGGAGGATCAGGCTGGCCAGGGCGTCCTTGCCGCCCTCGTCGGCGGCGACGTACTGGGCCTCCATGCCGTAGAGGTCCTGGATCATGCCCTGGTTGTAGGCCTTCGACTGCTCGAAGGTGGAGCGGCGCACCGCCTCCATCCTGGGGTTGAACACCTTGAACAGGAAGTAGTCGTTCCCCTGAACGACCCATCCGATGGCCAGCACCGCGAGGAGGCCGGCGAGGAGTATCGTGGCGATTTTGGTCTTCATGGAAGGGGGTCACGGGGCGAAGGACTACCCGGGGGCGTCCCAGTGCTCGCATGACTGGCAGAAGCGCATGGTCAGTCCCTGTCGACGCAGATGGCGATGACGCCCCCGACGGCGAGGACGATGAAGAAGACGACCTGGCAGCCGCCCACCCACCGCCAGAGGGACGGGTGGCTGTGCTTCCACCAGACGCCCTCGAACACGTCGAGCATCCCCTTGGCCTCGCCCTGCTCCTGAGCCGTGATCTGCTGGATGGCGGCCTGGTACTGGAAGGAGCCGACGTCCATGTTCAGGATTTCGTGCAGGCGCCCCTGGAGGCTCTTGACGGCCTCCAGGTTGCGGTCGAAGGAGTTGTCCGGGGTCGTGAGGAGCACGGCGTTGTGCTCGCCGGCGAAACCCCCGGCCTCCAGCGCGGCCACGAAGGCGTCGACGTACTTCGACTTCTGCGGGATGGTGGAGGCCTTCTCGGCGAGGCTCCAGTACGACCCGAACTGGCGGCTGTACTGGTACTCGCCGACGATCTCGTTGGCGACGTTGAAGACCGTGGCGGCGACGCCGACCAAGAGCATGACGATCCCGGCGGGCGTGAGGGCGGACCTGTCGGAGGGCGACGATATGGTGTCCATAAAGGTTCAGCGCAGGCCGAGGACGCCGGTAACCCCGACGCCCGCGGCGAGCAGCAGGGCGACCATGCCCGCCTCCGCGAGGGAGGCGCACTCGCCGCTGCGGACCTCGTGGGGCCACGGCCGCGAGAAGTCGAACAGCGTCACGGTCCAGTAGTTGACCTGGTCGGGGCCGATGTGCCGGGCCTTCCAGTCGCGCCTGTCGAGGCAGGCCAGCACGGCCTTGGAGTCGCCGGTGAAGTTGGGCAAGCCCTCGAAGACGCACCGGTCACCGTCGAACCAGCCGCCGGGGTCCACGAGGTGATAGTCCGAGTCGAAGGCGGGGGGACGCATGACGAGGCCAAGCGCACGCTCGGCGAAGAGTTTGTTCTTCGCGGTGGCGTCCAGGGCGTTCCAGTCGATTGTCATTGAGAAGGCGGTTGAATCTTCGGCTTGGTGATCTGGTGATTGTATTCGTCGGCCAACGAAGCGGCCATGAAGACCTCCAAGGCGTTGAGAGCGGCCTGGGCGTCGACGCCCGACACGTCGGTAGAGGTCGACAGCCCTCCGTCCGGGCGCAGCATCTCGGCCCTGGTGGCGATGTTGTCGGCGTCGATCACGACCTTCCAGCCGTGGCGGAGCAGGCGGTTGATGAGGGGGTGGGGCGGGCTCATGCGCAGTTTGTGTTAGACTATTAGAACTGCGGGTCGCAACTTTTTTCGTAAACAAAAGTTAGAGTCCGATCTCCCGCAGCCACCGGCTGTACGCCATGACCGTCGCGTCGTGCGCCGCCCGCATCGCCTCCAGGTTGCCGGACTTGACGGCGCAGTGGAACTCCGCGTTGGCCTCGTTGAACTGGCGGAGCCAGAACTCACCCTGGACGCAGGCCTGCTCGCGCCCCACGCTGTAGCGCACGAGGCCGACGAGCGCCGCAGCGATCGCGATGTAGACGAGGCCGACGGGCAGCGAGACGCAGCTGTTCGCGACGCCCAGCCCCGTCGTGACGACCACCATCCCGACGGCCAGCCACTTGGAAAACCTAGCCGAGGCCGCGCTTGGACCCTTGATGATTTCCATTGGAAAAAACCGCGGGCGGCGCAAGCCGCCCGCGGCTATGAATCCATCCACTCTCCAGCGCCGGGGGCGCTGGCAAACGAAAGTTAGGAGACAGGGGCGGACGCCACCTCGACCGGCCCGGACACAGGCGAAGGCGCAGCCGAGTCGGGCTGGGCAACCACGGGGGCGACGGGCACTGGCGGCGGAGACCGGGGCGGCTTGACGGCGGGGGCCACGTAGGGGCGCTTGCGGACTTCGATGAAGCCGGAGGCGAGCAGGCTCTTCTTGTAGAAGGAGAGGACGCGGGTCGGCTTCTGCCGGGAGTTCCCGAGGTGCCTGGCCATCGCCGCGATCAGCTCGCGCCGGGTCAGGGGCCGGTGGTGGGTGCGGAGCACCGACACAATCATGCAGCCCTGCGGGGTGAGCTTGGACGGGTCAGCCGCCCGGAGCGCCCGAAAGGTGGCGACCATGCGTTGCGGTCTTTTGGCGGTTGTTTTCATAGTTTCACTGACAAGAACTGCTAGCACACCCACGCGATGTTGTAAACATTTATTACCAGAGGCCGAGCCTGTGGCCGAGCGCGCCCAGGATCATGGCCACGACGGACACCAGCATGGCCGCACTTATGACGTTGTCCCTGAGCCTCTCCCGCCGCTCGTTGCGCCGAAAGATCCTCTCCGTGTCCTCACGGACCCCGCCCATGACCCTCGCCCGCTGATCCTCGGTGAGCGATGGCCCCTTCGAGCCTTCCGGCCCCTTGTCGTTCATAGCATTAAGCATGGGGAGGGGGAGCGGGCCACTTGTGCTTCCACCATGTAGAACTGGCCGTGGTGTCGTTCTGGCAAAAGACGTAGGGGGACCCCCTCTGCTTCCTCACGATGCCCTCCCAAAAGGGGAGGTTTTCGGACAGGTGGCGCAAGAAGGCCTCCGTGGGCGGGTTGAAGATCCACGCCGCCCCGACGGCCCGGCAGGCCTCCTCGGCGACCCTGGCCCGCTCGTCGGGGCCGGCCCGGAGGTAGGACGTCCCGCCGACGGCGAGCGCCTCGAACGGGTAGAACAGGCCCTTGTAGACCTCGCCGTCGAAGCAGGAGCCGGGCGGCAGCTTAGCGAAGTCGGGGAGATTGGCGACCTTGTAGTGGTAGCGGCGTCCGTGCCGGTTCTGCACCAACAGGGCGATGCCGTCCACGACGACGGGGGAGAAGAAGCTGCGGTCGGCGTCCGACAGGGCCGAGGCCCGCACGGTGGCGACGCCAGCCCTGTCGCCGTTCAGCTTGGGCTGGAGGGTGTCGCCGTTGCCCTTGAACTCCAGCACCAGTTCGACGGCCCTCGCCGGGTCGGAGAGGGCGCGCCCCTCGGCGGGGCGCATGGGATAGAAAGGCACCGCGATGCCGGGCACCACTCTGACGCGGGTCGGGGGCATCAATCGGCCCTCGGCGTAGCCCCACCCAACGCCAAATCGACGTTGAGTGAAAGACAGACAAGAGCGCCGTCCTCAGCATTGGTCTGAGACATGCCACAGACGTTGAAGGAACCAACGTGACCAGTGCCACGCAAAGCCCGGCGAACACGCTCCAAGTCTTCTAGCAGATGGACACGCTCCTCAGGGGTACCAGCCTCTATGTAAAGGCTGGGCACGTTATCATGGACAACAACCTGAAGGTGCATGTTACTCGACGGTGGCGGTGATGGTGTTCTTGACGACCTCGGTCACCTTCTCTTGGTCGCCCACCTTGGGGAAGGCCGCCCAGCGGGTCTGATGGAACCCCTCGCGGACGGTGACTTTTTCGAAAGTGCTGAGCGGGCACGCGGTGCCTTCGGGGAGGTAGCCACGCTTGATAAGCTCGGCGGTGACGGTCTCGGCGGACTTCCGGTAGGCGTCGTAGATGCGCTTGCTGAACTCGCCCTTGTCCTCCCCGACCTTGGAGACGAACACGGCGTCGTCGAACTTCGCACCCGCCCTCTGCTGGACGTAGTCGTTAATGTCCTTGCCGAGGGACTTCATCAGTTCGTCGACGGCCTCGACGTTAGCGATGATGGAGTAGCGGTCTTGAAAGCTGACCCGCACCGAAGTGCCCTCCCTGTCCGTGAGACGCACCGTCGCGACGGGCTTCATCGGCTCGGCGATGTTGTGGATGAAGAGGCGGTGGGTGGCGTCGGCCTTGATGGTCGGCTCCAGTTCGGCGATCTCGGCCTCGGCGGCGCGCTTCGCGCGGATGGCCTCGGCGTAGCGGCGGAGCCCGTCATTCTCGATGACGAAGCTGGGGACGTCGGTACCGTTCTTGGCGCCGGCGGTGGTGGAGGTCTTGAGGGCAACTGTCTTGAGTGGCATGGGAGGGTGGATTGGATTTTGTTTTGGTGAGTTCTAAACTATGCCCGGAGTATGGGGGTTCCGGCCCCGGTTGTAAACAAAAAAATGTCATAAACTTTTTGCTTGCAACCCCGGCCCGCTTCCCCCAGCCTCCCAGGAGTCACCCGCCATGCCCCGCTTCGTAAAAAACCTCAACTACGGCCTCATAAAGGACATAGACCTCCAGAAGATGAGCCGCATCGCGCCCATCATCGCGAACGTGGGCGCACAGGCGTTCACCGAACTGCTGCTGATGCACCTCCACGCCCGCGTGGGCATGACCTTCATCATCCAGAAGAAGGTGACGGACGACCTTAGGCTGACGGACTTCCACGAGGGCCGGTTCGAGGACCTGACGTGGCCGAGCACGACCATCGAGTTCAACTTCGAGGACCCGGCCCTCGGCACGCTGCTCGCGGGGAAGCTCACGCGGCAGCAGGTGCTGGAGGCGTCCGAGCGGCTGAACGTGACGCTGCGCGGCTACACCGCCGCGCCCGACCACGACCACCAGCTCATCATGGTGTGCCAGGCCTCCGACGGGAGCGGCTCCTGCGTGATGGTCCACGACGAGCACACGTGGCCGCGGCTGATGGCGGGCGAGGAAGTCGAGAGCATGACGCCCACCGGCCCCGGCGACGGGCGCATGGAGAAGGCGGAGTCGGCCGAGATGATCGACCTCGCGAAGCTCTGCATGAAGGTGCTGGCCTACTCCTCGATCCCGCAGTTCAAGCCGGCGCCTGTGACCCGCCACCAGCTGCACTACGGCGAGGGCAAGCCGGGCGTCCGGGGCCGGCCGAACCGCCCGACCTTCCGCGTCATCTACCTCCCGCACGTCATCCACGTCGGCGAGCGCAAGCCGTCCGAGCCGACCGGCATCCACCGCGAGTTCAAGGGGCGGCGCGGGCACCTGCGCTACTTCCACAGCGACTACTTCGTGAACGTGAAGGGCCAGTGGAAGTACATCGCGCCCGTCGAGGTCGAGGGCGTCGAGCGCACCATCGCCATAGTGAGGGAGCCGTAGCGATGTCGCGCTCCCACAGGAACTGGCCCGGCGGAATCCACCGCTGCTCGAAGTGCGGAAAGGAGTACAAGCAGGGGGCGAGCCTCGCCGCCCACATCATCGCCGGGTGCACGCCGAAGAAGCCCCGGCGCTCCCGCTACCCGAAGCACTACCAAGACTTCCTAGACCGGCGCGCCGAAGCCGAAGCCGCCAGCCTGCCAAAAACTTTATGAAACCAACCCCCAAACTACTCACAACGGGCGTGTTCATGTGGCACGCCGAGGAACGCAGGAGCAACCGCTACGGCGCCTTCTACCCGGCGACCGAGAGCTACTCCGGCGAAATGACGAAGCTCCGCCGGATCGACCAGGGCGCGGTCAAGGGCTTCGACGGCAAGCGCGTCAGGATGTTCGCCGTCGTCGTGGAGAGCCGCCCGAGCGGCCACCTCGGCGATTTCTTCCTCGGCCTCAGGCCGAACCCGGCGCCGGTCGGCGCCACCGTCGAGATCGGCGTGGGCACGCTGCGCGTGACCAAGAACCCCGAAATCGGCGACACGCCCATCTTCGAGCTGCACCCGGACGACGGCCGGCGAGAGTTCTGGTGCGACCCGCGCAACTTCTACAAGCTCCACGACCAGACGGTGGAGTTCTACGCCGCAAGGACGAAGGCCGCCGCGCCGCCCGCCTACCAGGGCAGCCGGGATGAGGACGAGGCCATCGTCATTGGGACAGACCCGGCAGGAGCCGACCTCCAGGTGAAGACGAGATCGAAATCTTTCAGGATACCTGGCACCATCGCCAACATGGGCGGCGGCACGTTCATCGTCAGGGCGCCCGTCCTGTCGGAGGGTTCCCGCCACAAACTCGCACCCGAATGACACACAGATTTCGCTTGCATTGAAGGTAGGGCTATACTTAGGTGGGTTACTTATGAACTACATCCCACCAGAAGATGCAAACTCCCCCAAAGAACACTTGTTCTTGATCAAAGTTCTCGTTCACGGTTCCGAGGACACCCTGGCTCTCGCCCTCATAAAATACGACGACACCTTTACGCTCGGTCTCCGCTGGAACGGCGACAAGGACAGGCCAGCCGGGTACCCACAATCCTACGGCCATCCCAGTTGGTTCGTTGTCGAAGAGGGGTTTTTCGCCGAGCAGATTGTCAGCGGCCTGAAGCCCGTAGACCAGGCCTTCGTGCGCAACTTTATCGCGAAGCCGAAAGTACCGCCGCCCTGCCCGGACTGATCACTGGAAGGTGTAGGTGGCGGTGGCGCGCGGACTCGGAGCCACGCCGCTCAGGAAGGCCCGGGCGTTGAGCGTGACCGAGTAGCCGGGGTTGTAGGGCACGTTGACGGCGCCGCCGTAGGGCAGGCCCGAGTCGATTGACTGCGGGTCGGTGCCGTCGAGCGTGTAGCGGATGGTGACGTTCGCGTCGGGCGACGAGATGACGACGGCCACGCCCTGCGAATAGATGCCGGAGCTGACGCTGAGGCCGATCTGCTTGAGCCCCGTGGCATAGACGATGCAAGGCGCGACCGAGACCTGCATGGAGGCGCCGAACTGGTCGTAGACGGTGACCAGCCCGTCGATCGAGGCGCCGACCGGGGCGACCGTGCCGCTCGTGTCGACGTCCACGTTACCGCCCCAGAGGGTCTCGCCGATGGAAGTGAAGTCCCAGCGGTAGTTGACGGTGTCACCCTGGGCGTCGATGGCGTAGGCGGCGAACGAAGCCAGCTGGCCGACCGCCACGCCGGGGTTGACGGGGTAGGCCCACTGGATGACCGGGGCGGTGTTCATCACCAGCTCGACGATGCCGTTGGCGGTGGCGGAATAGCCCATTTCGTCGGTCACGGTCGCGCTGAACAGGCCCTGCCCGCCGGCAGGGATGAGGCCGACGACCTTGGTCAGGGTGGCGTAGTAGGTGTTGCCGTAGCCTCCGATCGGGGTGAGGATGGCGGCCGCCGTGGTGGCGTCCCAGAAGGAGAAGACGACGCTGGCGATGCCGCGCTCGTCCGGGTCGCTGACGATGGCGGAGAAGACGAGGTCCTGGGTCAGGTTCACGCCGGCCCTGGCCGTCGCCGGGTACTCGCAGAGGGAGATCGTGGGCGGCTGGTTCGGCGCCCCGAAGAGCGGGATCGTGCCGGTCGTGGTGAGCCCCGCCGAGTTGGCCACGGTGACCGACACGGTCTGCGGCTCGGAGACCTGGTAGCCAGCGATCTCCTCCGTCGTGCCGATGACCGTGGAACCCGACATCCAGAGGTAGGTCAGCGGCAGGCCGCCCGGGTCGGCCGCGAAGGCCGTAAGGTTGGTCGTGTAGGGCAGCGGCTGGTTGTTGACCGAGGCGACGATGAGCTGGAGCGACGGCGGCGCGACGACGCTGATCGCCTCCGAGACGCTGGCCCACTGGCCCATGTCGTCGACGGCGGTCACGGTGGCGATCGTATCGCCTCCCTGCGCGAAGGTCACGGAGGCCTGCGGCAGCCGCGTGGACACGGTGCCCGTGCCAGGGACGACCCAGACGTAGCCCAGGTTGGTGCCGGTCCCGTTGACGCTCAACTCCACGGTCTCGCCGACGTAGTAGGGCGGCGAGACGCTTATCGCGAAGTCGGAAAGAACCGGGACTTCGGGCGCCGGAACGTCGGGCAGCGCCACCGGATTGAGCACGGCCAGATCGTCGGTTCTCCTGGCCGTCGAGCCGGTGGTCGTGTTCGAGACCGGCCACCGGGAGTTGTCATAAGCGTCCTGGCCAAGGGTGGCCGAGTAAATCGTGGACTCGTGGGAAAGCGACACGATGGTGCCGTAGCTGTTGAGTGCCCCGACCCACGCCCCGGCCGGCAGGGACACCGGTGAGGCGGCGCTGGTGGAGACGGGGGTGAGGACGAAATCCGGCGGCGAAAGGGTGACCTGATAGAGCACCGGGGCGAGCTTGCGGATCTCGTAGCCATAGACGGCGAGCTGGCGCACCTGGCCGCGGCTCGGCACGCTGGCCTCGTTGGCCCATGTGAAGGTGAGCACCCAAGGCCCGGACAGGTTGGAGGCCAGGGTGAAGTCGACGGACGTCAAGCCCCGCGGGTTCAAGCCGGCGCCGTCCGGCAGGAGCGTCGCTGTGAAGACCGTCGCCGCGCCGCTGGAGCCTTGGAGCTGGATGCTGACCTCGAACCCCGCGAAGTCGTCGTCCACGACGCCGATGTTGCCGGCGTCGACGGTGATGCGGTAGTACCCGGCGACCAGGGCGTCCGGGACCTCGAAGGACAGGTCGCCGTTGTACGGCAAGGCCGCCACCCCAAGGGCCGTCCCGAAGCTGTTGGCGTTCAGCCAAACCGAGAAGGCGTTCGGCTGGTCCGACCAGACCTGCGACTGATTGTAAATGAAGAGGGGCGGCGTGGCGACAGTCCCGGCCCAGGGGGCCACGTAGACGACGCCCGTCGTGCCCATGCCCGCCACGGAAAGACGGTTGCCCGAAACGGCCAGGAGCGAGACGGCATCGGTGGGCTCGTCGTAGCCCATGAGATCCGGGCCGACGATGGCCTCCTCGGCGGCGGGCCTGGAACGCAGAGGCAGCGATACCGTGAACTCCGGCCCGGAACCCGTGTTGTCCAAACCGACCTCATAGACCGTCGTGCCGTCGCCAGCCAGGATGTAGGCCCGGTCCTGGGCCGCGTTGAAGTTCGGCAAAGCCGCGACCGTGCCGGCCCACGCCTGGCCCACGAGCGTGCCCGCGTAGGCATAGGTTTCGCCCGGCAGCACACCGGTCGTCCCGGCGAGCACGACCTTGCCCGCGCCCTCGATCTCCGGGCCCTGCAGGCCGAGCGGGAAAAGCGGGGGCACGACTTGGGCGCCGCCGAGCCCGACCAGCTTGAACTCGTCATCCCCGTCGAACTGGCCAGTGGCGTCGTACCGGCCCACGTAACCCTGATCCAGGGCCTCGGTGGTGGGCCGGGTGGCCGCGTTGGTGCCCGCGGCGGGCACCACGAAGCCGGAATCGAGGATGGCAAGGCCGTACCGGTCACCCCGCACGGAACTGACGTAGGGAAGCCCCTCGACCGTCTCAAGCGGGGTGAACGCCGGGTTGCGCACCACGGCGAGATCCGAGCCGAGCTTGATCGAGGCCCAAAGACTGAAATCCTGGAGGTAGGAGAGGCCTTCGGTGCCGTAGATAATGGCCTGCGAGGGGGTAGTCGGGTCGAAGATCCCAGCGGCCGACACCGTGACCGGAGACAGCGCCGGGTCAGCCGCGCCAAGCGTGAGCAAGGAAGTGGAGAGGCTGACGAACACATAGGCCTGCGCGCCAGCAAAGGGCACCCAGCCCGTTGACACGGCGGTGCCATTGGACTGCACGGCCATGGCCGAGAACCCGGAGGACCCGACGTACAGCGACACGGGGCCGAGCAGGGCAAACGTCTCCGCGATGGGCTGGAGCTGGCCCTGCTGGACGTAAAGCCCCGCCGTGAACCCGTCGTCGCCGATGGCTCTCGAAGCCGTCGAAGTCAGGTCAACGCCCACCGGCAGCGAAAGGCCCCACCCGCGGAAGGGGTCCCACACCCGGTGCGACGGCATGAGCTGCGGCGCAACCGGGTCAGGATAAGCCGTGACGTCCTCCACGACCAGCGCACTGTCAGGGTGCTCGGCCATCGGCCACCAGGCCGTGAGGTCGTCGTACCTCGCCGGAACCCAACATTGGGCGGCGATCAGGAGCTCCTCCGAGACAAGGCGGACTTCCGCGAGGCCCCCACCGCCGAGGACGCCAAGGCCCAGGCGGACCGGGGCGGACGCCTCCGGCTCGTCCAAGGCGACTGCTCGGACGCGATAGGGCTTCACCGAATAATTGAGATCGAGCACGCGCAGGCCGTACGCCACCCCAGCGTCGTCCACCACGCGCGCTTCGGGGCCGATCAGGGTGGGCATCGGGTCCGCCCCGAACGGCATAAAGTAGTCTGGGGAGACCACCTCACCCCCGGCCCTGAGCAGCCGCCGCCAGGGGTACTCGTCCTGGGTCTCGTAGTCCCAGTCGACGCAGTTGACGCTCCCGTTCAGGTCCACGCCGACGTAGGCGAAGGTGCCGGTCACGTCGACGACCGCCTCCGGCCGCGCCTCGTAGCTGACGGACATCCCGGCCGGCGGCTCCGGCCTGATCGTGCCGCTATCGGCGACAACCCATTCGGCGACGACCGTGCCGGCGAACGCGGGGCCGGCGGCGATCCCAAACTCGCCCGCGCTGAAGTCGTACCAGCCGGACACGACGTCGCCCGTGACGCTGCCGCCGAAGTAATAGACGCTCCCGATTTGCTCGGTGGAGAGGGGGGTGGAGGAGTCGCCGAGCACAACAGAGAACTCGGCCGCGTAGTCGCCGAACGGCGCCTGCGGGAACAGAAGCGTCCCGAAGAAGGTGCCGGACCCGCCGCCGGTGAGAAAGTCGTAGGCCGGGTACGGGGCGTAGGCCGCCGCATCCCTCCCAAGCAGCCCGGAGGTCTTGCGGCGGGGGAGCCGGGTGGCCGCCCTCACATCCTCAAGATAGCCGAATGTCCTCGTCGCATCCGACTGGAGCGTGACCGCGTCCACCTGAGGCGTCCCGGCCGCCGCCTGGGTGACCGGCACCGGCGCGACTGTGCCCGCCAAAACGACCTTCTCCGGCCAGAGCGTGACCGCGGGCTCGGGCTGCCAACCGTTCGCCCACGGGCGCCACGGGGCCGGGGCAGTCCCCGCCGGGGTCACAAGGTCCGGGTTGGCCTCCAGATCGGTGTTTGGGATGGCCGCGATGGTGCCGGGGTCGAGGCTGAACACGCCGAGGTCGAAATAGCTTGTGCGGTACTTGATGCTGGACAGCGCCCCGAAGCACGAAAGCGTGCGCCAGGTGCCGGAGCCGGCCACAACGATGGGCAGGCCGTTGAAGCTGTCGCCAGGGACGAGCGCCTGGGCGAGCAACCCGGAGACCACGGTACCGCTGTCGAGGGCCACGCTGGCGACAAGCGCCGGGGCGCCGCCGGCCAGCGGATAGGAGCCGGGCACCGGATTGACGACGCTGCCCGCCGTCTGGACGAGCCTGAAGAAGGGGTTGGCGCCATTAACCGCCGTGAGGTAGAATGAGTCGCTGGTCCCGTCCGCCACCAGGGCCGGGCTGGCGTACTGGTAGAAGGCACCGTCGGTGAAGTCCTGCGGGTCGTAGTTGCCTTCCGGGTCCGGGAGGGTCGGCGTCGGGAAATAGTCCGGCACGGCCGCGAAGTCCCTGTCGTTGGCCGGGCTGCCGATGTCCAAGGCCTCGCGCGGCGAGAGCCTGCCCCACAGGGGCGTCATGGCGGCGTCACCGAAGCCCGACAGCTTGGCCACGGTAGCGAAGCTCTGGGCAGTGCCCTTGGTCTTGAGGCGCGGGAAGTAGGTGGCCATGGCCCGCTGCTGCCGGGCGGCGGCCTCCGCCGCCGTGTCGGTCGCCGGCCCGGAGTAGAGGGTCGCCCCCAGGCTCCGGGCGAGGAACTGAACCGTGTCAACGCCCACCTGCCGCAAGAGGTCGGTGCCGACGGTGACGGCGGTCACCTGCGACGGGTCGACGTCCATCTGCGCCGCGGCCCAGGCGAGGAGGGCCACCGGGTCGTCCACGGGCGTGTCGGGCAGGACGTCGAGCGTGCGCGTGATGAGATTGCCCGCGTCGCCGACATAGGTGGCGAACACGCAGGTGAGGGGCGCGGGGGCGGGCTGGTTGAGGTTCTCGAACCAGCCGACCAGCGACCTGAGGTCGGCGATCCTATCCTGGTACCCGCCGACGACCGCCTGGATCAACTTGCGCACGTCCAGGTCGACGATGAACTGCGGCAGGTCGTCGTAGAGATACGATTCTGGCAAATTGGCTAGCATAGCAGTCTCTCCCTCAAATGATTGTATGCCTGCCTCAGCCACACAAAAAACTCCTGCTGCGACGCACTGCCCTTCGCATAATTGCAACGCTTACAGCATGGAACGACGTTCGCCAAATCGTATCCCCCTGAGCTTTCCACTCGATCCAGGCCGTTGTAAAGATGCAGACCTACGAACGGCTTACATGACCGCACGATAACCTGAGCCGGTGGTCTCCCACAATAGAAGCAGTTGGAGTTGGCCAGTGTCACGAAATCCTGAAAAGAAAGACTGAACTTGATCCCGCGCAGCCGTGCCGTGCTCGCGATGCCTCGGTAAAGCACCCTAAAGGCCACTTCCCTTTCAGGCAGTTTACGAGCGCACCCGCAGCTCTTCACCCTGACAATGTTGGACGACTTCTGCCTGAACACATTTCCACAACGCTTACACTTAGCCAGATACCAACCTCCATCAAAACCGACCACTTTGACGTGTTCAGTCTCAAAAGAGAGGTACTTGAGTGGCGGATGCGGATGAGGCACAAACTAACTATGGCGGGGCCGGGCCGCCGCCCGGTAGTTAGGCTGGCCATGAGCGAAACCACGACAGGGACGGACACGCAGGACAACTACTTCTCCATCACCGCGCAGGGCATGGGAATCGGCGAGGGCGGCCCCGCCCCGACCCCCTACGTCGGCGCCGTCCCGGCGACGATCCAGCCGAGCAACCCGCAGGGCTACGACGCGATCCTGAAGATCTGCGACGGGGCCGGGCCGCTCACCCTCGCGGGCATGACCGTCGCCCAGGGCCACGAGGACTCGGTCAACTTCACCAACGGCTGCCACGACATCCAGTTCTCCGGGGTCGTCGGCGCGGGCACGATCCGGGGGCTCCGGGCCATCACGATCAAGGGCCCCTGCAGGAACATAACCTTCGGGCCGACCGTCATCGACCAGCACGGGACGGATGAGGACGTCAAGCTCGGCGACTGGCTGGACGAGTCCTACGGCGCCCCCGACCGGGTCGACCTCTCCAACATCACCATGCAGGACGGGTCCAAGGTCCAGGTCGTGGTCGGCCATTCCCCGTGGCCCAAGTACAACCCAAGCAAGCAGATCCTTTTCGGCTCCACGGCCGAGCTGAAGCTCTACTGGTGGTTCAAGCGGGGGGCGCGAATCCTCTGCGGGGTCAAGGTCGGCCAGCAGGGGCCCAAGAACTTCCTGGGGTTCATCGACCTCACCTGATGCTGAACACGCGGGGCATAACCCAGGTCGCGGTCGGCCTGAGCCGGGACTTGAGCAAGCGGGGGGCCGAGTTCGCGTTCGACCTGAACGAGAGGAGCCGCCCCTACCGCCGCATCGGGCAGTGGGCGCAGGGGGTGTGGCTCAAGTGGCGCGTCATCCTCGCGGCGGCCTTCGTCAACCTCGTGGTGTCGAACGGGCTGGAGGTGACGGTCAAGGGCGCGCTGCACTGGCACTGGGCCTTCGCGTGCGTCGACGGGATGGGGATGTCGTGGAAGGCCGCGGTGGCGCAGGCGATCCTGCACTCGCTCTGGAGCGGCGCGACCCACATCGCCGGGCAGAAGAAGGTGTCGGACGCCGGCTAGTGCATCCACTGCATGCTCTCGACGCGCTCGTCGCCATGCAGGGCGGCGTCGATGGCGTCCTCGATCTTGGCGATGAGGGCGCCGTGGTGCTTGGGGTCAGCCACGACATCCAGCGAATAGACGTCACCAGTGCCACCCGCGGGAATAATCTCAACGCCAAAGGTACGCTCGGCGGAAGGCTCGTCGTCGCCTCCCCCGGCGCCCTCGGCCTCGTGAACTTGAGACTCCTCGGGCTCCTCAGGATCATCCTCGTCAGGCTCAAGTCGGTATTTGAAGCCGCACTCCGGGCACTGGCAGATCTGGTAGACCGTTTCGCGCGTCTTCGGGTCGGTGACGTCCTTCAGAATGTCCACGCGCCGGCCGCACTTGGGGCATGTGGGCGGCTGCTCCGACATAAGCCAAACATCCAGGTCCTCCTTCACGCGGGGGCCCGCCGGCATGGTCTGGTCGAGCCTGCTCAGCTCCGCGAAGGTGGGCGAGCGGCCCGCGCCGCGGTCGCGGCGGCCCTTGCGCTTGCGCGGCCACATCCCGGCCATGGGCGAGGCGCTCACGGGGCACTCCAGCAATTTGTCGACGAGCGTCCGGCCCGCCTGTTCCACCCTGTCGAGATCAGTCATGCCCTAACTACTGGGGCACGAGCGTGGTGGAGCACTCCTCGATGGCGAGGCGGACTTCGCAGGGCAGCTCGGAGTCCGGCACGGCGACGCAGTTGCGGCAGCGCGTGACGACGTGGCCGAAGTCGTCGAGCACGACGTAGTAGGTCGTGCCGCGGTCCCCGACGGCCGTCAGGTGCAGCCACCCCTCGAAGTCCACGGTCCGGTTGATCTGGAAGATCTCATCCATCGGATTCGACGATACGCAAACAGGGCTGAAAGTAAACAACAAAAGTAAACATCATCCTGCGCGGCCAGTGGTTACGCGAAGTCGTAGACATTATTTTGTTTACAACTCCGACCCGCCTGTGGTAGCTTCCAGGCATGACCAGGATCACGCCCAAGAACATCAGGCGCCTGCGCGCCCGCGCGGGCCTCAGCCAAACGAAGCTGGCCGAGAAACTCGGCTGGCCGCCCAAGAAGGCCTCCATGATCTCGTGCTGGGAGCGGGGCGTCTGCCAGCCCTCGCTGATCGAGAGGCGCCAGTTGCGCGAGCTGATGCGCTCGACCCCGGTGACGCGTGCGCTTGGCATGGTCCGGGAGAGCCGCGCCAGGATGAACAGGTATTCCGGCGACCAGCGCGCAAAGTTGGAGGCGGCGGCGCGGAAAAAGCTGGCGAAGGAGGGCGCGCCCAAGACCGAGATGGTCTGGCACCCGCCGCTGGAGCAGCAGTGCGAGGCGCTGATCGGGGCGATGGCCGACATCGTCGAGCTGGCCGACCAAATCAAGGACCCGGAGGTCTTCAGGCGCCACGCCCGGAAGATCGCCGATCGCAGCCGCTTCCTCTCGATGCAGTGCCGGCTGACCATCTCCGACGCGGCCGCGCGCAAGCTGGTGCGCGACCCCAAGGCCGCGAGGTCCTAGGCGGGCCGGAACACGACCAGGGCCGACGGGAAGGGGGCCGGGCGGGGCGCGCCGCCGAAGGTGAGGCGCCCGCGGATGAAGCGGGTCTCGCCCTTCATGGCGTAGTCGTGCCACCAGGCCGTGTCGGTGCGGGCGGGCACGAGGCAGACGACGAGGCTGCTCTCGTACGCCTTCTGCATCCACCTGCCGATCTCGCGCCCGTAGGGCGGGTTCATCCAGACGCGCCCGCGCCAGGGCCGCGACAAGCCGTCCTGGGCCCGCGTGTAGTAGCGCCGGGCCTTGGCGTTCCCCGGGGTGGCGCAGGCGTCGAGGTCGAACGGGCCGAACTCGGCCTCGACCTCCTTGAAGAGGGTGTCGGGCGTCGCCCACTCGTCGGTGACGCTGGAGAACGCCTGGCGGCTTCGGAAGAACGGGGTGGCGGCCTCGCAGGCGAGCAGCCGGCCCACCAGGGCCAGGGCCTCGGCCCTCACGGAGGGGGCCGGCGGGCCGACCCTGAACACCTGCCCCGGCTTGGCGCGGCGGAGGGCGCCGGCCTGGGCGAGCGCCCTGGCGCGGTCGCGCCTGCCGGGCGGGACGCGCCTGACCTCGGACCACCCGGCCTCCGGGGCGCCGCGGCCCTTGGCGTAGATCCTGTAGGGCTCGGCCATCAGCGTGGCCCGATGAGCCGGTTGACCAGCTCGACCGCCGCGGGGTCCCCCCGTCCGCGCCGGGGCGGCGGCTGGACGGTTCGGACGACCTCGCCGTGGGGGTAGAGGATGTGCAGGGCGGCCTCCGGGCAGTAGCCGTAGCTCTTGCCGTCGGGGTCGCGCTCGGCGAACTCGTCCGCGTGATGCCTCTCGTCGACCACGGCGATCGGCAGGCCCGAGTCGCGGGCCGCCTGCTCGGCGCCTTCCACAGCGTCCTTCAGCGTTGCCATGCCCTAACTATCGAGCTCGGCGGCGAGGTGGGCGACGACCTTCCGGTACTCCGGCCGGAGCACGGGGTGCATGCCGACGAACCAGTCGGCGCCGAACTCGGCGAGCTGCTGCGTCGTGCGCCTCGGGTCGTCCGGGTCAGACTGGGCCATGCACATCAGGCCGTAGGCGGCGTGCAGGTCGCTCGCCTCCTCGTCGGTCAGCAGCTCAAGCTCAAGGCGGTCTTCTCCCATCCTTCTAACTACACCACTAATCGCAGCGCAACACAGACAAAAACATCATAAGCGAATGTTGTTTACTTTTCCCGGCAAAGCGGGTGGAAAAGCAGTTCTCTCCTTGGAACAACCGAACAAAGAAACCCACATGCACTCGAAACGAGCCCCATACTCAAAGCTGGAAACCCTGACCCCGAAACTCGCAGACCACCTCCTAGAAACCCTCACCCACGGCCCGCTCAACATCGACCAGGTATCCTTCCTGGCGACCGAACTGAGGGAGAATCGGTGGAGGAAGTTCCCGGGGGCCATAATGATCGCCGACGCCGAGCGCGTGCTGGTCGACGGCGCTCACCGGTGCGGGGCTTGCTCCCTCACCGGAATCTCGTTCCCGGTGTACATCTGGCACAACGTGCCGGCGGACACCAACCCCGACCTCGGCATAAGGGGCCACTCCCTGGCCGAGGCGATGAAGCTCAACAAGAACATCGTGTCTGCCGCCCGCCAGCTCGCCGCCGCGTGCTGCAAGCACCACCCCGTCAAGATGAGCATGGGATCGACCCTGATAGTGCTGGACGAGTTCCAGGGCGACATCGAGCGCGTGACCAAGGCCATGGCGGGCTTCAGGGCGGGGAAGCACGCGTGGGTCGTCGGCGCGCTCGCGCTGGCCTGCGGGGCGGACCCGGGGACGATCCCGTTCATCGAGGCCTTCGGCTCGGGCGAAGGCCTCCACCGGGGCGACCCCGCCAAGGCGGCGCGGCAGTGGCTCACCAACAACGAGCCGAGCGGCCACGACCACAACCACGGGGCGGCCGTCGAGACACTGCTCATCGCCGCCTACCACGCCGCGATGGGCGAGCAGATCACCGTGCTGCGGCGCAGCGACCAGGGGCTCAACTACTTCCTCGGCAGGAAAGCCGGGTTCGTCAAGGCCCTCCGCTCGGCGCTCACGCTCCTGCTGCCCCGCCCGCGCACCCAGCCCGTAGTTAGGGCGTGACCGACTACAGGAAGCTTGTGCGCAGGTTCCCGGGGGACGACGACGCCTCGTTCGAGGCGAGGGCGGCGCGCGCCGGGGACCTGGGGATCGAGGACATGGAGGACGGCGACCTCACGCCCGCGGGCCTCAAGGCCAAGGCCGAGGCGGTCCGCGAGATCGGGGGCGACTTCTGGGACGAGTACCGGGGGATGCACCCGGGGCTGCGCGAGCGGGCACGCCACGAGTCCCGCGCCAAGCGGGAGCTGGAGGGGCTCCTCGGCGAGTCGGCCCTGGTGTGGACCGAGATGCTCACCAAGGCGTGGGCCGAGGGCAAGCGGTTCCTCATGCTGCCGCAGCGCGGCGCGGCCGAGCTCCTGGCCACGAGGGAGGAGGCCCTGCGCCTCGGCAAGAACTTCGAAAGCGTCGCCATCCCCTACGCCGTCTTCTCCGTGCGCGAGCTGGTCGGGGCGACCCACCAGGCGGCCTACAACCAGCCCATGACGGCGCGCGGCTCCCCGCAATGAACCCCCCTGACAGCAGAGCGCGCCGGGCGGTGGACCGCCTCGTGGAGGCGGAGGCCGTCACGGCGATGGACAAGGCGACCGCCAAGCGCATCCACCACGAGGCGGACGACCTGATGAGGACGCTGGCCGAGGACCTAGGGATGCAGCACGCCGGCAAGGGCGGCAGCTACAGCTAGGACACCTTCACCTATCGCTGCGAGTTCAAGCTCAAGACGGTCGGGGGCGTCCCCGCCGAGGAGGCGAGGTTCAAGCGCGAGTGCTACCTCTTCGACTTGGAGCCGTCCGACTACGGGGCGGTGATCACCATCAACCGCGAGCAGTGGAGGCTGACGGGGCTGCAGCCGAACCGGTCGAAGTTCCCGCTGGTGTTCACCCGCGTCAGCGACGGCAAGCAGCTGCTCTTCACCGACGACCAGGTCGACAGAGTGAAGGCGGCCCGCAAGGGCGGGGCGCCGCCACCACCAGCAGCACCGATGAAGCCCTTTGCGCCGCGGGCGCCGGAGACATAGTCAGACCGTCGGGTCCTCGAAGTCCTCGAACGGGTTCCCCTCGCACATGACGGCGAGCGGGACGGGGGTTATGGTGCCGTCGCGGTTGCGCTGCATCGCGGCGACGAGCGCCACGGGCTTCTTGTCCGCCTTTCGGACGGCGGAGATCAGCCCGAGGTCCCCCTCCTTGGCGGCCCGGAGGAGCATGCTGAAGTTCTTGCGGTAGCCGACGTAAGAGGGGGCGGGGTGGGCCCCTCCCCGGCCGGGGCGTCGCCCCGCTGCGCCCCCTCGTCAGCTTCCAGCAGCTTGTCGACAATCTTTCTGGCCCGCTCGGCGTCTCGGTTCATGCCCTAACTACAGCCCCTACGTTGTAAGCAAAAAGAGTTATGACCAGAAAGGGGTGCGGAGACAGCTCACCGCGGCTCGGCGAGGTGTCGTTGTCGGCAGACACCTCGCCCTTAGTTGCGCGCGTGCGCCCGCGCGAGGGCGGGCGCCGCAGGTGGGCGGGGTGGCGCATAAGCCGGCTGAGGGGCCGGCTGGAACGGTTGCCGCCGGTCTTCCCATGACGCGGCCCGTGCTCGCCCAACTCCAAATGAGGCGGCGGCCATCCGGCCCGCATGGTGCGTTCGAACCGGTTTCATCTGCCCCATCCGATATGGCTCAATCCTGACGGCTAGCGGCTAAGACAAGGAGCACGCCGGGGTGTCAGGCTCGATGAACACGTATGGCTTAGAGTTGCGGCACGCGCGCAAGCGCAACGAACAACGGCCCGTGCGGAGGCGACGGCACCCCGGCGGCAACCGGTAAGAACTGCAAACCGCGGCCAAGTCACCTGCCGGACGGCGACCACGGCTGGAGCCCCGGGTAGGGGCGCCCGATGGTCTTAACCACCGCGCCGGGCCAGCGCTCGTGCAACAGATGCGCGATGACCGAGTCCAGATGCTCGGCCTCGACGCCGGCGGGAACCATGATGTTCTGGCGGTTCACCCCGACCTCCGCGCCGACGTCCACGGTGAACTCGACGCCATAGGTCTTCGGGCCCTGGTCGAAATCGGCCTCCTCCAAGCCCCCCTCCACCTCTTCCTCCTCCGGGTGCTCGGCCTCCCAGCCCTCCAAGAAGTCGCCCCAGCTCGTCCACAGGAACTCCTCGGTCTCGCTGTCCAACAGGAGCGTGTTCTCGTAGGTGTCGCCCATGTTGACGTACGTGGCGATGATGTCCCCGTAGTAGCCGTCCACCCAGGCGTCCTCCTTGTGGATCGCCTCGACGCCGTAGCCCTCCAGGACCTCGTTGGCGGCCTCAAGGATCTTCTCCTCGTCCGAAGGCTCGTTGTAGCACTGGCCGACCCAGTCCTGCACAGACTTGAAGGACATCGGATCGAGCTCGCCTCTCACCAGCTGTCGGATCTGCTCAGGTGCACCAGCCAGGCCTAGGTCACCCCGCGGAACAGGGGCACCGCCGCCCGGACCAGCGAGACGGTCTCTCGCGGCCATGCTCACCTCGACCAACGAATCCAGTATGCTGCGGGCGTTGCTCATGGCCTAACTACTTGTCCAAGTCGGCTGCCTCATATCCGGCGCCGATGGAGTCCGGCCCCAAACAAGGCCAGAAGAAGCTGAACCCGCGCGTCTTCTCCAGCTCGGCGACGAGGGCCAGCGACCCGCGGCGCATCGCCGAGGTCTGCCGGTCAATGAAGAGGGTCACGTGCGCCTCGTTCTCCCCGGCAGGCTTCCTGCGGATGAAGCGCCCGATCATCTGCCGGGCGACGTCCGGCCCGGCCACGTAGTCGGCGATGACCCCGGCCTTGAGCTCCGGCAGCGACACGCCCTCCTTGACGAGCGGCGAGACGAGGACGGCCCCCGGCGTGCCGACCAGCCAGGCAAAGGCCTCGTCGCGGGTCTTCGAAGTGTCCTCGCCGGTGAGGGTGCGCACCTCGGCCAGCCCGGCCTCGGCCAACAGGGTCTCGATGATGAGGACGTGCAAGGTACGGGTAGCGATGACCAGGGTCGGCCAACCCTTGGAGACATAATGCCTGACCCACTCGACGACCAGCCGGTTGCGATCCCTGAAGCGGACGACGCCCTCATCATGCTGCCGATGGAGGAGGCACCAGCGGCTCTCCACCTCGAACTCGCCGCCCTCGTCCAGCTCGATGAGGTGCTTGTTGATGACCACGGTGGGCTCCTTCCTGGCGTTGCGCACGATCACGCCGCGCTCGTCGCGCTCGTAGACCGGCCCGACGTAGGTGCCCCGCTTCCAACCCTCGCCCATCAGGCACCAGGCCTTGGTGCCCTTCTTCGCCCGGTTGGGCAAATCCTGGAAGCGGTTGTTCCACTCCGGGCAGTCGACGAGGTAGAGGATGGGCTTGGCGACGCGCCCGACCTCGATGAGCGGCGCGAGAGTCGTGCGATGGCGGGCGGGCCCGAAGGCACCCTCGACGGCCAGCCCGCGCATCTTGTCCTGCGGGCGGCTGCTGTCCTTGACCGAGGCAGAGGCCCCGAAGCGGAAGAAGGTGGGGATGTCGCCGACGACCTTCCGGGTCGCCGGGGCGCCGACGTGGTGCACCTCGTCGAACAGGAGGCCGGAGAAGGTCTTGTACCAGCCGGAGACTAAGAACCGGTCATGGTTACGGTTGAGCGAGGCCATCGTGGCCACGACCATGTCCCGCCCCGTCTCCGACTTCACCCCGCCGCCGAACTGCGACACCCTCAGGGAGGGTGCTAGCTTCCTAGCCTCCTTGACAACCTGGCGGACGAGCCGCTCGGAGGGCGTGACGTAGAGGAACCGGGCGTCGGGGAAGCGCCGGCGGATGAGGAGGGCGACGGAGAAGAGGACGGCGGTCTTGCCGCCGGAGGTGGTGATCTCGACGGTGCCGAAGGCGTTGCGGCAAAGCTCGGCCACGCAAGTCCGCTGGTCGAGGTCGAGGGTCAGGCCCTTGAGCAAGTCGGGCGGCACGTCGTCGACGGTGATCCCGGCGAGCGGCTTGCGCCGCTCTTTCCATTCGACCTCGATGTCCTCCTGCGCGGCGGCCGCCAGCAGCCGCTCCTGGTGGCCCCGCTGCACCCACGCCTGGTCGCGGGCGACGCGGTGCACCAGCGTTAGCGTGCCATCCCAGCCACTCTTACCGTCGGTGCGCTTCCACAGCTGGTACTTCGGCGATCGCCAGTACTCCGGCGGGTGGAACCGAAGGCGCTCCACGAGGGCGTCCAGCTCGCCCCTCTCGCCCTTGAGCCAGACCCGCACGTTGGATTCTTCGAGCGTAACCATATCAGTCGGAGGCCGGGATGTTCTCCCAGCAGCTCTCGCCGCGCCTCCGCTGCCAGACCGCCCCTGGCTTCCTTGTCGCGAGGGCAACCTGCTTCGCATCCGTGGCCACGCCGCCGTGGGTGTCCATGTCGTACTGCGAGACACCCATCAGCCGGAACGCCGCGGTCTTCGTCCGGGCCGCGACGATCCTCAACCCCTCGGGGCACCGCACATAGTAGACTTGGATGGCATCCCTGCTGACGTTCATCTCACCCCCATATAGTCTATGACATTTTGGCCGTAAACAAAAAAGTGGCTCAGCCGAGGATTTCCTTGACGGCCGCGACGATCTGCGCGGGGTCGCGCGGCAGCACGCCGCACCACCCGGAGGTCCTAGTCGGGCAGTAGGAAGGGAACTGCGGCCGGTAGACGAGGCACGGGGCGTGCGGGCACACCTTGGGGTCGCGGAGCGGTCGGTGACCCTTGTAATAGGCCACCCTGTAAGCCGGGTCCGTCGAGCCCCATAGGCCGACGCACGGGCGCCCCCAGACGCCCATGGCGTGGCAGAGCAGGCTATCGGGACCGACGCCAACCTCGGCCAGCTCGGCCATCGCGAACAAGTGGCGAAGCGAGGGGAAGCAGATGATCTCGACATTGGAGGCGCCGTCGGGCTTCTTCCAGAAGCCTTGCGGCACGAATGAGTCGACGATGCTGAACCAGTGGATGCCGGGGAAGGCCTTCGCCAGGGCGGTCAAAGTGGCCACGGACAGATCGGCCGGCAGCGTGCGCGTCGGCGAGGTGGCGGAAGGCTGGTAGAAGGCCACCTTGCGGCCCGCCCGGAACCTTCTGGCCATCGCCCGCTCGCCGTCGGACAGCGCAGGCGCCACGCACTTCGCCTCGCTCGGCACCAGGTCGGGGTCGATCCCCATCCGGTGAAGCACGGCGTCGATCGGGTGAAGCTGGCCAGGGTGCTCGTCGACGTTCGTTATTTGCTCGAAGAGGCAGAGCTCGTCGAAGCCGCGAAAATAGTCCAACGGCTTGGGGAGGCTGCTGACACCCTTCACCCAGGGGAAGTGCCACCAGCACGTCTCATTGCCCTTGAAGTCGGCCAGGACGTGGACGGCGTAGCCCGCGCTCTCCGCGAGCCACCGGACGACCGGCCACATCATCAGCTGGTCCCCGTAGCCCCCGGCGCCCGTGTGGAACAGGACGCTCTTGCCCCCACCACCGTGCGGGTCGACGCGGAACTGCCTCAAGCGGGGCTCGAAGAAGCTGCTGCGCTTAAACTCGGCGGCGACCTTGGGCTCGGCGACGAGCCTCTCCCAGTGGTGGGCGGAGATGACGTAGTCCCGGCCTGCCTCGAAGCGGAACGGCTGCTCGCCCTCGGACTTGCGGAAGTTGACGTTGAAGTCGCGGATGAACGTGACGAGCTGCATTGTTGCCTTTGAAGAACTTGCCTGCCGCGGGGCGTGAGTTCGACCCGGGCCACCCCGCGCGTTACGAGCACCCCCCAGTCGTCGACGACGGCCTCGGGCACGGAGCGCCCCTCGGCGTCAACCCCGGATGGCGCCCACATCCGAACCAAGCCCCTGCGACGGAGAGCCAACCGAAGCTGCCGACGGCTCAGCGACCGGCCACCATCGACCACCCGCAGCAGCTCGCCCATTTCGTCCATGTCCACTAGAACTGGCTCACGAAAGCTTCTCGCACATCAGGACCGAACCGGTCGAGACCCAGTTGCCAGTCTGCGACCCGGACGTGGACACGGCGGCTATGGACAGCGTGTAAGTGCCGGCCGGCGACACGACGACGTTGGACACGGCGATAGCGCCCATCCCGACGTTGCGCCCGAAGCCCGAGCCGCCCGTCCGAAGGGCGGTGAAGGAGGTGGTGACTATGCCAATGCCGGTGATGGCCCCGACCTGGCTCACCTGGATGTTCGAGTTGCCGCCGGAGTCGTTGTCGTAGCCCATCGTCTGGAGGCTCAGCTGCCACGTCCCCGCCGCCAGGTAGGCCGTCCGGGTGGTGGCCCCGCCCGAACTGACCAGCGTGTAGTGCGTCGGGTACACCACCGAGGCCGGCGGGGCGACGACCTGCCAGCCGGAGCCGTCGTTGTACACGTACTCCCCCTGGAGCGTGGTGTCGTAGAAGAGGAAGCCGTTCGCAGGGTTGGAGGGCCGCTGGTTAGTCGTGCCGAAACCGACCATGGCGGCCGCAGGCGCCACCGGGATCGAGACGGGCTGCCAACTCGTGTCGTTCCAGACGTACTCCTGGCCGATGGTGGTGTCGTAGTAGAGGAAGCCGTCCGGCGGGTTGCCGGGGCGCTGCGCGCTGGTGCCGTAGCCGACCATCACCAAGGCCGTGGCGGCGGCCGGGGGCTGGGTCTGGAGGCTGGCGCTCTGCGGTGTCGCTGTCGATGCCATGGCTCAGGAGATTGCGTTGGCCGGCTTGTCGCCGGTGATGACGATTTCGACCTGGTTGGTGCCCCAGGAGGTGACGTTCCAGGCGGTGCCACCCATGGGCACGACGGAGACCAGCGGGACAGTCGTAAGGCCGAACAGCGGGTTGCCGTGGGTGCTGGCCTCGATGACCGTGTCCGCGACCGTCCAGTTGGCCCGGGCGCTGTTGGCCAGCGTGGGCAGGTTGATCTGGAGGTCGCCGTAGAACACCAGCCCGGCGCGGCCCCGCAGCCAATTCATCGAGCTGTAGGGCTGGGCGGGCGGGCCGCCGAAGATGACGGACTCGACGAACGGGAAGTTCCAGATGGTGCCGACGACGATGATGTCGTAGCCCGGCTGGGCCGTCGTGGGGTCGGCGACGAAGCTGGCCTGGGGCGCGACGGCGACGGGCACCGAGGACTGGACGTAGCACGGGCCGGTGAACGGCCCGAAGAGCGGCAGCCACGGGGCGGACGGCGGGGCGTTGTACGTGGCGCCGACGTCGTTGTAGTACACCATCGTCTGGGTGGTGCCGGTGCCATTAAGGACCACCGCGCCGTACGGGTACTGCGTGCCCGCGGCGAAGTACCCCATGTATATGAAGCCCTGAGTGCCCGTGGCGCCCACCTCGCCCTGCACGCCCTGCGCGGCGGCGGCGAGCACGTCCCAGTTGGTCGACGGCGCATTGGCGGGCAGGGGCGGGACGACGCCCGTGCACGGCAGGATGTTGATGTAGCTGACCAAGCCGATCGTGCCGTCCCAGTCGTGGCTGACGCCGTCGTTGACGGCGTAGATGGAGGTGTTGCTGTACGCGCCGCGCCAGTTGAGGCCGGCGAGGCCGGGGGCGCCCGGAGGGCCGACGACGCCCACCCCCTGCGGCCCCTGCGGGCCGGGGGCACCCTGCGAGCCCTGCACGCCCGGGCCGATGACACTGCCCGTCTGGGCGGTGGTCGGGCGGACAGTCATCATGATCGAGGCGACGACCTCGGTCGGCGTGACGCCGGTGTTAGTGAGCTGGACGACGAACTCGCCCGTGCCGTAGAAACTGGTGCCCGCGCCGGATTCCTTGTAGGTGGAGACGGCGGTAACCGAGCCGGTCGTCTGGCCGAACGTGTTCGCGTTGTAAAGGACCTCCAGGAGCACCTGCTGGGTGACGGGGGTGGAGGAGACGGTCGAGTCAATCAGCCGGGCCTCGAAGCCGGGTGGGATGCGGTAGTTGGTGGCGACCACCGACTCGCCGGGGCCCAGCGCCGTCCAGATGGCCGGCAGGTTCATCAGCTGCTCCTTGTTGTTCACGACCGCGATCAGCTCGTTGAGCTTCGCGGAGAGCAGGGCGTCGCGGTACGCCAGCATGCGGGTGACGTTGCTGATGGCCGGCGCGTCCAGCGGGCTGCTGGGGCCGAGGTGCTGCACGTCGCCGCCGTTGTAGTTGATCGGCGAGCCGTCCGGGAGGGAGAGCGGGCTGACCAAGCCCAAGGTGCCTGTGCTGACAATCTGAGTCGCCACGCCCTAACTATTCCCGGCGCGGCGCGGCGCCTTCAGGGGGCGAGGCCGTGGAGGCGCCCGAAGGCCTTGAAGACTTTGAAGGTATAGCTGATCCTGATCCCCAGGAGGTAGTTCCGCTTCACCTTCCGCACGCCGCTCGCGTCGCGCATGAAGCCCATCGTGACCGTGCGGGCCCCCCGCTTGACCGGCTTCAGGACGCCCACGTGGCCGACGCAGATCTGGGAGCGGCTGGCGACGCCATCCTCGAAGAACCCGACCACGGCCCGATAGGCCGTCTGGGCCTGGGAGTAGGTGAGGCCGGCGTCGACGAACCGGCGGATGAAGTCGACGCGCTTGAGCTTGGGCATACCGTTAAGAACCGGAAAACGAAAGCGGGGCGAGGAGCGTGTACGTCTGCGGCCCCAGGTTGGAGGTGAAGGTGATGAGGATGTTCACCTGGGTGCCCTGCTGCGTCGCCTTGACGTCGGTGAGCGTCACGCGGGGTTCGTTCGCACTCACGGCCGAGGTGACGAGCTCCCGTACGGCGTTGAGCAGCGAGGGGTCGTTCGGGTCGAACACCAGCCTCCGCACACCGCACCCGAAGTTCGGGCGCATGAGCCGCTCCCCGGGGTTCGTGAACAGGATCGAGACCAGCGACGCCTCAAGGCAGAGGCCGTCGGTACCCACGTTGAACTGCCAATCCTGGGCGTCTGGGAAGCCGTTGATCCGAGGGAAAATCGGCCCGAAGTACACGGGAGCCGCGGTCGGGACGACAGCCTGGTTGGCTAGGACGACGGTGAGCGGCGACATCCACACGGCCTGGGTCTGGTTCGGGACCTCGGCGTTGACGGCCGTGATGCGGATCAGGTAGGTGCCGGGCGGGTAGGCGTGCTCGACGGCGACCGGGCCAAGCGGCTTCGTCTGGAGCGGGTACGCCTGAGTCTGCCCGTCGCCCCAGGCGACGGTGGCCGCCACTTGGGACAGGTAGGGGTCGGTCTCGTCGACGGTGAAACTGAGCGTCACGACGGCCTTGGAGACCGTCTCGATCTGCGTGGCGGAAACGGTGGCGATGATGGTGACCATGGCTCAGCCTCGCGACACCGGCGACCAGGCCCTCCACGCCTCGCCCTGGGCCTTCTGGACGTCGTTCGCGAAGTGGTCGAGCTGCCCGAACGACGAGACGATGAGGTCGCCCGGCTTGATCGCCCCGTCCAGCCGGTCGGGCCGGGTCTGCTCACTCTCGAAGATCTTGCGCCCGTGGTGGGCCAGCGTCCTGTGGTTGCTGCGGGTGTCGTAGACGACTTGGCGCAGGTCCTCGACCACCGTGCGGAGGTAGCGGTTGCCCTGCACCTTCTTCTCGATCTCCTCAAGGAGCTGGCGGGTGGTGTCGCCGCGGGCCGTGCGCTGCTTGCTCTCCGTGGGGCCCTTGGCCTCCGGGGGCAGCGCCGTCATGAAGGCGTCGACCACCTCGGAGGGCAGGTGCATGTACTTCTTGAAGATGACCTCCAGCCAGACCTCCTGCGGGAGGCTGTACTTGTCGACGACGTCGCCAAGCTTCTGGAGGATGTCGACCTGCTTTTCCAGCATCTCCAGCTTCATCTGGTCCTCCAGGGACCCGATGTCGCTCATCCTGGTGCGGATGTCGAGGTTGGTGATGTTCTTGCCCTTCAGGAGGCAGTGGAAGTAGGCCAGCCAGGTGTAGCCGTTGATGATGGGGCGCCGCAGGGCCTTGACCTTGCGGTAGAACCGAGCGTCCTGAGCGAGCAGCGCCTTGCCGGACGCGGGCTGGTTGCCACCCTCGCCGCCGCCCGTGCTGGCCATGCCGAGCCAGGACTTGGGCATGCCGATGATCGAGAAGAAGAGGTTCACGAGCATCTCGATGTCGTACACGTCGGGCACGGTGGTGGTGCCGGCCAGCTTCTCGATGGCATGGTTGAAGCCCTTCGGCTTCGCCAGCCAGAAGATGGTGTCGAGCGAGAGGGCGTTGTAGTAGGACTTGAAGTCGTTCGGGGTGGTGTAGTCGATGTTCTGCCCCTGCTGGTTGGTGGTTCCGCCCCAGCCGAAGGCCAGCTTGGCCCGCATGGACTGCTTCCACCGCTGGATGGTGCGCATTTGCTCGACGGGCGGCTGCTCCTGGGTGTCGATGTTGACGACATAGCGGTCGGGCTGGACCTGGGCGCGATGGACGACCATCTGGTCGATGGCCAGGCGGAGCTTCTTGTAGATGCCCTGGGCCTCATCGAAGATCGGCTCGCCGTGCTCGTTGAGCCGGAGCCGGTACATGCGGCGGAAGTGGAGGAAGTCCCACGGGTAGTGGAGCTCCTCGGTGGACTGGCCGTCGGCGATCTCCGTGTGGGGGACGATCTTGTTGGCCTGCATCCAGAGGCTCTCCTTGTCGGGCTTCACCAAGTTGGACATGTTCTGGTTCCACCGGAAGCCGACGCACTGCCGGTTCTTGGCGAGCCAGTAGCGGCGCACGTCCATCGGATGGGCGAAGGCCATGCCCAGGACACCCTCCTTCTGGGCGTAATAGAGCTTCTCGAAGTGGTTGCCGAAGGCGGCGGTGTGCCAGAACTGCGACGGGAGGACGCCCTCCACGTCCAGCTTCTCCACGATGTTCTCGTTGAGGTCGTCCTCGACCTCGTGATCGTTGCTCTCGTACCAGAGCGTGCCAGGAGCCATGGAGTCGGGCTGGGTAGCCTCGTCAACCACCTCGACCAGGGCGGCCGCCAGCAGGTCCCAGGTCGACATGTCCTGCCAAAGGCGGAGCATCTCGTCGTACGAGGTGGGCATCCGCATGCTGGCGTTGTAGTAGCTCCAGACGTCCGGGTTGGCGATCTTGCTGTCGTCGAGGAAAGTCTGGTAGTCCCGCTCCCGGGTGGGCAGGTTGTCCATCCGCGGCGCCAGGGTGCTGGTGGCGACGCCCCCGCCCGTGATGCCCAAAAGGCTCAGCACGTCGCCAGCGATAGAGTGTTCGGCCATATCGTAAGTATTCCTCGGAGGCGCGTTTTTGATCGACGCCCGTGTTTACAAGAACAGTTCTTAGGGGCTATATGCCAAAGTTCGTTAATGAAGGCGAAGGGCTGGAGACCGTCGTCATCTTCAGGCTGACCGCGGCGGACTTCGCCGCCCTAGACAAGCAGGTGCGCGACCTGCGCATCATCAAGGTCCACTCCGCCAACCAACTCGCCCGGAAAATCGTGATCGACTACCTCAGGGAACGGCTCATGTACCTTAGCGAAGCCGACAGGCACATCTGCGGGCCCTAGTCCAGCCGTTCGACCCGACCCTCGGCGGGCTCCACCCTGAAACGAACCTCGATGGCGAACGGCGAAGCGTCCTCACAGTCCTCGGCCATGGCCGGGGCGGCGCAGCAAACCCACTTGGGGCCCATCGACTCCACGACGACCCCCGCGGGGTCACAGACTTCGGGCTGGGCGGCCAGGAAAGCCCTCACCGCCCCGGAAAGGCTGCCCTCGCGCACCTGCCTCGTCATCCAGGCCAGGACGCCGTCAGACGACTCGGCCAGCGGCGCCGGGTGCAGGCCGGTCAGCTCCCTGATCGTCCTCGTGCCCTTCAGCAGCATGCTCGCCCTCCTCCTGCGGCGCCACTTCGAGCTCGGACAGGTCCTCGTCGGTCGGGTGGAACCTAAACCCGGTGCAGGGCGCATCGTGCCGGTAAAACTTGAAGATCTCGACCTTCGCGCAGCCGGAGAGCTTGACCACGCCCTCGATCAGCTCCTTCGGCAGGCGCCAAAAGCTGAACTCGATCGCGTCGTCGACCACGCCGGAGTTGATCATGAAGGTCACCAGGCCGGGTGCCGCGCTAAAGAAGCGGAGCACAAGCAGATCCGCGAAGACCTTCAGCTTGGCCTCGCGGTCGAGGCTGCCCTTCTCGGCCGACGGCTCGTCAGCCCTGTCGTTCTTCACGGGCAAGCCTTGCGCAAGGGCGGTGGTGGCCCCCTCAGAACCGATGTCAGCTGCGTTGAAGTCCGGCACGCCTTAACTACAGGAGGCAGAGAGCGCGGCAGATGAAGTGCCGCAGCCAAGTGTCGCGGACGGACAACGTCGGCCTCACGGGCAGCCAGAACGGCTGCTCGACGATCACACGGGCCAGCAGCCTGCCGTTGACCTCAAGCCGATATACTTCGACATCGCGCATCACCATAAGAACCAGGGGCAGGGTCGCCGCCCGGCCCACGGGGAGCCTTATGACCCCGAAACAATTACCGGCTATGATCATGGTGGAAAAACCCATAGAGGCGCCCCCAGGGACGAAGTAAACAAAAACCGAACAGTTCTCAGGGCGGATGAAGATCCTAGTCTATACCGACGTGCAGGCGACGGAGGGCGCCGAGCGGTGCCGGGCCAGGCCGGAGGTCACGCTCCAACGGTATCGCACGGCCCGCTTCTTCATCGAGCTGGAGCGCCTGGCCCGGGAGCGCCGGGTGGACGCCGTCTGGGACCTCGGCGACACGCTGGACAACCGCAGCGAAATCCCCGTGCCGACCATCCAGGTGGTGGAGGCCGGGCTGGCGTGGCTCATGCGGGGGCGGGGCGGCCCCCTGTGCTACAAGCTGATCGGCAACCATGAGCAGCACCAGAAGGCCGCCGGCGTCCACACGGGTGCCCTCTTCAACCCCTTCTTCCGCGTCGTGCCCGAACGCGAGGTCTTCGACTGGTCGCGGGTTGAGGAGGACGGCCCCTGGATCATCGCGGCGGCCTTCCCCTACGACTTCGAGGACGCCGCGGCCTGGATCAGGGCGGAGGTGGTCCGGGGCCGCGAGGCCAACCGGAACGTCATCGTCATAGGGCACCTGCCCCTGAAGGGCGCCAGGCTGCCAGGAGGGCCGCTAGCGACGGGCCTGGAGGCGGACTGCCTTGAAGGCGCGGACTTTGCCCTGCTCGGCCACGTCCACCGGCACCAGGAGGTGCGACGCAGCTACTGGTACGTGGGCTCGCCATTCCAGCAGGACTTCGGGGAGGCGGGCGAGCCGAAGGGCGTCGCCCTATTCGACACCCGGACGCTGGAGGTGGAGTTCGTCGACCTCGGCGGGTTCCCACAGTATAGGGTGGCCGAAGCGGCGGGGCTGCCGGACGAGCTGGCCCTCGGCGAGGACCGGTGGAAGATCCTCGTGCGCGACCGGGCGCAGGCCCAGGCGATCTACGCCAGGCCGTGGGCGCCGGAGGTCGAGCTGACCTACCTGTACGAGGAGGCCGCAGCCCGCGACCCGGAGGCGAACGTGCTCGTGGGCGAGCCGGAGAGCCTCGTCAAGGAATACCTGGCTACCCACCCGGCGGCGGGTCTCGACGGGGCGCGACTACTGGAGATGGGGATGGGGTTCCTGCGCGGGCAATAAAAAAGCCCTGTGATTCTCGGCCCACAGGGAAAGCCGTGCAAGAGGCGCCGTAAGGCTAGCGCGATCTGCTGACCTGCGCCAAGAAGACCACAGAGCGTCTCCCTGTCAACTCTGTTCACGATATGATTTGCACCCAATCATATCGAACAATCGAAGCCCGGAGGCGGTGATTAATCTGCTAAGGCGTGCCGTTCACGGTGCGCGTCCACATCACCATCAACCCAGCCAATCCCCATGCTCAACCAACTCAGTGGCGTCCCCTTCGGGACAGACGCCACCACCCTGGCAGGCTATGCGATTGCCGTTAACGACCGCCTCGGTAACGTCAACTTCATCGTCGAGAACACCGGAGCGAACAATCTTTGGATCGAGTTCCGCGAGTTCGTCGGCGTCGCCAACACTCCAGTGGCCGCCTCCGGCTACTCGACCATTGGCGCTGCGTTCACCGTCGTCCCCGGCGGCCAGATCACGCAGTCGCTGTCGATCCTCAGCCAGCAGGTTGGGTTCTTCGGCTCAGGCAGCACCACAGCCAACATCTCCTGCGTCTTCCGCAACCCGGCCGACCGGCGCGGCGCGCAGATCGATCTGGCCATCGTGGGCCGCGTGGGCTGGAGCGTCGACCCGGCTTACCCCGTCAAGGCCTTCCGGCCGAACTGGGGCTCGCCGCCCGACAGCCCAACCACCCCGCCGACCAATCAGTGATCGCGGGCGCCAGCAGACTTCAAAGGGCCGCCACGGGGCGGCCCTTTTTCTTGCTCAGGGTCGGCGCCGTTGGACCTCAGGCAGACGAGCGCGACCTGGTAGAGGTGCCGGGCGTGCTCGACCGTATGGGGGAGGATCACCCGCTCCCCCGACTCAAGGCCGTCCAGCTGGCGCTTCAGCTCCTTACGCTCCTCCTCGCACAGGCGAAGTTGCGCCAAGGCCGCGTCAACAAGGTGCGAAGGCACATGGTGACTCTGCACGAGGTACTCCCGCGCCTCGACCAACACCGCCTGGGTGTAGCTGGGGTCGTACATCAGTCGACCTTGGCGTGGATGAACCCCTGGTCAATGTAGACCATAAGGTTCGCGCCGAGCTTGAAGGGGTTCGCCCGGCCGGGGTCGAGCTTCACCTCGTCGCCCGCCTTCACGTCGATCTCCGCCGCCGGACCCGCCTGGGACACGTAGTAGCGGGGGCGGCCGGGGGCCTCGAATACGCTCTGGTCGGGCAGGTAGATCCTCCCCACCTTCTCCGGCATCTCGATCCGGCACAGCACCCACGCGCCGGTGACGTGGAAGGTGTCGGCGTGCACTCGCTCGGAGTCCAGCGTGGCGATGACGTCGCCCTGCGGGATGACGAGAACCTTCACGCCCTCCACCTGGCAGCCGCAGTGGGCGATCATCATCCCGTTAAACTGCATGAAGACGACGTCGCCAGGCTTCAGCCACATGTGGCGGACCTTCGCTTCGCCACGGACGCGCCCGTCGCCGACGGCGACGACCAGCCCGATGCAGTACTGCCTCTGCCTGTTCTCCGGCAGGACGATCCCGGTGTCGTTCTCCTCCTCAAGGTCCATGACCGCCACCCGGTCGCCGAACACCGTGAGTTTGCCGTTGATCTTCTTGAAGTCCTTCCGTTCCGATTCAGTCATGCCGGTAAGAACTCATTCGAATCCCTTGTCGTAGTAGAGGTTCGCCGCCCGCTGGGCCTCGTCCCGCTTGCGATAGGGGGCGTCCCGCATCCCCGCCGGCCCCGCCGCCCAGGCCAGGGCCAGCCGGTACGGCGTCGGGTCGGGAACGACCTTCTCCAGCCACCGCAGGTATTCGAGCGGGTCCAGCGCCCTCTTCCGGGCGGCGGCCGTCATCTGCTGCGGGCCGATCTCGCCCGCGCGACCCACCATCCAGCGGTTCCCGGTCTCCACCGCGCCGATGCAGCGCAGCTCGCGCGCCTCGTCGATCTGGGCGACCGCGGGCAGCGCAAAAAGCAACAAGAGAATGAACAGGAGCCTCATGGCAGGCGGCTGAGCAGCGACTCGTATTCGGAGTACGCCCCCCTCTTGGCGAAGAGGTCGGCGGCCAGGCGGGCGTCGTCGTTGGGGTCTACTTTCCTGCCCTGGGCGTCCGACGGCATCTTGACCACGGTCACCGGCACGCCCCCCTGGAGCCGCCGGCACTCCTCATAGGCGCTCGCCAGGGCGTCCGCGTCGAACATGAGGCACACCTCGGCCAGGCCCTTGACGGAGGACAGCTTGCCGAGCTGCTCGGCGCTGACCTTGTGCTTGAAACAGGCGACGGGGGTGGCGCCGACCCCCCGCGCCGCCAGCTCGCGACGCAGCGACCTCACGTTGAGGATGGCCTCGACCACGATGGCGACGCCGCCCCGCTCGCGCAGCTCGTCGAAATTGTAGAGCCAATGGCGGGAGCCGAGCTTGACCTCGCTCCGGCTGGGGAACTGCTTGGTGGCTCGATCCGGCTCATCCGTGTAGGTGCGGCCCTGGTAATAGACGACCCGGCCCCATTCGAACACCGGGAAGATGGCGTAGGGCTCCCACCGAGGGTCAACGCGGGTGAAGCCGACGCCCGCCTCGATAAAGTCGGCGAGGTCGAGGTTCTTCCGCTCCGCCATGCGCCCGATGAGGCGGGCGTAGGCGCCGTCAGGCTCGTCGGCCAGGAGCGTGAAGCCCGCTGGCAAGCACACCTGAGGCACGTAGGACGGCTGCCTGCCCTCCGGGACGCCAAGGCCGGCGACCATCCCACTCAGCTCGCCCACGGCCAGGCCCGGCTCCTCCTCGATCTCCACCGGGTAGCCAAGCTGGGTGGCCCAGCGCACGAAGTCGCCACCCTTGTTGCAGCGCCAGCAGTTGGTCTTGCCGGTCCTGAGGTTGACGGACCTGTTGCCGGAACGGTCGCCGCAGCCCGGCTCGGGGCAGAGGAAGACCAGCTCGTCACCTTGGCTGCGGTCAGGGATGACGTCGAACAGCATCTCCACCTGCGACCGAAGCTGGGCGGGGTTGTATCGTCTGACCTTGCTTTCCATCGAGTGTCAGAACTCAGATGAGAGCCGCCGTGGACACCTGGACGGGCAACCAGCCGGAGCACCCGAAAGTAGCCGTGATCATCCACACACCCTGCCCACTGTATTGGAGGGCAGAGGGTGAGATGCCGATGGGCCACATCTGGTGAATCTTGATGGCTGACGCGACCTCAAAAGGCGGGTTAGGGGCGATGACGCCCCTGCCGCCGGTCGTCGCTTGGTCCCCGCTGAGGATGGACTGCAGGGAAGCACCCATGAGCAGGTTGACGAGCACGTCGAACTGGTAGGTGGGCTGCAGGGTCGAACCGTCGATGTCGTTGAGGCCTACGGCGAACTCGAAGTCGGGGTTGTCCGCAAAGCCGCCCTGGAAAGAGCCGCGACCCGCGCGGCCGAGGGCGCGCCAGGCGAAAAGCAGGCTCAGCAGCTTCGAGCCGAGGGCGGGGGCGGGCGAGCCTGCGTCGACGAGGAAGGTGAGCTTCACGGTCGAGGGCGCGTGGTCGATTCCCGGCACAAGGTAAGGCAGGGCGTCCCGTGCGATCGTCGGCGAGTCCATGACGAGTTCGGGCAGGTCCACGGACTGGACGTAATAGAGGGCGTAGGCCGAGGAGGGCAGGCTTCTGAGGAGGGGGCCGGAGTTGCGGTACTGCGCAACCTGCTGCAGCTGGTTGCGGATCTCGTTGACGACACCGTGCAAGTCGACCTGCCAGAGGTCGACCCTCTGCGCGTCCATCAAGAGCGCATTGGCCGCCGTCGGAGTGATCTTCCCCCAGGGGTTCGCTACATGGTATCTTGGCATAGTCCTCCTGTCTAATTATGGTGTGGCGCACTTTTTCGCAACCTACGCCGGAACCGTAGAGTCCACCAGCGACCCGGAGAGGGTCGGGAGGCTCAAGGTGCGCGTGCCGCTGATCTACGGGCCGTCCAGCTCCAACGAGGCCATCTCGGTCTCCGACCTCCCGTGGGCCCTCCCCGCCGGCCTCCCGGCCGGGGGCACCGCCCAGTCGGGCGGGATGGTGTGGCTCCCGCAGGTGGGCGACCACGTCTGGGTGCGGTTCCTCGACGGCGAGGCCGAGAAGCCCATCTGGGAATGGGGCGCCCAGGACACCAAGCAGGCGGCCGCCTACCGGTACTTCCGGCTCCAAGACGGCGGCTACGAGGCCAGCGGCGCCGCCCCCACCATGGGGATGCTGACGCGGTACGGGCACGCCATCCAGCTCTCCCCCGGCGCCGTGGTCCTGTCCAGCTCCGGCGGCTACACCTACTACGTCAACGACAGCGACGAGGCGGAAGGGCAGCTCGGCCTGCGCACGGCGCGGGGGTACCTCCACGAGTTCGACGACTCGACCGACACGCTGCTCCTCTACGTTCGGAACTACACGGCCAACGTGTCCTACCTGTTCTTCACGGGCGACGACTACAAGTGGGTGGTGACCGACCAGGCCGAGTTCGACGTGGGCAACACCTTCGCGGTGACCGCCGGGGTCTCCGCATCCTTCGACACGCCGGAGTTCGACGTGAGCGCGGCCCACTTGGAGCTTGGCATGGACGCCGACGATCCCGTAGTACGTCTCAGCGACCTCCAGGCCGCCATCGACACCGTAACCGCCTTCTTCAACGACCACCAGCACACCGGCAACCTGGGGGCGCCGACGTCGCCCCCGCTGGCCCCGATGGAGGTCACCGGAACCGGCAGCCCCACCACGTTCTCAACCTAGGCAGCAAAACACAATGAAAACAGCCATAATCATCATCGGCATCCTGACCGTGGTCTTCTGGGTCCTCGTGGCCGTCGATCTCGTCATGCGGAAGTTCGCCAAGAGCATCCCCGGCGTGGCCCAGATCAAGGCCTTCCTCGTCAAAGTCCTGAGCTACACGCCCGCTCCGAAGTCGGTTCCCCCCGCCGTAGCGTAGTTAAGGCATGCCAGAGGGCTACCTCACCTGCATCGGCGTCCGCGACGCGGGCGGCCGCGAGATCGCGTTGAAGGACGCCGTCCGTTACGGCTGGCTCAGGCCCGCCAGGGCCCCCGCCGGCTGGGGCATCGGCCCCGGCGAGGTGCCGCTCGGCCACAACCTCTTCCTCGACGCCGGGCGGCAGTACCTGGCCTACTCGTTCGGGTACCGGTCGCCCGTCGCCAACTACGCCGTGCAGTACTTCGGCATCGGGACGGGCACGTCCACGCCGACCGCGGCGGACACGGCGCTCGCCAACCCGGTGGCCTTCGACTACGCGAGCACCTACCTCAAGCTGATCGACACGGTGGACTACCCGGCGCCGTTCGTGGCCCGCGCCCTGTTCACGATCGGGGCGGGCCAGGCGAACGGCTACCTTATCACCGAGTTCGGGCTGTATTCCGGCGACAACACGCTGCTCATCCGGCTGACGCGGGTGGGCATCAACAAGACGAGCGACTTCGCACCCCAGCTGGCGCACCGCATCCGCTTCTAGCCATGAACGCCAAGGCCCTTCTCGACCAGCTAGTCGAGATACAGGCGACCCGGAGCATCCCGCGCGAGGCGATGAAGCAGAGGATCGCCCGCGCTTTCCCAAAGCTCTGGATGAAGGACTCGGAGGAGTTCGACCCCGGAACGAGGGGGGCCATCTGGACGACGGCCGAGGACGCCGACGCCACCGCCTCAGACGGCAACCGCCTCTTCGACGCCTACGCCGAGGACTTCAAGGAGACCACCTACGTCCTGGGCGTCCATCGGCAAATGCTCGCCCTCCTCGACGCAGGCGGCTGGTCCGCCGAGTTCTACGACCCAGGCACCGTGCTGCTCTTCCCCGGCTAGGCCGGAAGAACGAACGGCAGGTGCTGCGGGTCGCGGGCGTCGCGCAGCCGGATAATGACGGGCATGGTCGGCGGCGCCTTCGGGGCGCGCCGGAGCTTGAGGCCAACCTGGTGCGGCAGGCGGTCCCCCTTGAGCGTGTTGGTGGCCTTGCGGGTGACGACGACGTTCTCCCAGACGGTCTTGCCGCCGGAGTGGCGGGAGACGACGTGGTCGATGTTCCACTCGCCCGGCTGGAGCCGGCGGTCGTCCGCCGCGTACTGGTCGAGGCCGTGGTCGCGCTCGTAGACGGCCTTCGGCGTGCACTTGACCGTGCGCACCGGGACCTTGTCGTAGTGCTGGCAGATGAGGACCATCGGGACGCGCACGCGCTGGTGCGCGGCCTGGAGCCAGAGGTCGAACGGGCGGATCGGGAGCTTCAGCCAGTCCCCCCAGGCGGTCGGGATCGAGCGAACCGGGCGCAGGTAGTCGAACTCGCCGTCGGCGCCGACGGCGAACTCCAGGTCCATGGCGAACTTCGCCGGGCCCCGGCCCATCAGGCCGCCGTTCATGTCGACGATGGCCTGCCGGACCGTGCGCCAGCCGATGGCCCGCCAGTGACGGTTCAGGGAGAGGACGATTGGCTTGTCGAGATCCGCGAACATAAGATGACTCTGAGCGGTGGTTCCTTCGTAGAAAAGTTGAAAGTGGCGGAGGCGTGCGGTTCCGCCCCGCGCCGGGCTTGACCTCGGTCCCGGGTTAGCAACCCGGTCGGACTTCTGGATGTCCTGCTTACTGCCTCCGAAAGATGGCGGAAGGCGATGGAGTTGCGCCATTGTCCTTGCGGGCACTGCGGTTTTCGAGACCGTTCGAGGAGACTACCCTCAGCGCCTTCCGAAAATGGTATTATTTAGGCTTATCACACTAGATGAGTTACTAATAGATGGCGGAGGGCGGAGATCTCGCGTCCCAGCGGCTCGCGCCGCCCCATGAGCTTCCAACTCAGGCCGACCCTCGGCCGGTTCACCCTCCGAAAAGGAAATCGTTGACAAAACCGCGCCGGGAACAATCGGTGGTCGCGGGGATGTTTACGAAATCATGGTGGCCCGGCAGCTGGCTCGTGCGCGTCTCGGCCCGGAAGAAGGTCGTGCGCAGCTTCCAGTGCCTGACCTTCGACGACGCGAGGCTGGAGGCCTCCAAGGCCGTGAACGCCCGGCGCCTGCGCAGGCACCCGCTGCCGACGGCCGTCACCGTGGCGCTGATCGAGGGGCCGGGCCGGACGAGCCCGGAGATGCCCCTCTTCAGCGGCGGAAAGTGGTCCCCCCGCCCGGATTCGCGCCGGGATCTGCGCCTTAGGACGACGCGGCCCTGTCTAGTTGGACGACGGGGAGATGGTAGGGGCGGTGGGACTCCCACCCACACTATGCCGGGTTCGTAGCCCGGGTGACTAATAATTGCCGACGCCCCCAAGATTGAAAAAGGTAGTTACGGCATGAACAAGAGCCGACGGGTGATCAGCCAGCTGACGGAAGCCGGGCCGGACCAGGGACAGAAGCCCGACGCCCTCGCGGCACTGGTGGCCTTCGCCAAAGAGGTGGTCGAGGCGTTCGAGGAGCACGAGTCCGGCGACCTCAACGACATCCCGGCGGACATCGTCATCGAGCGCGGCCGGGCCGCGCTGAAGCTGGCCGGCGCGGACGTGTCCAGCCTGCAGAAGTACAAGGTCGAGCAGCTCTTCGGCGGCGACTGGGGCGACCCGCAGTGGGAGGAGAACGAACACCCCATGCGCTTCGACACCGAGGAGGAGGCCTGGGTGGAGGTCGACGAGTTCCTCGCCGACGCGGCGGCCGCCGCGGAGGCCGGGCACATGGCGGCGGGGTTCAGCCGGGACGAGTTCCGGGTCGTCCCCGCCTGAGAGTGGACCCCGCGGCGGGATTCGCACCCGCACCACCGGCCTTAGAACGACCGGGCGCTGTCTGTTACACCACGCGGGGAAGGGGTACTTAGGCCATGAAGAGCGCCGTCGAGAGGCTGCTGGAGGACGACCGGCAACCGTGGAGCCACGAGAACACGGTCAACGCCATCGTCGGCTCGTTCGTCGGCTTCGACTTGGACGCCAGCGTCGCCAGGCTGCGCGTCCTCCTGGCCAAGGTGCCCGACCCGCTGCTGCGCCAGGTCTACGACGCGATGCACGCGGGCGAGGAGGACACCCTCGCGAGGGGCCCCTACCGGTTCACCGACAAGTGAGTGGTCGCCCCGCCGGGAATCCCACCCGGGACGCGGCCTTCGGAGGGCCGCATGATATGGCTTCACCACGGGGCGAAATTGGGGCGATCGACGGGGCTTGCACCCGCAACCCGCGGGCTCACAACCCGCTGCTCTGCTGATTGAGCTACGACCGCCGTGGGGCCTCAGTGGGGATTTGCGCCCCCCTGTCCGATTTACAAAATCGGTCCCTCGCTGCCTAGGGGTCTGAGGCGAAGTCGAAGTTGTAGTTAAGGCATGGAAAAGACTCCTGCACCGAAGCCGAAGCTGCGTGGAACCATGGCGCCGGGTTCCGCCCTCCTCAGCCTTGTCGCCGACATCGAGGCGATGCAGACCAATGTCCCCGACGAATATGAGGGGGATGCGGCTGACCGCGGCTGGTTCGGCCCCTTCGAAACAGGGGTGTCCGCGTACGAGCGGGGCCACTTCATCCTGTGGCCCAACCTTGAAATCCTTCTGGTGCAAGCCAAGGCGGCCCTGGAGGCGACCAAACCAAGAGGCTCCGCCGGCCCGGTCGAATCCAAAGCCTCCCGCCTCGTCGACAGGCTACTCGAATGAGCCACCGTTTCATCCTTTTCGGCGGCGGGTCTGGGAACGTCTACGGCGTCAGCGACGCCGCGAGCTTCGAGGAGGCGTGGAAGGAGATCCTGGCGGCGGGCGGGCCGCTGGGCTACTCGGCTGGCGGGGAGCCCGGGGGCGAGGTCGAGCGCGAGTGGCCCGAGTTCGACGACATGTCGGTGATGCTCGGGGGCGCGGAGATCGAGAAAAAGGACGGCTACTGGCTGATCACCGCCCGCGACTCGGACGAGGGCCAGTTCGGACTGCTGGACGCCCAGTCCGCCAACTCGGCGGTGCAAAAGGAGATCGAGGATCTCGGCCTGCAGAAGTACGCCGACGAGTTCGTCGCCGAGAAGGCCGCGCTGGACGCCGAGGCCGAGGACGAGATGCACCGCCAGGCGGTCTACGCGCAGGCGCCGCAGCACGAGTCGGTCAAGGCGGCCGCGAAACGGCTGGTCGACGCGCTGCTCGGCGAGGCCTGAAAGTGGGGCCACCGACCCGAGTCGCACGGGCAACGTCCTGTTTACGGAACAGGTGCTCTGCTGATTGAGCTACGGCGGCGAGATTGGTAGGCGCGGGAGGGGTTTCGCCTCCACCCAAGGGATTATGGGTCCCCTGCTCTGAGATTGAGCTACGCGCCCGAAGTGGTGCGGCCGGCGCGAATCGCACGCGCACGCCCCGGAGGGCAGCGGGGTTTAGGCCCGCCGCGTCTGCTGTTCCGCCACGGCCGCGAAGTTGGTGGGGGCGGAGGGGGTTGCACCCTCATGCCTCGCGGCCGGGGGTTTTGGGTCCCCTGCGTATGCTGTTCCGCCACGCCCCCGAGATTGGCGGCGGCGACGGGAGTTGCACCCGCATTTCACCGGCTGAGAACCGGGGTTCCTAGGCTGTTAGAAGACGCCGCCATGAAATTGGCCGCCCCGACGGGATTCCCACCCGTGTCGCAGGCTTGAAGGGCCCGCATCCTGGGATGCTAGAAGACGGGGCGAAATGGTACGGGTAGAGGGACTCGCACCCCCATGCCTTGCGGCGCCGCCTTCTGAGGGCGGTGTGTCTGCTGATTCCACCATACCCGCGTGAAACTATTCGGCCATCGCCCTGCGGATCGCGGCGAGCGCGGCCGGGTCCCCGGCCTTGGCCCTCTTGGCGAACAGGGCGAACGAGGTCCCCCTGACGGCGTCGGTGACCGGCTTCCGGCCGTGGAGCCTCTGGAGGTCGAGCTCGGCGGCGCGGCGGGCGACTCTCTCGCCGTAGGCGTCGCGCAGCCACCGCACGGCGTCCACCGTGCTGCCCTCCTCCCTGGGCCTGGCCAGGGCGTCGGCTATCCTGACGAGCCTCATGCCCTAAGTAAATGGTGCGGTCAGGGGGAGTCGCACCCCCACGGGTCACCCCACCGGCCCCTCAAGCCGGCGCGTCTGCTGGTTCCGCCATGACCGCGAAAAATCGTTCAGCCCCGGACGTGGTACTCGATGCGCAGCCGGGCCCTGTCCTCCGCCGAAACGCACTCCCAGCACTCCACCTGGCCGGGGAAGAATACCCGCACGGGCAGGTCCTCGGGGTAGTCGCCCTTCATCTCGACGAAGACGGTGTGGCAGCGCTTCTCGGCGTCCCAGAGGTTCAGCTGGGCCGCGCACCCCGAAAGGAGCCGCCCGCCGACTTTGAACCTGATTTTGATGCCGTGCGGCGGCAGGAGCCTGTTGATGCTGATCATGCCCGTAAGAACAAAGTGGGGCCTCCTGTCGGATTTGCGCCGACCGTCCTCCCCTTACCAAGGGGTAGCATCGCTGCCTATGCTTAGGAGGCGTGGTAGCACCGGTCGGATTTGCGCCGACGACCTTCCCCTTATGAGGGGGCTGCGCTGGCTGGCTGCGCCACGGTGCCATGAAGTTGGTGGGGGCCGAGGCAGTTGCAGCCTCACGGATGGTCCGGGTAAGGGCCGGGTGCCCGTCTACTGTGGCTTGACCCCCGAAAGTTTTCCAGCCCGAGCGTAGCCGCGATTCTGTTTTATCCGCACATCACTCTAGGCCGCTACCATGCCCTCTTGACGGGAAGCACTACCCTGGGGCCCTTTTGCGTTGCAGCTACCATGCGGTGTTGGCGGGCCCGCGCCCTCCCGATCGGCTGCTTTGCTGTCGCGAACTTCCTCCGGGGACGAGCCCCGGCGTGCAGTCCTCTTGGCTGGAATCGAAAGTGGCTGGGGCGGCAGGATTCGCGCCTGCGCCATCGGGGTTCAAGGCCCCGCGTGCTGCTGTTACACCACGCCCCAAAAAGCTGTTCTGACGAGGCATGGTCGACTACTCGACGATCCCCGCCTCCTGCCAGATCCCCGGCCTGGCGGGCATCTACCGGAAGTGGCTCGCGCCCGCGGAGACGGGCGCCTTCGTCGAGGTGGGGGCCTACAGCGGCATCGCCTACAGCAACACCTACTGCTTCTGCCTCGCGGGCTGGCGCGGGCTGCAGATCGAGCCGCACCCCGCGACCTTCGCCTCGCTGCTGGAGAACATGCGGCCCTTCCCGAACGTCGCCTGCGAGCAGGTGGCCTGCTCGGACTGCGACGGGGAGGCGAGGCTGTACGACATGGGGGAGTGCTCCACGCTCGTGCTGGACGAGAACGCGCGGGCCTGGGGCTGCCGCGAGGACCGGTTCATCGTGGTCAGGACGACCCGGCTGGACGGGCTGCTGGAGAGGCACGCCATCCCGCCCGGCTTCGAGGTGCTGGTCGTCGACGTCGAGGGGGCGGAGCTGTCGGTGCTGGCCGGGCTCGACCTGCGGCGGTGGCGCCCGAGGATGGCGATCGTGGAGACGCACGAGAAGCACCCGAGCATCCTACACCCCAACGCCTGGGCCATCACCAAGCACTTTGAGGACCGGGGCTACTGCAAGGTCTACGCCGACCACATCAACAGCATCTTCGCCCGCTGAAACTGGTGGAGGTGGCGGGATTCGCACCCGCGGCCTACGCGATGCCATCGCGCCGCTCTGCTGGCTGAGCTACACCCCCGAAAAAGTTGATCCAAGCAGCCGCGCTTAGAGTTCTTGTTTACATTCCCATGAACACGAAACAGACGCTGCAGACACTGTTGAGCTACTACACGGCGACCCGCAAGATCGGCCACACCCGCGCGATGCTTGCCGGGGCGCAGAATACAGATGGTTGTCTTATTCTCACCGGCGTGGATGACATCGCCCTGACTCCCCCCAAAGGCGCCTCGTGCGTCAACGTCGTCTATGACGACAATCTGGTCCAACACTTCGTGGGTGTGCGCAAGCCCATGCTAGTGGACAACTCCGCCATCGAGCACATCCTGCGCACGTCGCTGGCCGAGATCACCCGGCTGGAGACCCACGTCAAGCGGCTGAAGACCGAGAAGGCGCACCTGGCGCAGGGCAGACCCGGCCAGATCCCGGCCGAGGCCCCGGCGGCCCCCGGCGAGCTGCCGGCCTGAAAGTGGCTGCGGCGACTGGCTACGCTCCAGTGACTTCGGTTTCAGAGACCGACGTGTTACTAGCTACACCACACCGCAAAGGAGTCTTCTTCACCGTCCGAGAACAGACCGTGCGTAGATTGGTCGGCCCGGTGGGATTCGCACCCACGGTCTCTTGCTCCCGAAGCAAGCGCGATACTAGGCTACGCCACGGGCCGAACGGAAATGGTGGTCGGCGGGGGACTCGCACCCCCGGTCCCCTGCATGTCGCGCAGGTGCCTTGGCTGCTGGGCTAGCCGACCGGAAAGCTGGTCGGGCCGGCGGGATTCGCACCCGCGGTCTCCTGCACCCCATGCAGGCGCGATGCTAGGCTACGCTACGGCCCGGAAGATGGCTGCTCGGGCAGGACTCGCACCTGCAACCCTGGTGTTAACAGCACCCCGCTCTACTTTGGAGCTACCGAGCAATGGAAAGTGGTGCCGGCGCTTGGAGTCGAACCAAGTCTAGTCTATTAGCAGTAGAAGTAACCCTCGTCATCACTGCGCCTTGCGACGAGAATAGGAGACCCGGGTGTTTTCTGTGCTACCGTTACACTACACCGGCAGAAGCCTCCCGGGAGGAAGTCGAGTAGGGGTTTGGCCGGGTTTGCGGCCCGGTGCCTGACCATTTGGCGTACTGTCCCCTTTCGGGGGCGGTATCGGAATCGAACCGATGAAGTAACCCTAGCCCTCACTGCCCGGAAGATGGTGCTCCGCGAGGGACTCGCACCCCCGTTTTTCCTCTGTGTGGAAGAGGTACCATAGCTGCTAGGAGAGCGGAGCGAAAGTGGTAGTTAGCGCATGAGCGAGACCATCAGGCGCCTGGTCGAGTACGAGGAGGACTGCCTCTACAACAACCCCATCGAGCCCGACCTCAAGAAGGAGGGCTGGGAGCTGATCGGCACGGGCGGCGGCTGCACGGCGGCCATCAAGCGCGTCGGCAGGGCGAGCCTGCTGCTCACCGACCAGGCGGAGGCCCCGCTCAGCCTCGACCAGGAGTGCACGCTCGGCGTCTACGACGAGGACGAGAAGGTCGTGATGACGTTCACCGTCACGGCGCGGCAGGCCCTGGAGCTGGGCCGCACGGCCAGCTGGTAAGATGGCGGGCAGCGTCCTGGTGCGTTTGAACGAAATCTCCGCCCTAAAGTGGCGGCGCCAAGGAGTGCTGCCCTCCCCTCTCAACCGTGACAGGGTTGCGCTTTCGGCTAGGTAAGCTATGGCACCAAGAAAATGGTCAGCGTGGTGGGATGCGCGCCCACGACCGCCGGTCCCCAAAGCCGGAGCTCTGCTAGGCTGAGCTACACGCTGAAATTGTTCCGATGAGTCAGTTTCCTCTCACGGTAGGTTTTTCTCCGGTGGCAGTTGGCGCACCGGACATCACATTTAGCCACTTCCGCGATCACTGACTGTAATGAAAAACTTCGACGTCGGGCATCCCCAAGGTCGAACAATTTCTTAACTCCTGGTCGATGGTCGAACTCCAGCACGATAGGATCAGTCTCCCCACAATCGACACAAGGATGGGTAAAAAGGTACCCCGTCAAGTACACAGCTGTTTGCGCACGTACCTTAGCGTTATGTGCCATCGCTCTAGCAACATAAGCACCTTTATTTCTTCGATAATGCGCACGAGAAGATCGTCTTCGATCCTCTATCCGTTTATAGGGCATAATCTTTAGAACAAAATTGGGAGCAGGGGTGGCGCTCGAATCCACGTTATTGGGCTTATGAGACCCAGCTGGGACCATCTCCAGTCGACCCTGCTACGATAGGTACTATGAAAGTGGTGGGAACGGCTGGCGTTGCACCGGCGACCTCCGCTTTTTCAGAGCGGCGCTCTACCTGGCTGAGCTACGTCCCCTGGAGGCATCTGCCGCTGTTTGGGCGGCATACGCGGGCGGTTTCAAGGCCCGGGTGAAGTAACCCTGACGCTCACTGCGCCTTGCGGCGAGGATCAGGCTTCAAGGTACCTGTATTCACAGATGCCAAAGTGGTGGCGCTGTCAGGATTCGAACCTGAATAGGTCAACTTTTTGGGTTGATGTGTTTTCCGAAGTAACCCGCCCTATCACTGCGCCTCGCGGCGAGAATAGCCGGGTGGGTGTTGTAGTTTTCACCACAGCGCCGAAAATTGGTGGACCGCCCCGGTGATCAGCCAGGCTAGTGCGAGGTTTCCACGCAGCGGTCCGAGAGTGGCACGCCCCCAGGGAGTCGCACCCTGCCGCCAGGTTTTGGAGACCCGGCCCTCGCTCCGAGCTGTGGGACGTATGGTAGCCGCGTAGGGTGTCGCGCCCTCGTCTCCCGCTTATCGAGCGGGTGCTCTGCTGGTTGAGCTACACGGCCAAAGGCATGGGGACGAGCGGGGTTTCACCGCCTTCTAGCTTGCGAGGCCAGTTTTGCCGGCCAGCGAAGGGAACGGGATTCGCGGTCCCTATTGTTACCTTTTGCCAGCGTTCTGTTCGCCCCCGAAAGGGAAAGTGGTCCCGGCGGGAGGACTCGCACCTCCGCAGCCCCGAAGGGCGACTGGGTTACGGCCAGTTGCAGTTGCTACTGTGCCACACCGGGAAAAGAGTGCCCGTGATTACGGCTCACGGGCAAAGCCAAATGTTCCGCGTGGAACATGCTAAAGCTCGACCGCCTCGATGCGGTGGACGAGCGCGGCGCGGTCCTGCTCAAGGATCTTGAACAGGTCGAACACCTTGTCGGACCAGCCGGCGATGCAGTAGACCTTGTCCTCAGGGAACTGGATGGAACCCTGATGGTTGAGGTCCCAGCTGTAGACCGCCGGACGGACGCCCGCCTTGCGGACGTAGGCCTCGAACGACTGCATGCCCGTCCGCCCGCTGACCCAGTTCTGCTGGTCAGAGAGGATGACGATACGGGAGTACTTGCGGCCATCCGCCGTCCCGGCGATGAGCCGGAGCGCGCAGTCGAGGTCGGTGCCACCCCCGGTGAAGGGGATGTGCTTGGCGACCGTGAAGACCGAGTCGGTCAGGTTCAGGTTCACGTACTGGGCGTGGGTGTCAAAGACCACCACGTCAGCGTTCCAAGCCTTCGCGAGGATCGCGGTGAACAGACCACCGATTTGCGCCGGGGAACCCTGCATGGAACCGGAAACGTCGAGGATGACACACGAGCTGCCCTCGAACACGGGCACGTTCGCGACAGACAGGTCGATCACCTTGGCCAGGGCCGAGGAGATCTGCCGGAACTGCGCGGACGGCAGGCCCGCCGACTCGACCGCCGCCAGAGCGTTCTGCACCTGGAACGGGAAGATCAGAGCCTTGCGGACGGCCGCCGGGTCGCCGAGCTGGGCGAGGGCCTCCGGGAGGACCTCGGGGGCCTGCTGGGCGAGGTTGCGCAGGTTGCGCAGGAGGGCCAGGTACTTGAGCTTGCGCTCGCGCACCAGGGACACCCACGCGTCCTTCTTGGCCTCGACCACGGACTCCTCGTCCTCGGCCTGGCCCGCCTTGGTGAGCTTGGCCTCCCAAGTCTCGGCGGGGGCGAGGGTGCCCTTCATGAGCTGGCTGAGGGCCGGGGTGGCCTTCGGGCGGACGAGGTTGACCACGTCCACCAGGTTGAAGGCCGCGCCCTCCTTGCGGTACTTCGCGAGGGCGTAGGCGTCCTGACGGGACAGCGCCGCGCCGAGGCCCTTCTTCAGGGAGTTCGGGATCGGCTTGCCGTACTTGGTCAGGTAGTAGGCCAGGATCTCGACGGCGTCATCGGCCCGGTAGACCACGCGGTCGAAGAACCGCTTGGTCCACGGCTGGCCCTTCACGGCCTTGGCGATCTCGGCCGCCACGGCGTGGGTGATGGAGCGCATGCCGAACTCCCGGCGGGCGTACAGCGCGGCCTTGGCCGCGAAGGCCGGGTCGACCTGGCCCACGAGCTCGGTGACGCGCAGGAGCACGTCGCTGGAGCTGCGGTAGAACTGGTCCTGGACGAAGCTGGTCAGCATGGTGCTGACGAGCTCCAAAGCGGCGGTCGGCTTGAAGGCCGGGCCCCCCGCGAGGTTGACGGTGTTGCCCGCAGAAACAGACTTGCGGGCCACCTTCGGGTTGGTGGCGAAACGGGACATGGCGTCCTCCTAGTTTTGGGTTTTAGACTGCCCGATCCGGCGTCGTGCCGGGCCGGGAGGAGAGATGGGGAGGAAATCGGCCACGGGTTTGTTTTCCTATAACCAGGGAGAAGTAGCCGCGACCTCACTGCCCCAAGATGTTCGAAAGTGATGCGCCGGGAGGAAATCGCAGGCGGTGTTTTCTGGTGGGCCTTTCGGCCCGTCCATTTTGTGGTTGGAGTAGAAGTAACCGCATTGCTCACTGCCCAGCACACGAAGGTGGCCACAGCAGGAGAAAACCGCCGACGGGTTTGTTCATGATGTTAGAAGTAACCGTAAGCTCACTGCCTGCTGCGATGAAAGTGGTACCCCGTGAGGGACGTGCGCCCTCCCTGCCTGGTTGGAAGCCAGGAGTGCTCGGCTGTTGACACCAACGGGGCGAGAAAGTTTTGGAAGATGGCTGCCGTGCCCGTGAGCACTCCCCATGGCGGTAACGTACCCGGGTGTCCCCGCCAAGCGTGCCACCGTTCGGGCCGGCGCAAGTCTCGATCAGCGGCGCGCGGGGGCTGTAGACCCCCGCAGACCTCGGTGAGGCGCGCCGTCACGCCGGCCTTATCCAAATTGGTGGACCGGATGGGGATCGCACCCACCGCACGCTCCTTGCGAAAGAGCATCGCCTCTGAGGTACATGCCGGCCCGGAAGATAGTTTTGGGGCTTTTACCCCTTCCCGTCGAACTCTCGGGTGCCACTGGGGCCCCGTGGAGGGAAGCGGCCAGCGCGACGACGCCGCTATTGGGTCCCGTCGCTGGCTAAAGTGGAGAGGCGTGCTGGAGTCGCACCAGCGCATAGGAGTTTTGCGGACTCCGGCCTTGCTGCTTGGCTAACGCCTCAACGGAAGAGCTGCCTGAGGGCCTGGGCGGCGAGGCGGGCCCGGGTGGGCTCGTCGATGTCGCCGGTGACCACGTCGCCGCCGTCGGTCGTGACCGCGTCGATGTCGGCGTACCAGCCGGGCTCGTTGCCGAGCGAGCCGGGCGCGCCCTCGTTGTAGGCGCACGTGGCGTCCACGACGACGGGCACGTCGTCCTCGCCCCGCAGCGTCACGAAGGCGTCGAACCGGACGGTCTTGGATTCGCCTAGGAGCTGCTCAAGGACGGCGCGGGCTTTCACGGCCTAACTACAGGTTGGTGGCTCCCGCGGGATTTCCGCCCGCAACCTACCGCTTAAAAGGCGGCAGCTCTTGATGTTGAGCTAGGGAGCCGAAAAGTGGTGCGCCGAGCGGGTGCTGGCCCCGCGGCCTCCGCCTTGGCAAGGCGGCGTTCTGCTGTTGAACTACCGGCGCGTGCCGCGCGGCTGGCATCGCCATTGAACCCCGTTTGTGGGGCACCGCGCGTCACCCGCCCGCTTGGGAGCGGGCGGGATTTTATATTCTACGAAAGAACCACCTCTTCGACCAGTCTGAGTGGAGTCCACCGGGTCTGTGTCACCCAGTGGCTATTGCCGTTGATTGGTCTGGCTCAAGTTTAAGGCCAGGGGGCCCGCGCCCCAGGTCGCCCGGAAGCGACTCCGGGCTATGAAATTGAAATTGTTTATGCACAAAACGAGAAACCCGCCTTCCTTGCGGGAGGCGGGTTCCAGGTGAAAGAGTAGGTGTACGGATACACTACGCCGAGCCTGAGCCCACCTCCGTTATGGGTGTATTTTGGTCACATGCGGCCAAAAATAGCCCATAGCCGCCTTCACGCGGCGTCCGAGCACTTCTGACTGAATGTAACGAGGTCATTGAATGAAATCCTTCGACTGAGAAAGCAGCAGGGAATAGAAGTTCCCCGGAAAAAGTAAAGCAAAATCGCAAAAAAGTTTTTTGTTTACGCCAACGGGGAGATTGCCCCCTCAAATCTCCAGGGCGCCGTGCATCCTCGGCCCGCCCTTGACCGCGGCGAGGTGCACCTTCGCGTAGACGATGTTGTGCATCTGGCACCACGGGTTCGGGGCGTAGTTGAGCGCCCTCACCAGCTGGAACTTCCCGGCGGCGCCGAGGTGGCGGACGTACTTCTGTTGCTCCTCGCGGGTCCAGTAGAAGAAGCTGTTCGTGTTCCACCAGCTGACGTGGTCGGGCGCCTGGAAGGCCCCGCGCCCGTCGGTGGACGGCACCTCGACGAGGAGGAGGCCGCCGTGGACGAGCACGCGCCAGGCCTCGTTCATCACGTGGACGGGGTCGCGCAGGTGCTCGAACACGTCGTGGGCCCGCAGCGCCCCGACGGTGCTGTCGTCCCAGGGCCACCGCTTGTCGAGGTCGGCCAGGACCATCGCGCCCTGCTTGTCGACGCTCGTCCAGCCGGCCGGGCAGTTGAAGGCCCCGCCGAGGTCGAACGCCCCGAGCTTGTCGGCCACGCAGCGGGCCAGGGCCATGCCCTCGATGTAGCGGTCGTGCAGCTGGACGGTGAGATCCTGGATCTTCTGCTGGTTCTTGAGCCAGGTGTTGCCGCCGTGGACGAGGTAGCGGTAGAGGCAGCCCTCGGCCTTCGCGAACCGGCCGAGCGAGTACAGCCGGCACATGAGATCCTGGTCGTCGCAGACCTCCTGCTCCATGTCGTGGCCTCCCGCCCGCCAGTAGGCCTTGCGGTCCCAGGCGCGCACGTGGTCGGGCGCGTACCAGATCCGCGACACGTTCTGGGGCAGCACCGGCGGCGTCACGGGGATCTTGTGCTTCTCGTCGCCCCCGGCGCCGTGAAAGACAGCCTCGGCGTACTCCCAGCCCCAACCCTCGCCGAAGACGTTGGGGGTGCCATCGGCGTTGACCCTCACGTCGGAGGAGTAGACGAACACGGGGCGCTCGCCCGGCCCCTCCTCGAAGGCCCTCACCACCCGATCGAGGCAGTCGACGGAAAGCTGGTCGTCATGGTCCAGCTCGACGACGTAGTCGCCCCGCGCCAGCTCGCAGCAGCGACGCTTGAGGGCGCCGACCCGCGGCGGGTGTTGGTACTCGGCGCGGAAGACCACCCGGCCGGCGAACGAGTCGCGCTCGGTGTTCCACCGGTCCACGTCGGCCTGGGCGGCGGCCTGCTCCCCCTGGGGGCCGTTGTAGAGGATGACCCACTCCCACCCCCCGAAGGTCTGCGAACGCACGCCCGGCCAGGCCTGCTTGATCCACTTCCAGTCGTTCGACGGCGTGATGATTGACACCTTTGGCATGTTACCGCTAGAGAACTCCGTCAGGCCGGTAGTTAGGGCGTCCGCGAAAAAGGCCGGGAACCGGCCCCAAAATCTCTTCTACAATACCGTGAACATCTTCGTCGACGACACCCAGCCCGTGACCGACGTCCAGGCGGTCCTCTTCTCCACCATCCAGCAGGGCGGCGTCAACGCGCTGGTGACCCTGCAGAACCCCGGGGCCAACCCCATCGTCTACGACTTCCAGGAGTTCGACGGGACGAGCTGGGACGACATGGGGGTCCAGTGGGCGACCGGCGAGGCCTACACCCCCGGCCAGCAGGTCGTCCACGCATCCGGCTCCCCCGCGGTGAGCAACGCCTATGTCTGCCTGATCGCCCACACCAGCGGCAACTTCGACGCCGACCTCCTGGCCGGCGACTGGCTGCTCCTCGGGGCGGCACCGCCCTACCAGGGCACCCTCGCGGCCGGCCAGACCGTGTCCTTCCCCCTCCAGACGAGCAACCCGGCCTACACGCAGGCGCAGCTGCTCGGCTACGCCACCGGGGGCAGCGTCCTCGTCTTCTCCCTCTCCCGCTTCTTCAGCCGCACCTCCGGGGGCGCCGTCCCGCTCCTGACCTGACCCATGAACACCATCGTCGACGACCTCCAAGTGGTGACCGACACGCAGTCGGTCCTCTTCTCCCTCGCCCAGCAGGGCATCGTCAACGTGCTGACGACGCTGCAGAACGTCGGCGCCAACCCCATCACCTACGTGTTCCAGGAGTTCGACGGCGCGAACTGGTACGACATCGGCTCGGTGGGCTCGCCGACCAACAACTCGCTCCAGGCCGGCCAGTCGGTCTCCCTCATCCTCCAGTCGAGCTACTCGCAGGTGCGCCTGCAGGGCTTCGCCAACGGCGGCAGCACGCTCTCCTTCACGCTCACGCGGCTCCTCAATCGCATCTCCGGCGGCGCCGTCCCGCTGCTCACCATCTGATGCCCACCGTCAGCCTCTGCATGATCGTCCGCGACGAGCAGCGGGCGCTCCCGTTCTGCCTGAACTCGGCCGCCAAGCTGGCGGACGAGCTGATCGTGGTCGACACCGGCTCGACCGACCGGACGCGCCAGGTCGCCGAGAAGCACGGGGCCAAGATCTTCGACTTCCCGTGGGTGGACGACTTCTCCGCCGCCCGCAACCACGCCTTCGACCAGGCGACCCAGGAGTGGCTCCTCTGGCTGGACGCCGACGACCTCATCCTCCCCGCCGACCGCGAGCGGTTCCTGGCGCTCAAGGCGAAGCTGGACCCCGCCCGCCCGATGGTGCTCCTGCCCTACGACGTCGGCTTCGAGCAGTCCCGCCTCACCTCCAGTTACTGGCGCGAGCGGCTGTTCCTGCGGTCAAGCAACCCGCGCTGGCTGGAGCCGGTGCACGAATACGTGCCCCTCGCCAAGGATCTGGCGTTCGGGGACGCTAGGGTCACGCACATGCCCCGGACGTTCAAGGCGCCGGGGCGGCACGCCGCCGTCTACGAGCGGCTGCTGGCCCGCGGCTCGGCTCTGAGCCCGCGGGGCCTCTTCTACTACGGGCGCGAACTGCGCGACTCGGGCCGCCTCGCCGAGGCGATCGCGCAGTTCAACGCTTTCCTGCCCAGGGCCGACGGCTGGCCCGAGGGCCAGGCCCAGGCGTGCATCGACATGGGCGAGTGCCACTGGAGCCTGAACGACTTCCCCGCCGCCCGCAAGGCGGTCGTGCGCAGCTTCGACTACGCTCCTCCGCGCGCCGAGGCATGCTGCACGCTGGCGTGGTGGCACCTCCAGAGGAACGACCTCCACCAGGCGGTGGCGTGGTACGAGATGGCCGCCGGCCTCAAGCAGCCGGTGCCGGACTTCGGGTTCAGCACGCCGGCCGCGTGGGGCATCGGGCCGCACCTCCAGCTCTGCCTCTGCTACAGCCGCCTCGGCAACGCCGAGAGGGCGCGCTGGCACAACGAGCGCGCCGCCGAGTTCGAACCGGGAAACTCCACCGTCCTCCACAACCGCGCCGTGCTGTCTTGATAGTTAGGAGGTGACACCTCCTAGCGTACCCGGCCCGCAGGGCGTGCAAGGCCGCCCAGGATCGCAGGGCGCCCCGGGGGCGCCCGGGCGCGACGTGCCCGGCCCGCAGGGGATGCGCGGGGCACCGGGAGCGCAAGGGCCTCGCGGCCCGAGCCAGGTCAAAATCGTGCAAGGCGCCCGCGGCGCGCCCGGATCGCAGGGCCCGAGGGGATTGAGCCAGGTCAAGGTCGGCCCGCAGGGCGCCCGCGGCGCACCCGGATCGCAGGGCCCGAAGGGCGCCAACGTGGTCACGCCCGGACCGCCGGGTCCGCGCGGGGCGCCGGGCCCTCAAGGCCCGAAAGGCGCCGGCGTGCAAGGCACTCAGGGCTACCAGGGCGTGCAGGGCGGCCCAGGCTCGCGCGGCTATCAGGGCTACCAGGGCACGCAAGGCTACCAGGGAGGCACCGGAACGCAGGGCGACCGGGGCGCCCAAGGCGACACGGGCACGCAAGGCGCACAGGGCGTCACCGGCCCGCAGGGCGCGTACGGCGGCCCGCAGGGCGCCACGGGGCCGCAGGGGCCGCAGGGGTACCAGGGCGTGGTCGGGGCCACCGGCCCGCAGGGCGGAACCGGCGTCCAAGGGGGCACGGGCGTCCAAGGCACGCAAGGCTACCAGGGCCTCCAAGGGACGCAGGGATACCCGGGGCCGCAGGGCAGCACGGGTGCACAAGGCTATCAAGGCGTGCAGGGCACGACCGGGCCGCAAGGGTACCAGGGCGTGGTCGGAGCCACGGGTGCCCAGGGAAGCACCGGGCCGCAGGGCGTGCAGGGTGGCACCGGAACACAGGGTTACCAGGGCGTCGTCGGCTTGACGGGAAGCCAGGGCGTCCAAGGCGGCACCGGCGTGCAAGGCGCGACCGGGCCGCAGGGGTACCAGGGACTCCAAGGCAGCACTGGCCCGCAAGGGTACCAGGGGGTGCAGGGCGGAACCGGTGTGCAAGGCACGCAAGGCTTCACCGGCGCACAAGGCTTTCAAGGTGGGACGGGCGTGCAGGGAACTCAAGGCAACCAGGGCGTGCCGGGAACCGGAGCGCAAGGCTACCAGGGCCTGCAAGGCGGAACGGGCGTCCAAGGGGGCACGGGCCCGCAGGGCTACCAAGGCCTACAGGGCAGCACAGGCCCGCAGGGCTACCAGGGACTCCAAGGGGGCACCGGCGTGCAGGGCGAAACGGGCGTACAGGGCGTGGTCGGAGCGACCGGAAGCCAGGGCGTGCAGGGCGGAACGGGCACACAAGGATTCCAAGGCCTCCAAGGCAGCACGGGCACACAAGGCTATCAGGGACTCCAGGGCGGCACCGGCGTGCAGGGCGCGACCGGGCCGCAGGGCGTGCAGGGGTTGCAGGGCGTGGTCGGCGCGACCGGAAGCCAGGGCGTGCAGGGCGGCACCGGCGTGCAGGGCGCGACCGGGCCGCAGGGCGTGCAGGGCGTGCAGGGCGGGACCGGCGTGCAGGGCTACCAGGGCGGGACCGGCGTGCAGGGGGCGCAGGGAGCGACCGGGCCGCAGGGCGTGCAAGGCACCCCGGCCAACCCCGGCTCGGCGGCCTACGGCTCGCTCAACAACGCGAGCGGCGCCATCACGCTAGCCAGCCCGAGCCAATTTTACCAGATCATGTCCTGGACGCCCGGCCTGATGAACGGCTGGGTGCTCGGCGGCGACTCGGCGTCGCTCGTCTGCCAGACGGCCGGGACGCACCTGCTGACGGCGGAGCTGACCTACACCATCGCGCCGTCCCAGTACTCGCTCGTACTCGCGGTGTTCCTCAACGGGGCGGCCACCAACATCCAGGCCGAGTTCCAGAACGACCCGACGGAAATCAACCAGATTTCGCTCAGCGCCCTGATTGCGGCGCAGGCGGGGGACAGGCTCGACCTCCGGGTCGAGACGCTCAACCCGCTCGCCCCCGTCGTCACCTTCACGCACGGCAACCTCAACGTGGCGGCCGTGGCCGGGGCGCAGGGCGTCACCGGGCCACAGGGGGCCTTCGGCGGCCCGCAGGGCGCAACAGGGCCACAGGGCTACCAGGGACTACAGGGTTCCACCGGGGCACAGGGGTTCCAGGGCGTCATCGGCAGCACCGGGGCGCAGGGCCTCCAGGGAGGCATGGGAACCCAGGGGTACCAGGGCGTCGCCGGCACCGGGGCGCAGGGGTTCCAAGGCCTGCAGGGCGGCACGGGCGTCCAAGGTGCGCAGGGCTACCAGGGAGGCACGGGCACCCAGGGGTACCAAGGGCTGCAAGGCGGCACGGGCGCCCAGGGGCCCACGGGGGCGCAGGGGTACCAGGGTTACCAGGGAGTGACTGGAGCGCAAGGCCAGTCCGGCTTCCTCGGGGGCACCGGGGCGCAGGGCGCCACCGGCCCCCAAGGCTACCAAGGCTACCAAGGGCTGCAGGGCAGCACGGGGGTGCAAGGGCTGCAGGGCAGCACCGGAAGCCAGGGCGTCGCTGGCACCGGGGCGCAGGGGTTCCAAGGACCACAGGGTGGAACGGGCGCTCAGGGGTATCAAGGGCTGAGCGGAGACACGGGTGCACAGGGTTTCCAGGGCGGCACCGGGGCGCAAGGCCTGCAGGGGAGCACCGGGGCGCAGGGCAGCACCGGGGCGCAGGGCCTCCAGGGGCTGCAAGGCTCCACCGGGGCGCAGGGCCTCCAGGGGCTGCAAGGCTCCACCGGGGCGCAGGGCCTCCAGGGGCTGCAAGGCTCCACAGGAACACAGGGGTACCAGGGCGCCGTCGGATCGACGGGGGCGCAAGGACTGCAAGGCGACACGGGCACCCAGGGATACCAGGGCGTCCCAGGCACCGGCCCGCAGGGCTATCAGGGGCTGCAAGGAAGCACCGGCACGCAGGGGTATCAGGGCTTGCAGGGGAGCACCGGAACCCAGGGGAACCAGGGCTACCAAGGAATCGTCGGAGCGACCGGAAGCCAAGGGCTACAGGGCCCAACCGGAACGCAGGGCGTCGTCGGATCGACGGGGGTGCAGGGGAGCACGGGCACCCAGGGATACCAGGGCTTTCAAGGGTCGACAGGGCCACAGGGCTACCAGGGCGTCGTCGGATCGACGGGGAGCCAGGGGGTCCAGGGCGGCACCGGGGCCCAAGGTTATCAAGGCCTCCAGGGCAGCACCGGCCCGCAGGGCTATCAGGGTCTGCAGGGCAGCACCGGGGCGCAGGGGTCGCAGGGGCTGCAGGGCAGCACCGGGGCGCAGGCTTCCATCACCGGCACCGCAAATCAGGTTCTCGCCAATGGCACGAGCGGCAGCGCCCAAACGGGTGCCGTTACACTCACGCTCCCACAGTCGATCAGCACTTCAAGCTCGCCCACATTTGCGGGA